TGACAGATATCTCCGGGTCGTTCAGGCACGTACGGCATGTTCGTGCATACGTGCCGACCCTCAACCTTGGTTCGACCGAACCGAAGTTGCGCAACCTCGTTTCGACCGAAACAAAGTCGCACTCCGCCCCGGCCGCGCGCCGCTCGCTCTGCTGTCAGAGGGGTGTTCTACCGTGGACAGCCCACGGCCAGACGCGTACCGCCGTTCGCCGCTGCGCCGGGCGCCCACGCCGCCCGGCGCACAGTCGGCCAAGGTCCTCCGGGGCCCGCGAATGCAGCAGACCGTCCCGGCCCGATTCGCCGGCGGGGAGCGTGGGAGTACCGCCAGGCTGGAGTCGACCGTGCCGAAGAAGCAGTCCACCGCCGCGCAGCGCGCCCGCGAAGCCGTACGCCAGGGCGGCAAGTACACCCAGGCCCTGCGCACCGCCGAAGCCCCGGCCCCCGACGTCACCGAGCCTGACGACGGGTTCGGCGGCCACGAGTTCGAGTACGAGAGCAGCACCGACCTTTTCCGCTGCACCGAGTGCCGGGTCTATGAGGTGGCGGCGCGGAACACCGGCGGGCCGATTAAGCCGTGCACCGGCCTGGTCGGCTACGGAGGCGACACCGAGCGGGTCTACCTGCTGCTGACCGAGAACCCGGACCTCCCGTACCGCCACGCGGCCTTCCTGGCCACGAAGGTCCGCAGTACCGGCATCGGCCGGGCGCCGCGGTTCTCGTGGAGGGACGGGAAGCTACTGGTCGAGTCGGCTCCCAGTGTCGTCGCCGAGCTGGCCCGCCGGATCGAGCTGATCACCTCCACCATCGAGGATCGGCAGGTCCCGGTCGTCGCCTCGGTCGACCACCTCACCGCGGAAGCCGGGCGGGCCGTCCTCTCGGAGAACTACGCGGCCTACGTCGCCGAGTTCGGCGAACCCGCATAGGGGTGCTGCTCGCCGGACAGGGGTCAGGAAACGGTTCGCTCGAACCGTTTCCGACGCTACCTGCCTTACTTGCCTGACAGCGAGTCATGCCGTCTGACCTGCATGAAGTGCCTGCGGACCCTAGATAACCCCAGCCTTCGGGTCCTTCTTCGGCCCTCTCGGCGCTCCACACCCCGGGAAGATGCAGGTCTCTTGCCCTGCGCTCTCCCTGGCCGGGGCATCGGCGGTGGGCTCGCTCATGGACTTCGCTCCTGGTCCGTCATGGACGTACGAGGGCCCCGTTTTATCACGGTCTCATCCCCTCAAGAACTCATCCCATCCCATCTCATCCCATCTCGTTTAGGGTGATGAGTTGGGATGGGATGAGATGCATTGGTCCAGGGAACGCCCGAGGGGGCCGACGGAAGATGTCCGTCGGCCCCCTCGGTTCTTGGGGTGACCCCTGGGTCAGGCGGTCGGGTACGAGCCGGTGACCGTGATGATCTCCGCCTCCGCAGCCCCCTCGGCGTCACCGTAGAGGTGATCGACGTTCAGCAGCGCGGCGCCGTTCGAGCCGCTCGTCACGCGCAGACGGTCGATCTTCGAGCCGTCCGAACCGGCGGCGATCATCGCCTCACCGGTCCACACGCCGTTGTCGGCGTCGCGACCGTCGTACTCGAGGTTGAAGGTGTAGCGGACGCCCGGTACGGCCGGAACCGGCAGCGTCATTCCGAACCCGGCGCTGGACGCCGCCTGGGTCTCCTTCTTCGCCACGAGCGTCCCGCTGAACGTGCAGATGCCGTTCGCCGACACGTACTTGCCGGTGCCGGTCGTGCCGTCGACGCCGGCCACGTTGGTGAGCTTCGGGGTCCAAGAGGTTGCAGTCATGCGCACTTCCTTCGTGCTCGGGGTCGCTCCCCCGGGTGGGGCAGCCAGCGAAGAGTGCGCGATGCGGAACGTTAGTGTCGCGACCTCACGAATAAGCCTTCTGACCTGCGGATTCATCTCCCTCCGGCTCCCAGCGGTAGACCTGGGTGTCGGTCTCCTTGTCCTGGGTCAGGACGTACGCCCCGGTGCCCGCTGGGGAGCGCATGTCGATGCGGTCGATGAAGTCGTCTGGCGCTGTGCCGCCGTCGAACGGCCCGCCCACGTACTGAAGTTGCTGCAGTTCAGTCATGCCGGAAATCTAGCGGTATGCATGGGTATACGGCTACGCTGGCCCCGCATCACAGTGTGGAGACACGCCGCACAGACCGCCGACCCGCTACCCACGCAGCGACGGCACCACGGTCGAAGGCTCGCCGGACACTGCTACCGGCACCCGGGTACACCCCGGCGAGGGCCCGTGACGGTCGCCCTTGCCCTGATACCCAGGCGGGCAGCGTGGGGCCTGCCTCGGAGACTCACATGTCACGGCACGTCAGCAACGACCTCAAGCGCCGCGCTCGCGAACTGGCCGCGCGGGAGGAAATCCCGTACAGCGCTGCCCTCGCGCGGCTCCGCACCCTCCGCGACACGCCCGCCCGGCCGACGGACACCGCGGCAGGCAACCCCACCCGGTTCCTGCTCCCCGAGTACCTGTACGTCCCCCTCGCCGCCCCCGACCTGGGCGACGCCCGCCCCTGCGACGACTGCCAGGGATCGGGCCTCGACGCCGAGGGGCGCGCCTTCGCCCAGCCGTCCGACGGTGGCCGGCCCCCGCTCCTGGTCGAAGTCGTGTGCTCCAAGTGCGAAGGCTGCGGCCGTGCTGAGCACGCGGAAAACGGTTGCGGACATCCGCACACCGACCCCGACATGGATGACGGCCTGTACGACGAGGACGAGGACGAGGAATCGCCCTGCTACTCGTGCGCCGGGCGGGAGTTTAACTACGTGCAGGCCGTGGTCTCCGACGACCAGGGGGAGCCTGTCGAAGCCATCTACCTGCGGCTACCGTGCGGCTGCACCGCAGACCGGATGCGCGTCATCCTCGGCGACCTGATTGAGGTGGCCGGCTGATGGCCCAGATCCGCGTGATGAGCGACGACGAGGGAGAGGTCACCGCCCTCTTGGAGACGCTGATGCCTCTACTCCGGGCGCACCCCGCGTTCGTGGCGAGCGGCACCCGCGTACTGGGCAAGCGCGGCCCCGGCGAACGCGTCGTGTTCGAGCTCCTCCTCGCCGACCAGCAAGACCCCCAGGTGACCGTAGAGCGTACCGACCGGCCCGCCCCGGGCCGAAGGGGGCTCCCCCGCCCGTAGAACGCCGCAGGGGCCCCGTACGGTGCGTACGGGGCCCCTGCGCGAGTTGGTCAGCTCCCAGGCGGGATGACCTGGTGCGCCCAGGCCGGGAACGTCGTGGGCGCTGAGGGGTCGATGCCGATGCTCATCACGTCGGCGAAGTCCCTCCCCACCGTCACCGGCACGTCCCTGGAGTACGAACGGATCTCCCCGGCCAGCATCAGGCCCAGCCACGGGGGAAGGTCCGGGCCGAGAACCCCCTCCGTCAGCTCCGCGTACTTCGTATCGACATCGTGCGGTACGGGATCCCGCAGGATCACCACCTTTGCCCGGCCGTCGTACTGCTCAGTCGACGTCGTCGCCCAGAGGTCGCTCACGGGAACCTCGCCCAGGACCATCGACGCGTGGCTGTACGGCATCATCTGGTTCTCGATGCGGTGCAACGAGGTGACGGCCGGGATGCTGCCGAGCTCCTCCTTGAACTCGGCTCCGAGCACGAAGAACGGGGTGTCGTGCGGCATCCCCATCACTGCGCCAGGCATCACGAACGTCGTGTAGTGAATCGGCATGGGCGGAGCCTAGAGCAGCCCACCGACAGTGCGGTGCGAGCTGCGGAAACTGCTACGCGACGGGGTTCTCGTCCAGCCAGTCCGACAGGTCGTGGGCGGAGCCGAGGACGTCGTCCCGGTTCGTCATGCTCGCGCCGCCGGCCGGGACGCCCTTGTCCTCCCCCACCGCGATGCCGTCCTCCATGGTGTCGATCAGCGCGTACGCCTTCGACCAGAACTCCGGGCCGGTCTTCTTGTCGGCGTTCGCCGCCTTCCGCAGGTCGCGTGCAGGCTTCATGAGCGCCTGCATCTGCTCCCAGCACGTCCCCGGCGCCTGCTCGAGGCAGCCGCCGTCCGCGTCGAACTTCTCGACCGCGGCCTGGAACGTGGTGGTCGCCTTGCCCACGCTCAGGACCCTCGGCGTCGGCTTCGCGGCCGGCTTCTCGGAGTCCCCGTCGCTCGAGCTGCAGCCGCTCGCGGCCGCCACGGTCACGGCCAGGACCAACGCGCCGACCGTCTCCCCCCAGATGTGTCTCCCCATGACGCGGGATCATCGCACGCCGCGCCGACACGGACACGACAAGGGCCCCGGCCGGCGGCCAGGGCCCTTGGGTCGGCAGGGTCACACACGCGTCGAGGAGCGGCCGCCCCACCGGTTGTTGTTCGTGATGTTCACCGTCTTCCCGGCCCGGCTCGAGGGCGACATCTTCCAGGCCAGGAGCAGCAGCGCAATCGCGGCCGCCGCACTGCCCACGCCCGTCATCGCGCTGACGAGCTGACTCGCCCCGGCGAGGAACCAGCCCTTCCCGTACGCACCGGTTCCCATGATCATGTTGATGGGGGTCGGCTCGTTCACCGGCAGGCCGATACGCGTACCGAACTGCTGCCGCGTGTCGGTGCCCTTGCCGCCGAACGCCTGCTCGCTCGGCGACTGGGTCGCCGCGACGATGCGGATGCCCATCGCGCGGGACACCTGCATGAGCGTCATCAGCTCGGAGACGACGTCGGGCGCCTGGCGGAGGAGCTCGGCGAGCTCGTCGATGATCAGGACGATGTACTTGCCGTGCTCGCGGGTCCACTTCTTGACCCGCTCCCCGTTGGGGCCGCGCAGCGTCGCCAGGTACTTGCCGCGCCGCGTCATCTCGGATCGGAGCCAGACCAGGACCTGGCGGGCGGTGTCGGCATCGTCGGCCAGGGCCACCATGTTCGGCTGCCACGGGCCCAGCTCGAGCGCGCCGGGCTTCATGTCGATGCCCGCGATGTCGACGTCGTCGCAGGCCACCAGGTTCGCGGCGAGGACGTTGACAGCCCCCGACTTGCCCTTGTTCGTGCCACCCGCGATGAGGACGTGCCCGTCGACCAGGTCGACCAGGATCTCCGTGCCGTCGGGGTAGATGCCGATCGGGATGGGTTGTTCGATCGAGCTGACGCGCACGCCCGGCCACGGGATCCCGTCTCCGGCGAGCGGGTCGGCGGTCTGCAGGCGCACCATCAGCTGGTTGGCTTGGGGGCCCTCGGAGAGGCGCAGCCGGCCGGGGAGGTCGAGGTTCGCCTGGAGCTGCTGCCGCTTGGCGATGACGACCTGCGCGGACGTGTTCTTGCCCGGCGGGAGCGTCACCATCGCGTACCACCCGGTGTCGGTGAACACGATTCGGGAGACGTCGGCCGCGGGCACGCCCAGGGCCACCAGGGCGCGGCGGAGCGCCGTCTCCTCCTCGGTGTCGCCGGTAACGCCGGCCTGGCCGATGTTGACGCCCATTCCGTCCGGCAGGGGCGCAGTCTTAATCGCAGGCGGTCCTTGGTACGCAACAGGGCCCGCCACCTCTTTCGGTGGCGGGCCCGTGCGGCGTTCTCCGGGGCGTCGTGTGGTAGCCGTCATGGCTTCGGCGGGCGGCCCGGGGCGCCGGGGCGAGATTCGAGGTTGGCCAGCACCGTTGACAGGTGCCAGACCGGCTCGCGCCCCACATGATCGTCTGCGGCGGGGGCCTGCCCCCGTGCGACGTAAGCGGCCCAGGTCTTCGCCTCGACCCCGGTAATGGCGGCGGCGCCGGCGGTGGACACGTTGTCGATCCGCCGTTTCACTGCGGCGACGGTCTGCTCGGTCCAGCGGGCGATACCGGTAGGACTCATACCGTGCTGGTAGAGGTGGGCGAGGTAGCGCCAGAGTGCGATGGCGTACTGGCGTCGCAGGTCCTTGAGCTCCGCCTCTTTGGCCTCGACTTCGGCGACCAGCGCCAGGTCCTTCGGCGTGTGGTGGCCCTCCTTGACCCGCCGATAGAAGTGGGCCCTGAGGTCGTCGTTCTTCGCGATCAGATGCTGGGGGTCGCCGAAGCGCTCGATCTCGGCTCGTCCTGGCTCCAGGTACCGCTGTCCGTGGGTGGCGATCAAGTCGCGCTGCAAGGCTGCGGCTGCCTTCTGCACTTGCGGATCGTCCAGATCGGTGGCGCCTTCGATCCGTGTGCGGTTGACGTGTTCACCGTCCAGATAGGACCGGAGCTCAACACCACGGCGGAACGTGGCGGGGTTGCCCGGCCCGGCCCATGTGTCCTGGAGCCATACCACGGCGGTGCCTTGCTCGTAGCCGAAACCCTCCATGCGGACCTCGATGTCGGCAGGGGCGAGAAAGTCTGAGAGCTGAGGAACAATCACGAAGGCATAATTACAGTCGTGGACTGTAATTACAAGCGTTCGGCATCGGGTTGCCTCTGCGCACCTGCTTCGGCGGAGGGAACGACACTTCGAGCTTCACGAGGTCCTCGTGCCGATCCGACCGGCCGATCGCGTCGACCTGGCAGTGCAGCGTCATCGGGGGTTGAGGAACATCCACGCCAGATCGTGCGCTACGGCCCGATCTACAGCGGCGGAGCGACGGTCCCGGCCGCGAACTTCCTGGCCTGGCTGAGGGCGTAGGAGCGGAAGGCGGCACCGGCCTCATTCGTATGCTCAACCGTGCGGAATCGCTGCTCGTCGAATAGCTCCTGGCCCTGCCAGGGCTCGACGCAGCACATCAGGTCGTTCCATTCGTTCCGCAACTGGACGACGGTGTCGTGGTCATGGTGTCCGGCGGCGGTGAGCTGTAGCCGGGTGCGGATTCGCTCACCAAGGGAGTGGGCGACTGTGTACAGGCTGAAGGCGAGGTTCGCGGCATGGCTGCCCGCCTTCTCTGCCCGAGCGTGTTGGGACACGCAGGCGAGAGCGGCATTGACATCGTCTTGAGTGATGTCGAGAACGTACCGGAGCGCGGCCATGGCTCCTCCTCGGTTGGCGACAGTGACACCAGACTGGGGGCTGTCGAGAGCGCGATGGGGGCGACACCCCGAAGAAGGGCCTTGCCGCAGATAACGGGGTCGCTTCGCGCACTCTCAGCCAGGCGTAGCCACAGCCGGTGTTACCGGTGCCGCAGATATCGGCGCATTATCTGCGGCACCGGTGATCACGGAGCGTACAGCCGCACGATCTGACGCCGATGTTCCTCGACCCCCTCATCGTGCGCCAACCCTCAAGAGGCAACGTGGACGGCAACTCGCCCCCGAGCAGCTCGAACAGCTCCTCGGGGGCGAGCTCGTGGTTCCCTGGGCGCGTCACCGCGGCTCCTCAACGGCTTCCGCCACCAGGAGCTCCGGCGTCGACGGGCGCGGATCAGTGGCGGCCTCGAACACGAACTCGATGTAGCCGACGCGCGTCCAGTCGTCGGCCGAGGTGGTCGGGGTGCCAGCGGGAGCCAGGAACACGGCCGCGCGGCCAGTGGCAGTAGTCACTCGGTCTCCCCGTTGTAGATACGGATCATCCGTACAGCCTTCTGCCTGCACGGATCGCACGTCTTGACCCGGCGGTCGCCGGTGCCGCATATCGCCGCGGCGAGAGCGTCGGCGGCGCCGGTGGAGGCGATGCGGAGCAAGACCTGGCCCTTCCGGCGGCAGGAGTCGCATGCCCGGGTCTTCCCGGGCCGGTTGTTCTCGCCGCACGCGACCAGGGCCAGGCGCTGCTCGAGCTCGGACAGGGAGGGGGCTTCGGCAACGGTGGTCATCGATTGCAGTCCTTCGGGGCGCGCGACTTGTGGTGGGCGATGGTCTGGAGATCCGTCCCTACTTGCTCGTACGCGGTCATCTCCTGGCATGCGGTGCAGCGGTAGGCGATGAACCGGCGGAAGGGGACGGTCGTGGACGCCGGGTGCCCCTGGCGGCCGCCGGCCATCTCGCCGGGGCCCGCGTCACCGCACCACTCGCACGACGGGTCATGGTGAGTGATAACGGGGGCCGCGGTCCACCTGGACCAGGTGATCGGACGGCCCGCGTGCGCAGCGGGCAGAGGCGCCTCGGCGTACGTCACCGGGGCCGGCACGGCGCGCAGGTGCCGCCCGCGCGGGTCCGGCGCGGCCGCGGGAACCGGCAGCTCCTCGGCGACGCCGGCGGGGACGATCCGGGGCCTCGGCGGCTCCGGCTCACCGCGAAGGGCGCGCAGGCAGGCCGGGCAGATAGACGACTCGGTGACCGGGCCGTCCCACGGCCGTACGCCCGGCGCCTGTTCGGCGTCAGGGGCGCACTCCAGAGGCACGGTGAAGACCGGCACGGCGGGGGCCGCCACGCCCTCCCCCGCAATGTGCAGCACGGGGCGGCCCGCGGCGCGCACGACCATGCGGCCGGACCACTCCGGTGCGGCCGGGGCCTCGACTGCGAGGGCGGTCACTTCGGCTCACCTTCCTCGACCAGGTGGAGAGCGCCGGCGACGTCGGCCCACATGCTCGCCATCGCCGCGGCGGTCCCGCGCTCCCGCTCGCTGTCCTCGGCCTTCTGGTACCAGGCGGCGGACTCGCTATGAGGGCCGCGCCGCTCAGCGACCGCGGCACCTTCCGCCCGTCGGATGCTGGCCATGCTGAACGCGATCTCGGCACGCTCGGCCCACTCGACGGCTTCCTGCGCGGCCTCGGCCGCCGTGCGGCTCATCGGGCGTGTCCCACGAGAAGCGGGACCAGGCCCTCGGGCTTCGGGTTCTGCAGGTACAGGTCCCGGCGGGCACCGTGGATGCTGCGCCGGGCGAGGCAGAGCACGCCGGCCGGGACGTGGCATGTCGGGCACGGCACCGAGTAGGCGCCGTGCCGGAAACGGGCCGCGGTCTCGTGCGCAGCCTCGTATGCGGAGTCCGCGGCCGGGGAGGAGATGAAGGGGGAGAGCAGGGCTATCACGCGCGGCCGCCCTTCTTCGCCGGGGGCGTGTAGGGCTGCCAGGTGATCGTGCCCTCCTCGACGCGCCCTGAGGCCCGGGTCTTGCCGGTGTCGTCGTTGCGGAGGAGGTTCTCCCAGAAGGTGACCCGGCCCTGGGCGGCGGCCGCCTTCCCGTACGGGCCCTCGTACTCCGTGTGGGCCGTGCCGCCCTTCTCCGGGATCTCGGTCCATGTGATGACCGCCCGATAGACGGCGCCGTGGTCGGCCTTGATGTTCCGTGCCATCACGCACCGCCCTGGGCGGACGGGGGGACGGTGATATCCGGGCGTGCGTCCTCGCGGACCGCCTTGTCGAGCTGGTACAGCCACAACCCCTCGTCGTTCGGGATGGGCGACCGCCGATACTGCGCCTGGCCACGGCCGGGGGCCGCTGTGTCTCCCCACGCAATCGGGAGCGTGATGCTTTCCGCGGGGCCACGGCCGTTCCGGACACCGGGGAAGCGCAGTACAGCGCCTCGGTACGGGCCAGCCGTGAACCCCACGTAGAACAGGGAATTTGCCTCCACCCCGCTTGCCAACCCTTCCCCCAGTTCCTTGGCCCACTGGATGACCTCGGGGGCGGTCGGTGTCGGATCGAAGCCGAGAACGGCGCGCAGCGCGGCAACGGCGGCGAGCAGCTCGGTGTAGGCAGCGATGGGGAACTTGTCGTCCCACCGGTCGCGCAGGAGGGAACAGGCGGCCTTGTCGGCGACCTCGGCAAGTTCGATATCCAGGTCGCCGCGGGAGAGGTAGGTGCCGCCGCGCTTGTAGGCGCCGCAGGCCAGGTTGAGCAGGTGCTCGCGGCTCACGGCCGGCGGGATGGGCGTGCCGTCCGGGTCGTAGACCTGGAGGGACAGATTCGGCGTGGTGCTCACGGAGGGGCATCTCCTAGCGAGGTACGGGAGGGCGGGCCAGCCCTCAGTTCCAGTACGTCTAACCGGCGATTCCTGTTACGGTTTCTGCGTTTCCGCTGGTCAGCGGCCCGTAAGTTCAACGATCACGAGGGACATGCGGGCGTGTCCGGACTCCACGGGCTCCCCCATGACGGGGTACGGGCCGAGCAGATGCTCGGCGTCGTCGTCCGGCAGCAGATGCCGGGCCTTCGGCTGCTCCGGGTTGGGAGTCACCAGGCCGTCGACGTACGCCTTCACGGTCGGGCTCCAGTTCAGGGGATCCCTGGACCGCTTGATGCTCCGCGGGTGCAGCACGAAGAAGATCGCCGCGCGCTCCAGACGGGGGACGCGCATGGGCGCGATGAGGCTGGTGGCGTCCGCGCGGAGCCCCTTCCGAATCCGGTGCTCCACCCTCCAGTTCGGATGCCGATCGTTGCTGGTCAGCATCTTCTCGGCGTACGGCATGAGCAGCACCCAGTGCCGCCCGGGGGCGGGCAGCATGGCGAGCAGCGGCTCGACGTCGGGCACCGGCGGCGTGGCCGGCAGACCCGGGTACGCGGGCACGGCCTTCTTCCGCGCGGCCTTCTTCTTCGGCGCCGCGGCAGGGGCGGGCGCCTGGCCGCGGCGGCGTGCCATCAGGGCGGTGTACTCCGCCGCGGTCATCCTGGCAACCATGGGATCAGCCCTCCAGGGCGGCGGTACCGGCGTCGGTCAGCCGCCAACGGTGCCCCCGGCTCCCCAGTAGCGTCGCGCGGTACTCGTCGGTCTCGACCGTTGCCCACCCCTTCGTCTCCACGCGCATCACCGCGGCGTCGACCTTCCGCCCGAGCCGGCCCCCGGCCGTGCCGTGGCTGCGCTGGCTGGTGTCGCGGATGGTGGGCTGGCCGCGGCCGGGGCGCATGGTGAACACCGCGCCTGACCGGATCAGCCGCAGCGTGGCGGCCTCTCCGGGCGTGGGCGGGGCCGGGGCCTCCAGGGTGCGCACCAGGCCCGCGTACTCGATGCAGCGCTGGCAGGTGGGCGGCAGGTCCACGAGCGGGCCGCCCAGGACCAGCGGGTTCGTACGGCCCGGCGTCTCACACAGCGCGCGGCCGGGCGAGTGCAGCCGGGACCGTCCGGACCGCAGGTAGACGGGTGCCGTGACGTGCCGCAGCGACCCCCTGACCCCGGAGTGCCGGGCGTTCTCCTGCACGCTGAACGTGACCGGCGCCGACGCAGTGACCAGGGCCCAACGCCGCTTCTCCGCCTCCAACTTGGCCGCGGCCTGCGCCTCCCGCTCCCGGCGGCGCGCCTCCTCGGCGGCACGCGCCTGAACGATGCTCTCTGGGAGCTCCGGCTCGAGGCCGCGCTCGTCGGCGACCAGGAGCGTGAACCCGTCCAGGGAGGGCGCGTGACGCAGGCCGGGGAAGGGGCGGCCCAGGACGGCCGTGCACCAGTCGCCGCCGCGGCGCTGGATCACGTCCTCCATGCGGGCGATGCTTCGGCCGCCGATCGGCCCGGCATCCCTCCCCCGGGCCTCCGTCCGGACGTCCTCGTATTCCGGGTACGCGGGTTCGGGGTCGGGATGCGGGAGCAGGGCAGTCACGACGATGCGACGGGACATCGAGGGGTTCCTCTCTTCGGGTTACGGCGGTGCTCTCCGCCGCGCGGCGCCGCGACGGACGCCGGGGGACTACGTACGGTGAGGTCAGGACTTGCGCGCAGGTTCGGCCCGGACGATGGCGAGGGACTGGATCAACAGGTCGGCGTCGGTCCGCGGGTCCTCGCGCCAGTGCAGCGCGTAGGCGCCGGAGACCACCGGGCCCTCCACGTTGTGCAGCGTGGGGTGCCTGTCGATGGCGCGCTGTTCCCACCCGTCGGCCGGGAGGGTGGCGCCGCCAACTCCGTTGTCAGGGCAGGTGATTACGACCACGCGCTCCGCGATCTCCGCGGTGAATCCTCCGGCGTACGCGAACCGTGCCGGGCGTGGCGCCGGGTCCTGGCGAGCGGACCGCGGCTTGTGCGGACGGTAAGGCCCGCGGGAACCTCCGCGCGGCACGGGGTGCTGCCGGATCCACTCGCGGCCGCGGTCGGTGAGCTTCACGGGGGCCATGTCGTCGCCACCGTCCGTGACGTACCCGTTGGTGGTCAGCGGGTAGAACGAGCGCTGATTGACGACGTACTCGGTTCCGGAGAGTCGGTAGCGGAGCCGGGGCTCCACCTTGAACTGGGCGCCGGTGTCGCCGGCCTCCGCGATGGTGCGCAGGAGGGTTTCGACAGCGGGCGTGAACTCGGGCATGCGGATCTACTCCTCGGCAGGGCTGAGCGGAGAATCGTTCTGAGCGAAGAATCGAACGCGTCGAACAGCCGGGTTGTTACGCCTTCACCGGCAGGATGGCGTCGATCGATGTGTCCCAGGCGCGGCCGAACCACCGTGCTGCGTTGCCGAGCCGGCCGGGGAACGCCTGCGCCAGCAGAACGCCGGCGGCGAGCGTGAGCGTGAGCGCCATGTGCGCGAGGAACCAGCCCACGACCGCGAAGACAACTCCGGCCAGTACGCCGAGAGTTGCGACGGTGGGCGAGACGATGGCCGGATGCGCGACGGCCAGGAGGCCGAGGGCGTACGCGGCGAGCTTCAACTTGCCGAGCCAGTGCGGCATCGGGGTGCTCCCTCTTCGTGGTTTCAGGCGGTGCTCTCCGCCTTCGAGGAAGACTCTACGGGGTTACCCGTAAGTAGCCGACAACAATTCGGATTGTTGTCGGTAGTATTCCGTGCGCCAGACTGCCAGTCAGCCACCGCGCGGAAGACTTCAGTGCCCAGGTCAGGGCGCCGACGACTGAAATCTCTGATGAGGGCCGACATCAGAACACCACCCCGGCATCGAGGAGCGCGCCCATGAGCCACGAGGACACTACCGACGACGAGCTCGCCAAGTTGTTCGGGCCGAACTGGCACGAGGACGCTACCGACGACGAGCACGCCAAGTGGTTCGGGCCGAACTGGAAGGCCGCGAAGACCGTCCTCCAGCAGGCGATCGACCTCACGCAGGAGCAGGCAGAGAAAATCGCCGACTGCGCCCCGGGGCCGAACTTTGACCTTGACCTGGAGGTAGCCCACGAGGCGGTTTCCCAGGCTGGGCTTGTCGATTGGAGTACCACTTGGGACGCGTGCGATGAGGCCGCCGACCACGTGTGGTCGAGGGGCGGCGCGTTCTGGGACGCTCACGACGCGTTCTGCGGCGCTCTCACGGCGGCCATCGCAGGAGACTGCGTACCCGAGACGACACATCGGGACTTGATGCGCCCGTGGCTCACCGTCTTCACCGCCTTCGCGTACGACACTGAGGAGATCGCGTGACAGCTGAGGAAGTGGAGCGACTGCTCCAGCAGGGGCTGCGGGGGGCAGCCGTGACCGAGCCGCTCCCGCCGGGCGCGATCAGCGCAGGCAAGATCCCCTCCGACGCCATCCAGACCGGCGACGTCCTCGAGGACATCCGCAACCGGGAGCCGTACGCCGTCGAGGCCGTCATCCTTCACGCGCTCTCAGAGTTCAGCATGGGCATGGCCCCCATGGGCAAGGAGCGAGCCCGCGAGTGGCTGAGCCTCTACCTGCAACAAGTCGCCGAAGGCCGCTCCCCCGTAGACCCCGGAGTGCACACATGAACCACGACGAAGACTTCGACGACCCCGCGGCCGCCGAGTACCAGAACCAGCGCCGCCAGGCTGCTGACCTGGACTACATCCGCCGCTACTACGCCCTCGAGCAGCGCCACGGCATCCGTGTCGCGATCGACGGGCGCGTATGCAGCCACGGCCAGGAGGGGACGATCGTCGACACCTCCGGCCAGTACCTGATGGTCCAGTTCGACGGCGAGGAGCTGCCGGCGCGACGCCATGCCACCTCGAACATGGAGTACGCCACGGCGGCCGGCTGGGTCGCCGCAACACCGGTCGCCGACCCGTGCGCCCGCGTACCGCAGGAGGCGTGACGATGGATCCGAACACGATGTACTCCGTCGACCTGTCCGGCCCGGCGTCCGACCTGGACCTGGGCATGCAAGCGTGGATAGACGACCGCGACAGCATGCCCCGCATCGTCTTCGCCGCCGAGCAGCGGCTCGAGACGTTCGGGACGGACGGCAGCGCCGGGCCGGACCCGTTCCTGCACGGCCTCCGTACGGACGGCTGGGCGGAGTTCAACGACTTTCCGGGGTGGGCGAACCGCGCCCCCGGGTGGTCCGCCGTCCTCGATGTCGCCACCGACGAACTGATCATGTGGAATCCCGACGGTGTGCCCTTCTACCAGGGCACCCTCAACAGCTCGAGGACCTGGCGCCGCAGCGCCAAGAAGAACAGCATGTTCATCGCGCTCGCCGGGGACATCACCGACCCGCACGGAATCGCGGACGCCGTGGACGCCGGCCGCATGTACGCGCTGGTCTGCCCCATCACCGTGGCCATGCCGGGGAGGGGCCAGTGACCGCCGTCGACGAGCAGACCGGACTCGCCTTCTACGAGTTCATCGACGCGCGCCTCGACGAGGAGCTGCGCACCAAGTACCCGACGACGGACAGCACGCCGGCCATGGAGGAGTACCGACAGAAGTACTGCGCCGCGAAGAAGGAGCACGACGACCTGGTCGACGCGCTGCACCGCGGCGACCAGGAGCAGGCGGCAGACCTGCTCTGGGGGCTCCGGAACCAGGCCTCCCCGTGGAAGGCACATGCCGACTACCCCGAACCGATCTCCGACGGCACCATGCCGTGCCCCGTCTCAGCCCCGGAGACCGGGCACCCCTGCGTGAAGCGGATCCCCAACGGGTGGGCCGCGGCCGAGGGGCACGGCGGCGGGCACTTCTGGCAGGCCCCGAAGGCAACCGAACTCCAGAACGCCGGCGCGCACGTCGACTACCGCACCCTGCTGTCCGGCCAGCCGGCGGCGTACCACCTGCCGGAGGACTGCACACCCGACTGCTGGAAGTGGGGGGACTGATGAAGCTCCGAAAGCGACGTGCGAGCGACCTGGGGCCGAGACTGTGGCCGGGCGCCGAGATCGAGACGGACCCTGACGTCGTCGAGCGGTACGAGGAGGCGCCGGACCTTCCTGGCCCCATCCAGGCCGTCGGCCCGGCGGGCGGGCCAGTGGCCGAGGCATGGTGCCCGCAGTGCCAGGAGGCCATCAACGAGATGTTTCAGGACAACATCATCGCCGTCTCCCCCATCACCGTTGAGACCCCGCGAATCATGTGGCCGGGGCACCAGACCATCGCCAGTCTCATCACGCTGACCCCGTGCGGGCACGCCTTCCGGGCCGTCGACGGCCAGACCATCGCCGAAGTCCGGGAGCCGGCCGCGTGAGCATCCACAACGACGACGAGGTTGTCGACGCCGAGCTCGTCGAGGACGGGGAACTGCTGCCCGCCATCAGCAGCCGCAATCGCAAGCTCAACCCGGAGACCGCTCAAGCTCTCAAGGAGGCGGCAGAGGAGGGCTCTGCTCCCCGACGTACGGCAATGAACGGGTTCGAGAAATGGTGCGCAGAGCAGAATCTTCCCGCAATCCCCTGTGACACGTTCACGTACACCGAGTACGGCCACCACCTGATCAAAAAGGGCCTGAAGGTATCAACGATCAAGAACTACATGTCGTTGATCAGGACGTCGATGCCGCCTGGGCAGCAGCCCGACAGCAGTCTCTACCTGCTACTTCTGCGCCAGTACCGGAAGAAGAACAAACGGGCCCTACGCCGGAAGGAAGCCTTCCCGATCACGTTGCCGTACCTGGTCCCGATGATGGAGAAGGCCGAAGCAGATGGCCGCCCGATCGGTTGGCGTGACGCCGCTATGCTCGCCTTCGGCTACCGATTCCTCGGCCGGTCGATCGAGGACGTCACCCTGGACATCGAGGACCTGACGATCACCGACACGAAGGTCTTCGTGTGGCTGGCGGAGGACAAGACCCACAAGAACGAGGAGCAGACGCTAGTCCTTCATGACCGCCCGGACCTTCAGCTCGTCTTCCGGCTGCGCCGCTGGCTCGACTACCTCGCAGAGCAAGGAATCACGTGCGGGCCGTTGTTTCGGGAGGTTCTGCGGAGCGGCAAGGTGGCATCGCAGGAGACCAGAGCGATGAAGACGCGTAAACGGGAGCCGGAGCACGTTGACTACCTGCGGCCGCAGACGGTCAACGAGCGGGTGAAAAAGTGGTTCAGCGCGGCCGGCCTTGTGACCGACGGCCGCCCTGTCTCCTCCCACAGCCTCCGCGCCGGCGGCGCCACCGACCTCGGCGAGAACGAGGCGACCGACGAAGAACTCGAGACAGCCGGCCGCTGGGCAAAGGGTTCCCGCATCCCCCGTGAGCGGTACGTACGCCCGGCCAAGGACGCGGCGCGTGACATCTTCAACAAGGTCCCCGTGCACACCCCGCCGGTCGACTAAGCCGCGGCCGCTGAACACCACCGCCTTCCGGCGCTGTCACACCTCGGAGGCGTACACCTTCGGCGTCCGGCACTTGCCGCCCTTTCGCCGCCGGTGCGAGATAGCGACGTGCCCGACATGCTGACGGTTGGAGCCGCTATACCTGTCGCCGCATGTTTTGCAGTGCCAGCGGTAGACCTTCGAGCGGGGGAGGGCGTCGGGCTCGCGGTTGGAGATGATCGCCTCGAGCAGCAGCTTCAACAGGTTCATCGCCGTTTTCCTCGTCTGGGTGGCCCGCGTGTGCAGGATCTGCGAACGGACTCGCAGACATGGGTGACAGCCGAACAAATTTCGCATGCCAGACCTACACTGGGCTCCGTCTCGCGCCGTTCATGCCGGTGCCGGGTGGTAAGGACGATGGCGGTCCCCCCCAACGTGTCTGAGGGGGACCGCCATGCCTATGCGTTGCGCTCCTGATCAGGCGCGCGGGTCGAGAACACCCTCACGGACGCGGGTCACGAACGTGGACCACGACGTCTTCGGGAAGTGGAGCGCGGGGCCCGTCTTGTCCTTCGAGTCACGCACGCCGACGGCGGCGACGTTGGCAACTGCCTCCAGGTCGGCGGCCTCAACGCAGTTGCCTTCCGCGCCGCTGCTGTAGGACGACTTGAACCAGGCCTTTTCCGGCGCCAGGTCGGTGGACTTGCGAATACGGTTCACTTTGTCAACTTTCGTTTCAGGTCCCGGTGGACCTCGTCAATAAAGGTTGGCGTCTCGTTGGGTGCGAGCGCCGCGGCCCGCAGGCCTTCGAACCTGCGGGTGTACTTGCCGACGTCGGGCCTCTTGTCGGTGATGCTGGCCTGCCCGCCGGGCTGGTCAGCCTGGACGATCTTGCCCAGCGGTTCGCCCATGTCCAGCAGTGCGAAGTTCTGGCTGGCGCGGTATCCGGTGGACGCCGCCGGCAGTATCTGCACGGTCACGGTGTCCAGGGCGGCGAGACGCTTGATCTCCTCGAACTGCTCAGCCATCACCTCGGGGCTGCCGATCGTGCTGCGAAGAACCTCCTCGCCCATGATGACCCACAATTCCCGCGGGTCTTCCTTGGTGATGAGCGATTTGCGCGCCATGCGGACTTGGACGTTCGCGTCCATGAACTCAGTGGTCGTCTCGTCGATGGACTTCGCGGACAGCAGCAGCTCGCGTGCGTACCGCTCCGTCTGCAGGAGGCCAAAGACGAGAGACGGCTGCCACGCCGCGATCGACAGGGCGTCAGCCTCCATGCCCACGTACTCGCGCATGCCCTTCGGCAGGTGCGCGGAGTACGGCACCCACCAGCCCTCTCGCAGGGAGTCCCGGTGGATGACGAGGAGGCTCTCCACGACCTCGGAATCCTCGACCTCGTAGTGGGCAAGGAGCTTTTTCAGGTCGCCCGGGTTCGGCAGGCTGGTCCTGCCCTTCTCTACGCGCCACAGCTTCTCGGGGGAGAAACCCAAGGCCACGGCGACATCTTCGCGCCGCTTCCCAAGGTCCTCCCTCATCCTCGTGAGCACCTTGCCCAGGTGCACCCGCCTGCTCGTCGGCCCCTTCGGTGCGGCCACTCGTCATCCCCTCTGTCGTGCCGAGGCACGCGCCGATCGAGTTGGGTCAGCTCATACCCGAGCCCGGTCCGTGCTTCCCGGAGTCCGGTTCGAGCCTCCCCAAGTGCCCCTTGACCCTGCTCGAGTTGGAAGTGTGCCACCCCAAGTTCGCCTTGCACAGCCAAGAGTCCAGTGCACTGCATATGCCATTCGTCGTGAAAATTGCATGCGGCGTTGCATATCAACTGTGCCATGCAACACAGTAGTTGAGCCACGGCGCAGCGTGACTAACAGCGGTCGGCGTTCCGACTTCGCTATGCCTCCAGCCGTGTGTGTCCCCTCACCAGGCCGTCCGGAGGTTTCGGCATGACATCCCGTGCGTTCGCGCAGCAGGAAGGCTTCCGGACGGCCCTCGAACTCTCCATCGAGCGGCACCCCGACCCTGATGCCGGCGGGCTCTCCGCCTCGGACGCCGCCTGGCCGAAGCGCCTCCGGCGTATCGTCCGGGCGAGCCTGACCTACTACGGCCGGCCCGACCTGGTCGACACGGCGGAGCTCATGCTGACGGAACTCGCGACGAACGCCCTCCGCCACGGCAAGGGCTGCGAGATCGGCGTCCGGATCTTTTTCCGGGATGACCGACTGGTGATCGAAGTCGACGACGGCTCCCCCGCCCGCCCCCAACTCCGCCACGCGCAGCCCGACGACGAAGGCGGCCGCGGCCTCTTCCTCGTCGAGTCCCTGGCCGCCGAGTGGGGCGTCAGCCCGGACGGCACCACCACCTGGTGCCGCCTTCCCTTGCTTGAAGGACCCTCCATGATGCCGCTCCCCCCCACGGTCTTACGCGAGGCGCAATCGGCCCTCCCGGCCGAGAACCGCGTACGCACCACCCTGCGCCCGGGCCTGGTGGCACCATGACCATCCTCACCCTTCCGCCGGCAGTCGCCGAGATGCCGACGGCCGCCGAGATCACCGGGCGCCTGGACGCGGCTGCCGGACCGGATCGCCAGCCAGCCGCTGACATGGCGGATCTCGCCGCCCGCCTACGAGCCCTGCTCAGCGTCCAGGCGCAGCGGCAGACGCGCTTGCAGTTGGGCGGCGGACTGTTCGACGTCGTCATCACCGGCGCCAACGGGGCCGCCGAAGCGCTGGAGCGGATGGACGTGCAGCAGGGTGGGTGCGGGCCGGTCATCCAGGACCCCGCCGGATGGTTGTACTGGCTGGTCCCTCCGGGCACGAGCCATCGTTGGGCGTGGCACTCGTACGCGGTGTGCCTCGGCGCTCCGCACACCCTCACCGTGCCCCCGCTGAACCGCAGCGCCCCGCCGGGCCCGTTCTGGCTGCGCCCGCCGCGCAGTGACCGGCTGGTCCCTGCCGATCCGCTGCGCCAGGCGCTGATACAGGCCCGGCCCGAGCCGGCCCCCCACCGCGACCTCGCGGCCCGAATCGGCTCGACCCACTGACTCCGTGCTCGCCGACCCCACCCGTCTCCCCGGATGTCGGCGAGCACGGGCTGACCCCCTGGTGCCGGGCTGCCGCCTCGGCCCCGGTACCAGGGGCCCGTACTGGAGAATTCCGTGCTGGAAGCTGTACCACCCGATGAGATCGCGGACGGTTGGCCGGACTACGGCCAACCGCGGATGCGGCAGACCGACGAGGCACGCCTCGCGAACCTTCGCCGGAGCTACCTCACAAGTGCCCTGGCCGCCATCCCGGCGAGCCGGACCGTCAGCGTCGCCACGTACGTCCTGGCCGAGCCGGGGGTCGACGTGGAGGCCACTCATGCTGCCCTCGTGCGGTTCGCCTGGACGCGGGACTGGGGCGTTTACCGCGTCCCTTTCATCGAGTACCCCGCCGCCAGCATCAGGCCGCCCGGCAATGTGGAGCGGCCGGAGCTGGACGCGGCCTGCCAGGCCATCAGCCGCGGCTTCGTGCACGGGATTCTCACGACCACCCGAGCGGCCATGCCGGCCAGCAGCTTCGCCTACGAACACCTGCTGCGCCGACTTGCTGAACGGCTCGCGTTCGTCGCCTTCCTGCCGTTGGCCTGGCTCCAGCAACCGCCACTGTCCCTACAGCCTCCGAATTCGACCACTGTTCCGAAAGGCGCCACATGAAGTTCGAACGCGTTGCTCTGCTCGCCCTCACCGCACTGGCCGGTGCCTGTCTCGTCCAGCGCGATCGGCACCACCGGCAGCTCCTCGACGTCGCGACGGCTGACCGCCAGGAGCGGGCGATGGACCGGATCATGGCCAACCCCGAGCTGGCCGAAGCGTGGAAGCCGGACGACATGAGCGCTACGAAGTACGTGACGCTGATGAGCGCCAATCTGGCGCTGGGCACGCACTCGCTCCGGCACCGGCTGGGCGTCGATTCGACCCCCCAGATGCGTTTCTACGCCGACCTTCTGATGCGTACCAAGTGCGTGCGTGACTACTGGCAGCGCTTCGGGTCTGTCCGGGAGTCGGAGGCTGTTCACGGCGAGCGGCATCTCGGCACCGTTAACGACGCCCTCACGGTCGCCTACCGGTCCGTCCAGCGTGAGCAGAAGGACTCCAGCGCCATGGCCAGCTGACCGACCCGCATGCCCCTGAGAGGGCGTGCCATCAGACCCGGGGGCGTCCGGGAATCCTGCCTTCTGGCTGGGCCGCATAGCGAGTGTGCCCGGGTCAGAAGACACCCGGGAGCGGCGCGCTTGCGCGCCCCGGCCGCGATCCGTGGGGGGGTATGCGGCCGGCCCCGATCCTCACCTTCAGTGCCGTGACCGTCACCGACCATCAGGGACAGCACCGTGACCATCACCAGAGCGCCGTACATCATCCCGTGGGCGGGCGAGATCACCTTGCCCGAACCGCTGATGATCACCCCGGGGGGCGTTTTCTACGTCGATCCCCGCGTGGATCAGCGACACAGGGATGACGACAGCGTGCTGTGGGAGGCATGCGGCGGTCAGCAGACCGGACCCCGTATCTACGCGCTGCTGCACCCGGGCCGTCAGCCCGAGGCGATGCGGTACCTGCTCTGCGCGACGTGCGGCGGCCCTGCGAGCCGGAACGCCGACGGGATGCTGTGGCTGATGCCGCTGCTGGCCGGACCACCGGCCGAGGGCACGACGTGGGAGGGCGTGCAGACCAACATCCCGCCCTCGTGCGAGCCGTGCGCGGACAAGGCAACGAAGGGCTGCCCGTGGCTGCGGGGCGGGCATGCCCGGCTGCGGGTCCGGGAGGCCGAACAGATCGGTGTTCGCGGCACCTTGTACCCGCGCCCTGGTCAGCCGGGACCGGCTCAGGATGACGCCCTGGTCCTCTACGACTCCCCCGACACCCAATACGTTGTGGCGCGGCACGCCGTCCGGGAACTGTCCCGGGTCTTCGTCGAAGCCGTTTTCACCACCACGCTCACCCCCTCCGGCACGGCTTGCCCGTACGCCGGCGTCGCCTTCGCGGACCGGGTGAGCGCCTGATGGATGGGCATGCATTTCCTCACCTGACCAACGAAACTGGCTTCGCTGCCACCGCAGCAGCGGCCGCGCGCGACCTGGGTCTGGTACTTGAAGTAATTCGCCCGACCTGCGTGCACTATGTCGAGCAGCACAGCGGCGGCGGTGCCCATGTGCGCATCCATTACGTGGCCACACCCGATGACGAGCTGCCGGCCGGGTGGGCGTGGGCGCTCGGCGACGTGAAGCGCACTCTCGCCGAGAACGGCATCATGACGGGGGAGTGCCGGCGTGAGCCCGGCCCGCGCCTCGGACTGAATCTCACCCTTCCGGCAACGAGCGACGTACGCCGGCTTACGGCCCTGATCGAATCCGGGATGACCGACCTGGAGCGCGCCGCACTCCACCTGACCCGGGCCCTCAACGAGGCCGGTTTCAAGGCACAGGCGGCCGTCGAGGACGAAGTGATCCAGCCCCTCGCCCTTCACGCCGACGAAGCGCTGTCCCTGTGGAAGCTGCTCCGCGGCGCCCCCGACAAGCCCGCCCACATCGACATCTCCACCCTCCCGGGCCTCGATCAACTCGCCCGCGATCTCATGCAGTTGCTCGACCAGGTCCTTGACGTGCTGATCGAGGCGAAAGCCGGGTGCGACAGCTGCTTCAAGCCGGACCGGGTGATCTTCGGCGAGCTGACCGCGGACGAGGCCCAGGCCCTGGCCGCTGTCGTCTCGCCCGCGTTCACGACCACACGATTGGGGACCTGACCATGAGGGAAAGCACCGACCTGCGTACGGCAGGACCCGACGAGGGCACGTTCTACACGGTGCCCTGGGTGCCGGCGACTCCGGTTCCCCGCCCGCGCCTCGACTGGCACGAAACCACCACCAGTGCACGGCTGGGCAGGTCACTGTTGCGGGGCAGGCCCGAATTCCCGTCGGACGCGAAGGTCATGAGTCGACTGTCCGAATTCGACCTTTCACGCTTGCGGATGGCGGCGACGGTCCAGGCGCACCACAACGGCCGGGTGACGAGCCATCTGGCCCGGCGCGGCATCGACCAGTTCCTCGACCTCGGATGCGGCTATGACTGGACGGTCCCGTGCGTCGAGACGTTGCAGTCGTACGCGCGCAGGGTCCTGCCCGCCTGCCGGGTCGTCTCTGTCGACATCGACCCTGTCGTCATCGGCACCAGATACGGTGCGGAATTCTCGGACGAGGAGACGACCGTCCAGGGCGACCTGCGCCACATGGAAGTGCTGCTCACCTCAGATCAGGTGAGCAGCGTGCTGGACCTGTCCCGGCCCGTCGCGATCCTCCTGCACGACGTGCTGCCCTGCCTGAACGACGCGGAGGCCGTCGACGCTCTGAGCGTCCTGCGGGACTGGGCGCCCGCCGGGAGCGCCCTGTCGATCACGCACGCCACTGACCTCGCACCGGTCACACCGTCCAAGCTCACGCCCCTGCTGCGCCAAGCAGCGGACCTCACCTACATTCCGCGCCCCTGGGCCGCGGTGAAGGATCTCTTCGGTGGGTGGCCGCTGCTGGAGCCGGGCCTCGTGCCCACCGCGCGGTGGTCCCCCCAGATGGGCGACCTGCGCGACTGGGCCTCGGGCGCGTACGCGGGCGTCGCAATCAAGCCGGCCGCCAGCACGGCAGAAGCGACATGACCCGGCGCAAGGCCCCCGGGCCTCCCGCGAAGGGCACCCTCGGGCGCGCGGTCTATGACGACCTCGCCGGCATGCTCGCGGACACGGACCAGTACCCGCCGGGCACCCGGCTCCCGTCCTACATGAAGCTGCGCCAGCGCTACGGCGTCTCCCAGGGCGTCGTGTCCAGCGCGATGGAGTCCCTGGCGTACGAGCGTCGCGTGCGTATCGGCCCGGGCGGAGTTGTCGTCCTGGGCAAGAAGCCCATGCGAGCGCAGCCCCCGACACCTTCCCCCATTGAGAGGGCCGTGCGGTCGCGCATCGTTTACGGGGGGATCAAGCCGGTACGGCTCTCCGTGGGTGCGTTGGCCGACGAGTTCAAGGCCAGCCGCGACTCCGTGCGTAGCGCGCTCGCTCCTCTGGTCGCGGAAGGGCTCCTAGTCGCCGTGCACGGTACCGACAGCTACGTGTCGGGCCGCCGCTCACCGGAGCCGTCGCCCTAGTCAGGGCTCCCACAGTCTCCCGACGCAGGGACGTCACCAACTCGTGCCCCGCGCCGGGGTGCACCACCCCATCCAGTTCACTGAGAAGGAGAAAAGAATGGCCAGCACGTTGCTTCGCGAGGCATTCCCCCTCGCGCCGGCCGGGGGCCGTACCCCGGTCAGCGCTGAGCCGCCGTCGGCGCCGGAGACCCGGCCCTGGGGCCTGCGCTTCGCCCGCGTCCCCGACTCCACCAACGCGACCGTCATCCCGGCGCACTCCTACGACCCCGCCCTCCAGGTCAGCATGGCCTCCGACGGGGGCATGCTGACCGTCATGGCGGGCACGCACTCGCCGACGGTCCCGGACGGCAGCACCACCAATCCGCCGCCGCTGGACGAGGGGCCCAAGGACTGATGGCCGCGCCCGTCCTGATCATCGCAGCCTCCGATGACCTGCCCACCGACAAGGTCGTCGCGGAGCTGGACCGCCGCGGCGTCGAGGTGTTCCGCATGGACACCGCCGACTTCCCGCAGCGTCTGGCCCTGGCCGGACGGATCGACCAGGAGCGTGCCTGGACGGGCGAGCTCATCACCGAGCACCGGATAGTGGAGATGTCCCGGGTCGGCGCGGTGTACTACCGCGCCCCCGGGGCGTTCCGGTTCCCTGAGGGGATGTCCGGCCCGGAGGAGAGATTCGCCGCGTATCAGGCCCGGGGCGGCCTCGGAGGCGTCCTGTCCGCGCTGGACTGCCGATGGGTGAACCACCCGACGGCCATGGCGCGCGCCGAGTACAAGCCCGTGCAACTGGCTGTCGCACGCGCCTGCGGGCTCCGTATCCCTGCCACGCTCATCACCAACCGACCGGACGAGGTCAGGGCCTTCGCGCAGGAGACCGACGGACCAATCGTGTGCAAGCCGATCGCCTCGCCCGTCATCATCGAGAACAACGAGCTCAAGTCCGTCTACACCCAGGTCCTGAAAGCTGGAGACCTCGAAGACCTCCGCGGCATTGAGGCCACGGCCCACCTGCTCCAGGCGTGGGTGGATAAGGCGTACGAGGTGCGGCTGACCATGGTCGGCGGCCACGCGCTCGCCGCCGCCATCCACGCCGGCAGCGACGCCGCACACAAGGACTGGCGCAGCGACTACGGCGCGCTCACCTACGAGACCACCACAGTGCCCGAGGATGTTTTCGCCGGGATGCTCCGGCTGATGGAGCGCCTTCAGCTCCGGTACGGCGCGGCCGACTTCGTGGTCGGCCCCGACGGGGAGTGGACGTTCCTGGAAATTAATCCGTGCGGCCAATGGGACTGGATCCAGGCCCACACCGGCCTGCCGATCGTTGAAGCCATCGTCGACGACCTGACAGGAGATCACTGATGCAGTGGAGGCCGCACGCCGCCGCGCTCGCGGCGCAGATCGCCCACCCCGGCTCGCCCTGGTGGACGCCCCTGCACGAGACGCCCCGGCACCAATTCGTCCAGCGGTGGCTCACCGCCAGCCCGCAGGGATGGACCGCAGTCGACGGCCCGGCCGACACCGCAGCGTGGGCAACAGCCGCCTACTCCAACACCACGCTGGTGACCCGGGTCGGACCCGTCCACGCCGACCACATCGAACCGGGCCAAATCGTCACCGGGAACCCCACATCGTCATCCACCCTCCCCGGACTCGTCCTCACGATGCTCCAGCACGGGCGGCTCACCCCCGGTGTGCGGCTGCTCGACCTCGCCACCGGCTCCGGATACAGCGCCGCCCTGGCCTGCCGGCGCCTCGGCGACGACCTGGTGACCACGCTGGACATCGACCCGTACCTCACCGCGGCTGCCACTGAACGGCTCGCCCGGATCGGCTGCACCCCGACGGTCGTCACTGCGGACGCCGGAGCCGAAGAACTGCCCGGAACCTTCGACCGGATCGTGTCGATGGTCTCGATGCCGCGCATCCCCGCCTCGTGGCTGGCAGCGCTCGCACCCGGCGGGCGCCTGGTGACCACGATCGCGGGCACCGGCCTGATCGTGACCGCAGACAAAACCGAAGACGGCGGCGCCCAGGGACGAGTCGAGTGGGACCGCGGCTCGTTCATGACCACCCGATCCGGTGACGACTACCCGCCCGGCCTGAACGAGGTGTTCGCCCAGGCCGTTGACCAGGAGGGCGAGAAGGTCACCACTTCGCCCTTCCCCGTGCTCGACGTCATGCAGGCATGGGAGGTGTGGTCGATGCTGTCCCTCAAGGTGCCCGGCATTGAGCACCGCACCGGCACCGGCGACGACGGCAGCCGCATGACGTGGATGCTGCACAAGGACGGGTCCTGGGCGCGAGCGACCACCTGGCCCGGCGAGCAGAGCGCGGCCGTGCACCAGTCCGGCCCGCGCCGCCTGTACGACGAGCTGGACGAGATTCGGTGGTGGTGGGTGCAGCACGGGGAACTTCCTGTATACGGCGCCCAGGTCACCATCAGCCCTGACGGAACGACCACGTTGTCCCGCGGGGGGTGGACGGCAACGTTGTAGCGTCCGCCGCCGGTTCCCGCCACTCTGCCGACGCGGCAGACTGAACGAGTCCACAAGGAGGGAGCACCCCATGGATGACGAGCCTCTGGAGCAATGGGCAGAGCGCCGCGAGCGCCGCCGGCCTGCCCGCGGGGAGCGCAGACTTGCCCCGCTCGGCGACCAGGCCGACCGAGGAGCTCACGTCGACCCGGCCATGCCGCGCGGCATCCAGGAATGGGACGGGTTCCAATGGGTTCCGGTCGGCGTCGCCGAGGACTTTCCGACCGGTGCGCAGGAGGCTGGAGAGGACGCATCAGATCGGGCCGGCCGAGTCCCTCTTCCCTTGTTCAGCAAGCTCCCCCCGATGCCGGAGCCTTGGCGGCCGACCGAGGTGTTCCGCCGCCCCGACTCCGCCTGACCCCCTCCCCCACTGCGCCCCCGAGCCTCCCCCGCTTGGGGGCGCAGCCGTTGGGGTGTAACAGATCGCGGCCGTTGACGTTCCGGGAGTGAAGGGGGTTGCGCTTTATGTCAACCCCGCAGTGATCCGGAGGAACGGTGACGACCGCGACAGCCCCCCTCTCGCCCGAGACCGGCCGCTCCCACCTGCAGGAGAGCCTTTTCGCCGGGCTTGAGCCAGAAGCTCCATCCGCACCCGCACCCGTCAAGGCCCCTCGGCCGGCACCTGAACCCGCCCCCGAGGCGGCGTCCGTCGCGCTGCGGGAGTCCGACATCGAGGGCGCCTCGGCCAAGCCCGAGCCGGAGACGGACCTCTCCCACGTCTGGGTTGTGGCCGCCACGATCGAGGTCACGCCGAAGGTCGCGAGCGTTGCCGACTACCGGGGCAGCTTCAAGGCCACCGAGGGGCAGCGCATCGAGGCCCTGGACGTGTACTGCGATGGGTGCCGACGCCCGTACGACGAGGTCAAGGGCGACGACTGCGCCGCCAAGATCGACAACACGCACCTGATCGGCGGCGACCAGACCAAGCGGGCCAAGCGCAAGGTCCCCACCCCGCCCGCGAACGCCCGAATCATCTCCGGCGGCACCATCAACCGGCGCGGCATCGGCGCCTACATGTCGGGGGTCTCCCGGCCCCCGCGCTGACCACGCGACGTTAACGCCGCCCGCCGTTCATGGTGCGCGGCGTGACTACTCAGCGAACTCAGCCGTCGAACGACGACCCGGTTGTCGCCCCCACCGACAGCACTGGGCCGGTGGCCTCCGACAAGGTCGGCCGGGAGGCCCTCGGGCTGCTCCTGCTCTCGTTCGGGGTGCTCGGCGGACTCGGTGCGCTGGGTGCCCTGCACTGGACCGCAGGCCTGTCCGCCGCCCTCATCGGCCTGTGCCTCAGCGGGGTTCTCGTACGCCGCAACTCCAAGCCCCGATGGCAGCAAGACGCCGGAGCCATCGCCGCCTTCGCCGGATACGCGGGACAGACCGCCGTCCTCTTCTACCTCCTGCCCCCGCTGGGATGGCTCGCAGTCAGCGCCCTCGTGGCCGCCGCCGGCCTGTGGCTGTCCAGCGCTGAGGGGGCCTGATGCCACGCCAACTCTTCCCCGCGCTCCGGGGGCTCCTCGTCCCCCGAGGCACCGCAGAGCCCTCACCCGCGCCCACCGAGACGAAGGACCTCCTGGCAGGAGGCGTCTACACGTCGGTGTCGTACGCCGGCGTCACGAACGTCTGGGGCACCCCGGGCCGCGCGGACGGCTGGGACCTCGAGCGGGTCATCGTCGAGGGCTACGAGCGCTCCATCTGGACGTTCAAGAGCGTTGAGGCCATCAGCAAGCACGCCTCCACTCTCCCGGTGCAGATCGGCCGCGGCGGCGACGAGCGGGAATTCGAGGAGATTCTCGAGGACCACCCGCTCCTGCGGCTGCTGAACAAGCAGGCCAATCCGCTCGAGACCGGTGACGTCTTCAAGAAGCGCCTGAGCGCCCAGTTGCTGCTCAGCAAGAAGGGCGTGTTCATCGAGAAGACGTACAGCCGCGGCGGCGTCCTGACCAGGCTCGACCTGCTGCCCCCGGACCGCGTACGGATCATCCCGGACGACGAGAACGCGAGCTACGTCAAGCACTTCGAGTTCACCGACTACGCCGGGCACATCCGCGAGCTCAAGCCGAAGTACGTCATCTGGCTGCGCGACCCCCACCCCACGGATCCTTTCTGCGGCGTGACGCCCCTTGAGGCCGCCGGCCTGTCCGTCGACCTGGACGTGAAGGCGCGCACCTACAACATTTCGTTCATCGACAACGACGGCCGCCCCGGCGGCATCGTCGGCATCGACCTGGACGGCGTCGACCCCAACGAGGTCGACCGGATCCAGAAGCGCCTCGCCCCCGGCGCGCACAACGCCGGACAGCTCACCCTCGTTGGCACCGGCCCTGGCGGCGTCACCTACGTGGACACCTCCGCTCGTCCCCGGGAGATGGCCTACGAGACCCTTTCCAGTACCGCGAAGAACGAGATCCTCTCCGCGTTCGGCGTGTACGAGTCCGTCATCGGCAACGCCTCCGAGCGGACGTTTAACAACGCGGACCGGGAAGAGTGGAACTTCTGGTCCCACACGGAGCTTCCCCACCTCAACCTGATTGCGTCGGCGTTCGACCCGGACCTGTCCGACGACTGGGTGATCCGGTTCGACACCAGCCGCGTCCAGGCGCTCGAGTTCCCCCGCCGCCAGGCCCGCGAGGAGGCCCGCAAGGAGTTCGAGGCGGGCCTGATCACGATCGACGAGTACCGGAGGATCGCCAACCGGCAGCCGTTCAACACGCCTCAGTCCCGAGCCCTGTGGATCAGCCCGCAGAAGGCTCCCGTGCCCGCGAACGACGAGGATGCGGCCGCCCTGGGCCTGGCACCCGAGCCGGAAGCCGGCGCCGCTCCGGGCACCGACCCGAACGCCATGCTGCCCTCGGCCGACGGCCAGTCCGCCGCCGCGGCGGTCGCCGAGGCCCGCGAGCTCGAGGCGGCCCCGACCGCGGCCGAGGCGGTCGCCCTGGCCCGCGGGCAGGCCCCCCTTGCGCTGCCCACCGGCGCAGGTGGCACCGCGGCCGACGAGGTTGCCGCAGCCCGCGCGCAGGCCACCGACCTCGGCCCCGGTCCCGCAGCCGGCGACGTCACCGCGGCGCGTACCGCCACCGCGCAGCCTGAGGACGGGCCGGCAGCCGAGGACGTCGCTGCGGCGCGCGTCGAGACCAAGTCTCTGGCCGGCCGGGGCTTCGAGGTCACCGACGCCGACTTCGACGCCCTGTCCCTGGCCGTCCAGGCGGCCCTCACCGCGCTGCTCGCCCGCCAGCAGGGCGTCATCGCCGCCCGGCTCCGCGCCCCGAAGACCCGCAAGCACACGCGCTTTTGGGAGCCGGAGAACGAGCACGACACCCGCGGCGGCAACGCGGACATCGACGGCGACCGCGTCGTCAGCGCTGCCCGGTGGGCGGAGGAGACGACAAACACCCTCGCCCCAATCCTCCAGCAGGCCGCCACCGCCACCGCCCGCAAGCTGGGCCAGGCCGTCGCCGGTACCGACACCGTGCCCCCCGCCGCCGTGGCAGCCGCTCTCGTCTCCGCGATGTACGCCGGAGAGGCCGTGACCACGCTGCTCGGCGACCTGGCCGAGGAGCTGCGCAGCCTCCAGAGCACCCCGGAGACGGAGCTCACGCTCGAGGACCTCGAGCGCGCCGTCACCCGGTTCTACGAGGCCGCCGCGCCCGTCCTGGTCTCACGCGTCGCTGAAACGTGCGCCGTGTCGACCATCAACGGGGCCGCGGACGCCGCGGCGGAGAGCGCCGGACCCGGAGTCGTCCGGACGTGGATCACGCGCCAGGACGACCGCGTACGACCCGCCCACAAGGCTCTGCACGGCAAGACCCTTCCCGTCGGCACCCCGTACGAGATCGCGGGCGCGAAGCTCCGCTACCCCGGCGACCCCTTCGCCCCGATCGGCCTGACCGTGAACTGCCGCTGCCGTCTGCACTACGACACCGACCCCCAGGAGTAACCCGCCATGTGGCCCGCCATCTGGATCGTCTGGACGATCGTCTTCGCCGTCGCCGAGGGCATCGCCCTGGCCAACAAGAAGGAGAACGACACGCTTTCCGAGAACTTCCGACGCCTCTTTCGCACCCGTACCAGCAAGGCCGGCAGAGCGATCTTCGCGGTCGGATGGTTCGGGTTCTCCTGCTGGTTCGCTATCCACATACTCACCGAGACCATGTAGACGCCGGCCGCCGCGTCGCGCCCGCGCGGTAGGGCGCGACGTTAACGGTCACCGGTGTGCATGGTCCGCGGCATGCAGAATCGCCCCGCCGCTGAGCACGCTGAGTTCGAGGTCAAGGCCGCCCGCCGTAGGTGGAATCCCGCCCTGCATCCGCGGGACAGCAAGGGCCGCTTTATTGAGACGGGCGGCACCGTCAGGCTCTGGGGCGGCAAGCTCGCGCGCGTCGTCCGGGCCCTTCCCAACGACCGCATCCTCGTTCAGGACCAGACCGGTCCGAACGAGTTCAACGGCCGTCGGCACACCACCAGCGCCAAGTGGGTGTCCATGGTGGCCCGGCCGGACGGCTCCGCACCGACCGACAGCGAGAACAAGGTCCAGGAGGAGGACGAGAAGCGGGTCAGCGACCCGCGGCGCGGCAACGGCGTTGCCCGGGACGACGACGGCGACCCGGACACCCCTAACGACCCGCACGACGCCGACGACCGCGGCCGCCCGATCGGGGACGACGACGACCCCGCCGGGCCCGAGGACGACGACGACCGGGACGAGCCCGAGGACGGCAAGCTGCCCGTCAACGTGCGCGCTCTGCCCAACCGGCGCCACGGTCCTGGCCGGTTCCGTGACACCGCTGCGGTCCGCCAGCACTTCCTCGACCTCGCCGACCGGCCCGGCCAGAAGCCACAGATGGCGCAGTTCCTGCGGTCCGTTGCGGGCGACGACGACCACCTCGAGGTCACCCACGACAGTCGCCTGATCGCCCTCCAGGACGACTCCACCGGCCGCTGGTACCTCACTGCCACCGGCACCGGACAGCGCATGGACGCGGCCGGCGACTTTGCCACCCCGGACGAAGCCCGCGAGTTCGCCCGGCAGCTCAACCGCAACACCGGCGGATCCCCCAGCACGGACGGCGGATTCGACTTCTCCGCACCCGATCTCGACGAAACTGCCAGCACCTGGCGCTCTGCCAAGGGCGAGAACATCCAGACCGTCATCAAGCGGACCCGCCAGGAGTGGGAGGCGGAGGCGAACGCGCCGAAGCCCGAGGCCCCGGACGTGAACCATCCCGCGGACCAGGACCCGTCCGATGAGCCGCTGAGGCATAACTGGGACGACCCTGAGGGCCTTGTCACGCTGACCATGCCGGAAGCTCTCGCCGACTTTCTGAGCGTCGACGAGACCGCGGCCATGGAGGACCCGGATACGCGGAAGGCCCTCACCGAGGCCACAAGGCGTCGTAACGGCACGCTCAAGGTGACCGCGCCGATCGAGACGCACCGCGCGCTCCTCGAGTGGGCGTGGACGCTTGCGGGAGGCGAAGGGCAGGAGTCCAACCCGAAGGAAATCCGGGCGTACAACAACTACACCAAGCGCGTCGATGAGGCTGCGGCAACGCTGCAGCGCAACCGCGAGGAGAGGCGCGCCGACGCCCCAGACGCGAATGCTCCCGACAACAGCAGGGGCGACGTGGACTCGCCGCCCGCTGACGCCCCTGGCGCGAAGCCCAGCGGACAGGGCGACGACGGTGGGGTCATCTTGAGCCCTGATGAGGTCAACGCGCCCGCGGCCGCAGCCCGCGCCGCCAAGGCCCCGTCAGCCATGAACGACGACGAGATCCGCGACGAGATCGTTTCCCTGATGGAGCGGGAGATGGCGAACGGCGGCGACCTGTCCGGCGTTGATCGCACCCGCCTGCGAGTCCTCGAGGCGGAGGAGGCTCGCCGCGCCGGCCGTACGCCGAAGCAGGAGCCGAAGCCCAAGCCGAAGGAACCTGCCGAGGAGCCCGGCGGCCTGTTCGACGTCAGCCCGGACGAGCAACAGCGATTCGTAGCCGATCCGGACAACCCGGACGACCAGGCCGACGATGCCTTCGGCACGCCGGACATGTTCGCTGCCGCTGAGGGCCGCGACACCAGCAAGCTGCGTCCCGTGCAGTCCCGCAAGCCGGCCGACTTCCAAGTCGGGGACCGGTTCGTCGACACCGACGGGCGTACGCACACAGTGAAGGAGCCGCCGCTGCGGACCTCGCGGGGCCGTATTCGCGTCGTCGACGAGGACGGAGGGGAGCACTTCCTCGCGCCGGATAAGGAACTTCGTGTCCTGCACCCTGCCGAGGACGCACCCGAGGTGCCGGAGGGCGACAGCCCGTCCGCGAACACGGCGGACAGCGAGCCGTCAGCGCCGGACACCCCGGAGGCCGACACCCCGGCACCGGACGCTCCGAACGACCGGGACACGAACGCGCCAGACCAGAACGGGCCGGAAGAGGAACCGTCCCCCGCCTCGGCACCGACCCCGGACCAGGTCCAGATCGACCACAGCGGCACCGGCACTACCGTCCGCTTCCCCACACCGAACGGCACGGTCAGCGACGAAGAGTTCGCGGTGCTGCGCCGCCTCGGGTTCAAGGCCAGCAGGGACAGGAGCCAGCCGCGGTTCTTCTACCTGCCCAGCAACATGACGCTGTCACGCCGTGAGGACAAGGTGCGTCAGCTCAAGGAGTGGCTTGACCGTCAGGGTCTCGACTACCACGCGCCGCAGGACGACTCCGAGAAGCCGGAGCTGACCCCGGAGCAGCTCGAGCGGCTCAAGGACCGGCACTACGCGCCGGCCGGTACCTGGGCCACCACGGACTTTCAGCCCGGCGACGAGGTGTGGACCGGCCACCAGTGGGACACGGTCGACTCGATCGGGCCGAAGAACCTTCGCCTGCAAAGCCGCGGTTCCACGCCGTACGACAGCGTCCTCGCCCGCCGCCGCGGCGGCGAGATCCGCACGATGTTCGACGCCCCGGCCGACGACGGCACGCCCCGCCCGGGTGCCGACGACCCCAAGAGCATGCGGGACGAGCAGATCACCGCGGAGCTCGCCCACCTGCGCGGCGCCACCCTGCCCGAGGGCAACGACCCGGCGGCCCGCGCCGTGCGCCGCCAGGTCACCGCCCGTATCCGTGCCCTGAACGATGCCCAGTCCGAGCGGACTTTCGCCCGTCACCGCGACGAGGTAAGCCGCCGTGAGCGAGCCGGTCTCGTCCGCGACCCCGCCCGCCTCGCCCGCCTCAAGGGTGAACAGGTCCAGGGCCGCGACGGCACGCTCATCGGCGCCGTCTACAAGGACACGAAGGGGAAGTGGGTGTTCGTCGACCGCGACGGACGCACCCCGACCAGCGAGAAGTACACGAGCCGCGCAGCCGCCATCACCGCCCTCAACAAGCTCACCGACCGGCGGAACCAGCGTGCCGGGGAGGACTGGAAACACTCGGCATGGGACGACGTCCAGCCGGGCGACACCATCCGCGTGCCCGAGCTCGGACGCCTGGAGGGCGCCCGCGTTCGCACCGTGACCGGCTGGTCGGAGCCGCTCCAGGTCTCCGAGATCCGCCGCGGTGACATGGGCCATCTCCACATCACCGGCAGCCGTGACGGCGAGGACGTCGAGCTCGATGTGCCCCGGACCGACGCCACGTTCGGAGCGTCCAAGCCCGGCACCGTGCCGGAGCCGGACCGCTCCGAGGCCGGTGGTGGCATGGACTGGCGCCAGATGCGCCCGGACGACTTCGGGCAGGACGAACGCCCGACCGCGCACCAAGATCAGAACCGGCCCCGGCCGGACGACGAGCTTGGCACGCCGGACCTCTTCGCCCACGGCGCCCCGGACAGCCCCGAAGTCGCTCCTACCCCCGAGAGTCCCGAAGCCGCGGCCGCCCCGGGCGCTCCCGACGCCTCAAGCGCGCCGGAGGCGCCCCGTACCGCGCCCGACGCCCCCATCCGTGAGACGTCGCCGGCGGACATGACCGACGACGACATCAAGGAGGAACTCGAGGAACTGCAGGCGTGGCAGAGCCGGCACGTCTCCAGCAACGGGGAAGGACCACGCATCCAGGGCAATGCCGTGGTCGCGCTCTCCCCTGTCGCCAACCGCCGCCACGTACTGAACGAGGAACAGCGCAACCGCGACAACACCCGCCGAGACCGAGAGGAGAAGGAGAAGAAGAAGCAGGAGCGCACCGAAGCACTCGCGCGCGCCGAGATCGGCAAGCGAAACGAGGACGGCGCATACCCGGTGACCGTCGACGGCAAGGACGCCGGCACCGTCGGCCAGCTCGCCCGCAAGTGGCGGTACACCAACGCTGACGGCCAGGGTTCCCCCGACCACTACCCGAGCCGCGCGGAGGCCGTGGCCGCGCTCGTCCGCAACCGCGACGTCCGCCGCGAGAACGCCGACGAGGACGCCCGGCGGGAGCGGGCCCGCAGCGCGGCCCCCGAAGGATGGGCCCTCGGCGATCGTGGCGACGTGGCTGAGAACGACATCATCCGCGTGCCGGTCACCAGGCAGGACGGCAACGGCCGCCCTTACCCCGTCGGCTGGAGGCAGCCGGTCCGCGTGAACAGCGTGAACCGGAACGACAACGGGACGATGGTCCTGTCCGTCTCCAACCTCGACGGCTCCCGCTCCAGCATCAGCCCTGTCTTCCTGAGCCACCCCGGCGACACCTTCGCCTGGGCCAACGACCGCACGCGTCCCGAGCCGACCCCGGCGTGGCGACACGAACTTCGAACTCGCATGGCCGACATCGGCGACGACGTCGCCACCCTGCAGCGCAGGGAAGGCCTCCAGGACCCGGAGCGCATCCAGCGTCTGCAGGACCTCATCCAGCGCGTCAGCCGGGGTGAGACGGACGATCTGCAGGGTGACCTCCGCCAGATCCGTGACGAGGCCGCGTGGCTGGAGAGCCAGTTCGACGACCCGGACCTTGAGCTGCCGTACGAGACGCGCAGAACCAGGTCCTGGGCCACCGCAGCCCGGATGAAGGCCGAACGCGACCTTCGGTATCCGGACTTTCAGAACACCGGCGGGGACACCAACGGCCCGGACGCGCCGGACCCGGACGCCCCGACCCCGGACGCGCCGAGCGCTCCCGACGAGGACCGTGCCCACCGTGCCAGGGGTCTGTTCGGCGAGGGCATGAACGCCGTGGGCGGCGACTCGCTGCCGGAGATGCAGGAGCTCGACGACCGCCTGGGCCGCGCCGACTCGGCCGACGACCGGGACGCGGAGCTCCGCGACGTCGCTGACCGCATGGACGCGCTCGCCGAGCAGTACGAGCTCGCCGGGCCGCAGGGCGAGCTTGCAGCCGATCGGTTCCGACGCGCGGCCCGCATCGCGCGCGGCGAGCAGGACGACCGCGACGAACGCCTCGGCGACGACGAGCGCCAGGACGACGACGGCAACGGCCCCGACGGCGAGTCCAACAGTGACCGGAACGATACGACCAGCACCCCGGACAGCGAGGACGACGACCAGCAGAACGGCCAGGACGAGGACCAGGCCCCGGAGGGCGAGGACGACCAGGGCGAGGACGCGCAGCGCCAGGGCGACGAGGAAAGCCGCCGTCAGCGCCGTGACGCGGATCCGGACGGAGATGCCACCGACCCCGACGGCGAACCCGACACCGGAGGGGCGGGCGCGCCCGGGGCACCGGGCGACGGCGGCGACTCGAACGGCGACCAGGGCGACGACGCCGACGGCCCCGAAGGCGGAGACGACGACCAGGACGTCCCCGAGGACGAGGACGACACCGACGAGGGGGACGAGGAGAGCGAGGACGAGCGGCGCCGCCGGCGTCGGCGCCGCCGTAACCGCAGGGGCGGCAACGGAGGACCCGGCGGGGGCGGACCGGGCGGACCGGGTGGACCGGGACTGCCGCGCCTGCGCCTGCCCGACTTCAACGCCCCGGACGGCGCCGGAGGCGGAGACGGTGGCGACGGAAACGGTGGTCACGGAGACGGCGACGCCGCGAACGGCCGCGGCCGCTCCCCGCGTCCCCGCGCCCGTCACCGCGACGTGGACTCCCTGCGCAACGCGTGGCGTACCGGCGACGGCCTCACCCCTGGCGAGGACACCCCCGAGCGTCGTGCCCACCTGTCTGCCCTGGCAGACAGGGAAGGCCTCGCCCTGTCGCCCAATGGCGGCTTGGCGACCTACCCGGAGCGGCAGGACGACGGCAACACCGTGTGGCGCTTCGCCCAGGCCCGCAACGGAACGAACCTGCCTGGCATCACCCTGACCTCCGATGACCCCGAGGAGGCGCGGGCACTCGCCGGACGTTTCGAGGAGCTCACCGACCGCAACGGCGACCCCTTCGACTGGGACGTGGAGGGCGGCCGATCGGCCAGTGTCGCCGCCTGGCGTGACGGGGAGGGCCGGAACCTGCCCCAGGCGCTCCGCGCGGTACAGGACGACTACGACCAGGAACGGGCAGGTGCCTTTGCCCTGCCCGAGGACCTCACCACCCTGGACGACTCCCAGCTCGAGGCCGCGTACGTGCAGGGTCTGGGCCCGGAGGACGAGCTTCGCGTCATGGCGGAGATGGACCGCCGCGATGGCTACGTCGACGAGCGGATCCGCGCTGCGGTGCCCGAGACACCCCCGGCGAACGCCGACGAGGCGGAGCGCGAGGGCCGCCTGATGGACGAGGCGCTCGGCTTCGGTGACACGGACGTCACGCAGCCCGCTCCGGTTACCCCCGGAGGTCTGCGCCGAGAGTTCGACGCCCTCGACGAGGAGCGTTTCCAGGCAGCCATGCAGGCCACCGGCGGGCGCATGCTCAGCCCCGAGGCCGAGGCCCAAGGCATCGACCCGCGGACCCTGTTCTCCGGCGGCAAGTACAGCAACAAGCGTGCGAAGGAACTCGCCTCGCCGGAACTGAACCACTGGTTCGACGGCGACGACGAGACCCCCGGAAACGGCCGGCTCACGTACACGCAGTACCGGCAGCGGGAAGCCGACCGTGCCCTGCGCGCCGAGTTCGCGGACATCGACGAGGCCCGCTACCTGGCTGCTATCGCCGCCACCAACGGGTACTTCTTCCGCCGACAGCACGAGGCCGGACCGATCGACGAGCGGGAGCTGTTCTCTGGCGGGAGCATGTCCCAGTTCGATCGGTGGAAGGACGTCGCGAGCGAAGAACTGCAGGACTGGTTCGACGCGAACGGCGGCCGCCTCACCTTCAACCAGTTCAAGCAGTCGCGCCGCGATAACGAACGTACTGCCCGCGACCTTCACGAGGAGGAGCAGCGCCGCGCGGACGAAGCCGGAGATTCCGAAGACACGGTCACCTTCACGGCCGACGACGTCGCCCCCGCACCGTCCGGGGATGTTGAGAGCGCGGAAGCCGCCACGTTCCGGTTCGGCGGCCACGACAAAATGCGGGAGTTCGCCGACCGGGCCGAGCTGCGCCCTGTCGGCGACGGCGAGACCGTGTGGCTCGATGGCCAGCAGATTGGCCACATCTCCAACGTTTACCGGTCGGATCCCAACCGGAATTCGGTATGGCACGCACGACCGTTCTTCGGCCCGGACAACGACCAGAGCAGCCGTTCCGAGAGCCGTGACACGGCCATCGCGAACCTCGTCGTTCGCGCCCTGAGGGACGGCCCCGTGGACCCCACGAACCCGAGTGAGGACGTCTGGCGCACGGTTACTGCGCACCTGGCAGACAGGATGTGGGAGCTGCCGGAGTCGCTCCTCGATAACCCCGAGGTACGCGACCGGCACGACCGGCTGTCCGCCTTGCTAGACGCCTTCCGCGACCATCGGTCCCCGAGCGGGAACCTGCGGGACGACCTGGTGCAGGCCCGCGACGACTTCGCACGGCTGCATGATCTCCTGCCCGCCACCAGGAGAACAGAGCGACAGCGCAGCCGACTCAAGAACCGCTCCTACTGGGCCGGACGACTCCTCGACGGCCTCGGAGATCCGGAGAGCGACCGTCAGCGGCCCCACGGCAACGATCCGGATGGTGACCGGCAGCCGCCCCGCGGCGACGATGAGCCGCAGGGCGACAGCAACGCGCCGTCCCCCGCCGTCCCGGCGCCGGACGAGCCGGTGAACGCCCCGGAGGACACCCCGCGCCCGCAGGCCGAGCCCACGCCCGAACCGGACCCCGAGCCGATCGACGGCCAGCCAGCGCACTGGGCCCGCGTAGAGGACCTGGTGCCGGGCGACATGGTCCGCATGAGCGGCACCACCAAGGGCGGTCGGCCGGTTCAGCGCGCCGGCTACGTCCACACCGCGCCCGTACTGGTCGACGTCACCCGACGCGGCCGCACCGAGCAGATGTGGCGCACCTGGGTCACGGAGAATTCGGACGGCACCGGCGCGAGCGGCAACGTCTACACGTCCGCCAACGCCACCGCGGCACGCGCGGAAGCACCGGACGACGTCGTGCCTGGCTCCCCGGCCAGCGGCGCCCAGGCCGCGCTCCGCTCCGGTGACCTGCCCAACCAGATCCCGGCGGACCGCGACGGCCGCGGCCTGTTCCCCGGCAGCACCGTCACGGGGACCGGTGACCGCGAGGGCACCGTCACGGGCGCCACCGACACCACCGTGTCGGTGCACTGGTCCGACGGCAACGACGACACCGCACTGTCGCCCACCACCCTGTCCGTCGCCGACGGACAGCGCCCCGACGGCTGGACCGCCGACGGGCACCGCGTGACGACCCAGAACGTCGTCAGCGACACAGACGGAGGACTCCTCGGCCCCGTCGACGACGTCGACGGCGACAACGTCACCATCACCACGACCGACGGCACGATCACCCGCAGCGCCGGGGACCTCCGTGTCACCGGGGAGGTGCGCGACGAGGCGCCCGACACCGCGCCGGTGACCGGCATCGACGAGCCCGCGGCCGCGGACCTCAAGGACGGCGACGTCGTCCTCCTGGACCTCGACGGCCATCTGGCCACCGTTGCGATCACCAGCCCGCCCAGCCGGGACGGAGACCGCGTCACCCTGCAGTACGCCGACACCACCACCGGCGAGATGGGCGAGATCAACGTCGACGCCCGCGCGATCCTCCCGCGCGCCCAGGGCCCGGACGGAGGCGCCCCGGACCTCGGCCCGGACGACGCCCCCGAGCCGGATGAGGATCTGACCGTGCACCCCGCCCCGCGCCGCGTGGACCCGGTGACCGGCCCGACCCTCGACCCGGACCTCGATTCGAGCGACCGGAACCTCATCGGAGACCACGCCGATGGGCCGGAGGACGACCCCGACGCCCAGCAGGCCGCCGTACGGATCACCGCCGACCTGCCCGTCACCCGCGAGCAGGCCGCGGCCTTGGCCGCGCAGTTGCGCGCGGCCGCGGACCCCACGACGGTCGAGGGCCGCGCTGCGCTGCGGGCCGCGGACCACCTCGACCGCGCCGCCGGTCGGACCCCTCCGGCGGGCCTCGACCGGCCCCGCCCGGCGAACGCCGCGCAGATCGGCGAGGGGGACCTGGTGGCCATGCCCGACGAGCGCCGAGGCGACCAGATGCGCGTCTTCCGTGTCATCGACGTTGAGAACGGCCCTGGGGGCGTGCGCAGCTTCCTCCTGGAGGACGAAGACCAGCAGTGGCGCCGCCGAGTTGTCCACGGAGCCATGCCGGTATGGCAGCTCCCCGAGGCCGAGCCGGACCCCGTCAACCCGCCGGACGTCGACGACGCCGACGGCGCGCCGGATGCCGAAGGCGGGCCCGGGCCCAACCCCCCTGGCGGCCCGGTGCGCCGTGTGGGCAGCGACCCCGCCGCCGCGCCGACCACTCCCGTCGCACCGACCACTCCGGACCCGGCGGCTACACCCGACGAGCCCACGGCGCCCATTGCCCATGTCCGCCCGGGAAGCCTTCGGGTCGGCGACGTCATCGACGCGCCGGTCAGCCGGACCGGCTACCAGTTCAACGGCCACCGGCGGCTCACCATCATCAGCGAACCGCACCGCAACGGCTGGTGGATGCAGCTCACCGGCATGGACGAGGACGGCAACGTGCACGACTTCGGTCTGCACAGCGGCCGCGCCGTGAACGTCTACGACCGCAACCGGCCCACCCCTGCCCTGCCCCCGGCCGGCGTACCCCGCGACCCCAACCAGGCCGCACAGGGCGACGTCGACCGGATCGTCAGCGACCACGGACGAGCACTTGCCGCGCGGATCATCGACGAGGCCATCGCAGGTACGGAGCCCCCCGGCGACATCCATGCCCTGCGGGATCAGATCGCGCAGCGCCTCACCGCTGAGGCCCTGCGCGACGCACGCCAGGCCGTCCGCGGCGACGGTTCCGCCGCACTCGACGCTACGGGCCTCACCGGGCGGGACCGGGGGGCCGCCCAGCGTCGTCTCCGCGACGCCCGCAACCAGGCGCACGCGGACACCGTGCGCGCGGCCCTGCGGACCATCAACGACCTCGAGCCCCTGGACGGGGAGAGCAACGAGGACTTGGCCGCCCGCGCCCGGGACCTGCTCCGCCTCATTCCGGACCAGATCGCCGGCCGCCCGTCGACGACGGACCCGGACGCCGACCCGGACGTCACGACCGCCGTCACGGGCCACGCAGACGACGCGGTGAACGCTCTCCTGCAGCAGCTCCAGGCCGCCGGGGTGGATCCGGGCGACGCGGAACGGCTCGCCCGGATCCTCACCCAGCAGATGGCCGGCTCTCGGCAGGCGACCGCCCGCCGGATCGCGGCCCAGGTTGCCGCGGCGAACCCGGACGCCGGACGGCAGCCGGGCCTCCTGGCCCGGATCGTCGCCTTCCTGGTCCGGATGGCCAAGCGCCTCGCCGAGCTGGTGAAGGCCGGCGCCCGAAAGATCGCCGAGAAGTACCGCAGCTCACGCGAGCGCCTGCGCCGTCTTCGTGCGTTCCTGGGTCGCATGGTCCGCCGTGTCCGGGAGTTGCCGGAGTCGCGCCGCCTGGCGCGCCTGCACCGCGCGGTGAACCTGCCTGACGCGGACGGCGACTCGTTGGCCGCGCGGATCTCCCACTGGGCCGGACTCATGCCGGAGCCTGGCCGGTTCGGTCAGTCGCAGCGCCGTGTCACCTTCTGGCGTCCGACGACGTGGGGGCAGCTCGCAGCGGGCCGTCTTCCGGACCGGTCGGACCGCGTCCAGTGGGCGCCGGACAGGGCGGCCGATGGCGGGCCCGGCCTGACCACGCTTCGCCACATGGCGGCGCTGCGGGCAGCCGGCAACGACGTCGACCAGGACGTGACCCGTCGTCTGTCCGCCGTGCTCGGTGACGACTTCGGCGACGATCCGCACGCCACGCTGCAGCACGCCGACGATTACGTTGCGGCCAGTGAGCGGCGCGTGGTCAACCTCCAAGCGGCCCGCAGCGGCGCGACCATCCCGGACGACGAAGACCTGGAGATCGAGATCACCGCGGCCCGTAGCGAGCTTGCGTCCGCCCGCCGGGAGTACGAGGACCTGCGGGCCCGGTACGCCGCCGCAGTGCCCGACGCCGTGGCCGCCGCACTGGCCGACGTCCGAGACATGGGCCCGGACGGCGCCAACGCAATCGTGTTCGGCCCAGGTACCGACCCGGACGCCGAGCGCGCCGTACGGGGCGTGCAGCGCCTCATCCCGCGCGCGTGGCTCAACACCCCCGAAGCGCGTCGCATGACCGCTCTGAACGGCAACCAGGGCCGCTACGAGCCGGAAGGGCAGCGGGTGACGGTCGCCGACCTCGCCGACGAGGGACTGGGCACCGCCGGGCACGCCCTGGCGCAGCACTTCGCCCGCCACCTCGGCGACCTGGACGCCGCGCAACGGGCGTTCTGGTTCGGCCAGACGCACACCGGCCGGCCCGGCGCACGCCGGATGCGGCCGAGCGCGATAGACCGGCTCCTGCGACGGCAGCAGACACAACCGGAGACCGGTGACACCCTCGCTCGGTCCGTGCAGGCGATGTTCAACGGCGATTGGTACCAGGACGACGACTTGCGCGCGTTCCTCCTGGGCCTGATGGCCACCAGGTAAGGAGGCAGGAAGTGTTCACCGTCACCGGTTCATTCGACGACGGTGCGACCTACACCGTGCAGATCACCGGGCGGGCCGACCGCCCGGTGGTCGGGTCGTACCGGGCTGCGGCCCTCGTGGAGCTCCACCTGGGCGAGCGCGTCGCCCTCTCACCAACCGGCCCCCTGGCTGCCGTTGCTGGGGACGACGACGCGTCCGTCCTGGCGGTGCTCCGCGAGTACACGAACGTCATCGAGGCGAGCGGACCCGTTCCGCGGCGACCGCGCGTGCCCGGAAGCTGATCCGGGCCGCTTGCCCAATTGGGCAAGAATGATCTTGGCCGGATCGGGGTGAGGCGGTGGCGGCGACATAAGCCACCCCGTGCCCCCATCCTCCGCCTGTGACCAGATACGGATTCGCCATCAAGGCTCTCCCCCAGGGCGGCAAGCCTTTCGGGGAGGAAGACGACGAGAACGAGGAGACCGTGGGCACCGAAGAGGCTCCGCTCGACGAGGTCGCCCCCGGCGTCTCCGACGAGCTGACCGAGGACCTGGACGAGAACCTGGCTCAGGACCCAACGGCGACCCCGGCCGCGCCCACGGACAACCTCGGCGAGAACCCCGCTGCGCCGCCGGACCCGGGTGCTCAGCCCGAGGGAGAAGGCGGCGGAGACCCCAGCGCCGCCCTGGACCAACCCGACGACGACTCCCGCCCGTGGGCAGGCGACGAGTACAACGAGGGCGACGAAACCGACCCCGACGGGCCCGAAGCCTGGTGCGCGTACACCGGCAGCAGCGGCGAACAGGCTTGGCTCGACAAGGCCGCAGACGGCACACTGACCGGGTGGGTGCGGGACGGCGCGGGCCAAGTGTGGCGCTACACCGACCCAGACGCGTGGGCGACCGACGTTGACGGTGCCCAGATGACGCAGACGCACCGCAACGGCGAGGACCGAGCGAACGCACCAGGAGGAGCCGCCCCGAGCGGCCCGCCCCCGGCCGGCGACCGCGGCGTCCAGGACTCGATGTTCGCGGGCCAGTAAGGAGATCCGACCGTGGCAACTCAGCTCGACCGTCAGAACTTCCAGGACCGCCTCAACGAGGGCAAGGCCGCGTACGAGGCCGGAGACCCCTCCGACGCCTGCCCGTACAACATGTACGGCAGCGTCGAGGAGCGGTTCGGATACCGCTACTGGAACCGCGGGTGGTCCATGGCCCGCTCCGAAGCTGAGGCGCGGCCTCAGCAGCCTGCGGAGGGCAGCGCAGGACAGTAGGTCAACGCGAACGGCACGGTGCCCGGCGGCCCACTGTCCACCGCCGGAGGTTCCCCGCCGTGCCGACCGCTGCTCCACCCACCAGATCCGCCGTACCCCGCACCTCCCAGCGAGGCACCAGCCGGGCTATCTACGCCGTCACCGGCGTGGTCGACGAGGTCGCCGACCTCATCGTGCCCGGCGCCTTCGCCCGCACCCTGGCCGCACGCCCCGTCAAGACCGTGTGGCACCACGGGTGGAAAGACCCCGTCGGCGTCGTCGTCGAGTGCGAGGAATGGCTGCCCGGCGACCCTCGGTTCCGGGACGTCCCCGGCGACTGGCCCGCCGAAGCCGGCGCCCTCGTGGCGACTGTGATCTACAACCTGCGCACCCGTCAGGGCCGAGACGCCTACGAGCAGGTCAAGCAGTGGCACGAGCACAAGCAGGCCGCGTTCAGCATCGGCTACCGCGTCTCCGACACCGGCGCGAGCAAGCGTGGCGACGGCGTCAGGATCATTCACGACCTGGACCTTTTCGAGGTCTCGCCCGTCCTGCACGGTGCGCACCCCCTGACGCGCGCCCTCGAGGTAAAGTCCGCGGCCGTCACCGGCGGCGGATACGAGGGACTCGAGTACAAGACCACCCCGTCCCACGTCGAGATCGACGTCGTCACCACACCGAACGCGGAAGCCATCAAGGTCGCAGGCCTGGCAGTGAAGGCCGCCGACACCGGCCGACTGCTCATGATTCAGCGCGCCCTCGACGATGAGGACCCCGCGGCAGGCACCTGGGAAATCCCCGGAGGGCACCTCGAGGACGGCGAGGATCCCCTGGCGGCCGCCCTGCGCGAGTGGGCCGAGGAGACTGGGTCGACCCTGCCGGGAACGGCCAGCGTCGTCGGCTCCTGGACCGCCCCGAACGGCATCTACCGCGGCTACGTCGCCGTGGTCCCCACCGAGGACTCCGTGCCGATCAACGCGCCACACGGAGAGCGCCGAGTCACGAACCCAGACGACCCCCAGGGCGACGCAACCGAGGTAACCGCCTGGTGGCCGATCACGGCCCTCCCGGACATGCCCCTCCTGCGGCCGGAGTGCCGCGAGACGCCGTGGGCTCTCCTGGCCGGCGCCGCCCTCCCCCAAGCCCCTGGCCCGAAGGCCTCGCCCCAGGCCAAGGAGTTCGCCGACGGAGTCATGGGCCGCTACCAGGCCCTTGGCGGCGAGAAGAAGTCCGCGCACGCCGCTGTGAAGTCCGCCCGCGCACTGCCCCGCATCGAGCACAAATCCGCCCGCTCCATGGTCGCCGAGGCCAAGAGCCACTCCGCCCCGCTGGAGGCCCCTGTGATGTCGCCCAAGACGCTGCCCGAGTCGCAGGAGCAGTTCCGCGCCCGTCTTGCCGACGCCGTCCGCGAACTCCTCGACCAGGACGGCAACACCTGGACCTGCATCGAGGGCACCTACCCCGACCGCGTCATCGTCTCCGTGCACACCGAGGACGAGCGGCGCAGCAGCCACTACGCCATCCCGTACACGGTGACGGCCGGCGAGATCACCCTCGACAAGCCGCAGCCCGTGGAGCTCGCCACGATCGTCGTGCCCGAGGGCACTAGCGCGGCCCGCACCGCCTCCGCAGACGAGGACGTCGACGCCCGCGTCGTACAGCCGACCGTCGGAGCACTCGCCGACGCGACCGCCCGTGTCAGCAGCAGTACGGCCAGCCCGGAGCAGCTCGAGGACGTCCGCGACAAGGTCCAGGAACTGATCGCCGCACTGTCCGCGAAGGGCCTCGACGTCGGCGACGAGGAGGAACCCCCGGCCACGGGCGGCCCGGCCCGCGGCAGTGCCGGACTGGACCTCTGGGACGACAGCACCTTCGGCGACGACGAAAACACCGGCCCCGAGGACGACGACGAGGAAGAGGACGCCGAACCGGCGGCAAAGCCGGAGGACACCGTCCGCCTGGACCCCGACGAGGTGAAGGCCGCACTCGCCCTGATGCGGAGCTGAGTTACATCCCCGACCCCGCACCTCTCCCTGCGGGCCCTACACACCTCCGAGAACAAAGCAGCAGGTCAAACCCCGTGTGCTGCCCGCTCTTGACGTCCCAAGCGGGCAGCACGCGACGTTAACCCCTCTCCTTCTCTTTCATCACGCCTCGCGTTGAGGCGTCCCGGTGCTGGCCGGGCGAGCGACGCACGTCAACCGCACCCAGCACAGGGAGAGCACCCCAAATGCCTACCGCCACCACCAGCCGTATCGAGGAGCTGCAGAAGGCGCTCCAGGTCAAGTCCGCCGAAGCCGAGCGGATCAGCCAGACCTTCAAGGTCGAGGACGGCGGCCAGTTCGTCGTCTCCACCGAGCAGGCCCGGGAGTTCCGGAAGGTCTCCGGCGAGGCTCAGGAGATCAAGGCCCTCATCGACGCCGAGCAGGGCCTGACCGAGATCAAGCAGTACCTCGAGGCCCCGGAGTCCGCGCCGGCCGCGGCCAGCCACTACGGCCAGCGCCCCATGGGCGTCGAGGAGAAATCCCTCGGCGACCTCTTCGTCGAGTCCGGCTCCTTCCAGAGCGCCACCGCCCAGCACTTCCGTGACAAGCCGTACATCCGCGCCGACATCGAGGGGAAGTCCATCTTCTCCCTGTCCGCGGGCACCGTGACCCACCAGACCCTGGGCTCCGCGCAGAACCTGGGCATCACGGAGCGCCCGTTCCGGAAGTTCCACATCCGCGACCTGTTCCCGAAGTCGACCACCAAGAACGCCGTGCTCTACGGCGCGCGAGAGACCGGCTGGACGAACAACGCCCGCCAGGTCAAGGAGCGGTACGCCGCGGACGGCACGTCGCCGGCCACCGGCGCCGACACCGACACCTGGGGCCGCGCCCCGCGGTCGAAGCTCACGCTCACGCCCGTGATGTACCCGGTCGCCGAGGTCGCCCACCTGCTCGACGCGCACAAGAACATCCTGTCCGACGAGCCCCGCCTCAAGACCTTCATCAACACCCGCATGGTGGAGGGCGTCAAGTACGCCGAGGACTGGGACCTCCTGCACTCCGTCGGCGACGGCCAGTCCCTCACCGGCATCTACAACACCCCGGGCGTTCAGCAGTACACCGGTATCGCGACCGACCAGTACAGCGTCCAGATCCGGCGCAGCATCACGAAGGCCCTGCTCGCCGAGTACGACCCGACCGGCATCGTCCTGTCGCCCACGATGTGGGAGCACGTCGAGGTCGAGGAGGACAAGAACGGCGCCTTCCGCGTCGCCATCGCCGTCGCCATCGGCGCCGAGAAGAAGGTGTGGCGCCTCAACGTCGTTGAGACGACCGCGATGGCTGACACCGACTTCCTCATCGGTGCGTTCGGTCTCGGCGCGCAGCTCCACGACCGCGAGAACGTCTCCGTCACCGTCTCCTCGGAGAACGCGGAGAACTACGAGAAGGGCCTGATCACCTTCCGCGCCGACGAGCGCCTGGCGCTCGAGGTCCCGCGGCCGGAGTCCTTCGTCATCGGCACCTGGACCCAGCCGGCCGGCTGATCCGTGCCGCAGTGAGGGGGTGCACCCGCACGGGTGCGCCCCCTCCCACGTACCACCACAGGACGACGGAGGACGCTGGTGATCGAGAAACAACCCATTGGCCTCGCCCAGGAGCTGGAGGCCCTCACGGGCGCCCCCGCCGCTCACCGGGGCCCCCGCTGCAGCGTCGGTGCCCTCCTGGAAGCAGCAGACGCCGACGTTGCCGCATCGCTGCGCGCAGTGCTGGACACGACCAGCGTCTCCGCCACGGCCATCGCCGAGACGCTCAGCCGCTACGGCGACCCCGTGACGGCCTACACGGTCAACCGGCACAGGCGCCGCGGGAAGCCGAACGGATGCCGGTGCGAGTGATGACCCTGAACAACGAGCTGCAGGCGCTCCTCGAGCCTGTGCCCCACGGCCAGAGTCAGGCCCCCCAGACGGAGCGCGTCTACCCGGCCGCGCCCCGCGGCTGGGAGTCCGGCGTCCGCTACGAGGGCGGGACGATGGTCGTCACCGCCCCGCCCGCCGACAAGCCGCCCGCGGGAGAGGCCGACTGGCGCGAGCGCGTCGAGGAGATGGGGCTCGCCATCCCCGAGGGCTTCCGCGTCCGCCTGGTCGAGGCGAAGCACGACCCGGCTGCCTGGCACCGCGACAACCAGGGCGACGACGCCGTCACCCGCGCGGTATGGCGCTGCCGGTACGTCATCGAGCCGGCTGCCCCCGCGTGGCAGTCGGCGGGCGACCTTGACGCGCTCGTCCGCGACACGATGCGCCGCCGTCGCAAGCCCCGCGCAGCCGTGGACACCGCGGAGCGCGCCCTGATCGTGGTCTATGCCGACGCCCAGGCCGGAAAGGTGGGCCGCGACGGCGGCACCCCTGAGCTCATCGCCCGGGTCGCCGACCGATTCGACCGGCTCGACGACCACATCCGCGACCTCAAGGCCGTCGGCAGGGCTCCGTCCGTCGCCTACTGGGCCGACGCCGGAGACTGCGTCGAGGGCTTCGAGAACACGACGCAGCAGGCGTTCACCAACGACCTGACCCTGACCGAGATGGTCCGCGTCCACCGGCGCATCACCTTCGAGGGCCTCGACCGCCTCGCCGGGAAGTTCGGCCGCGTCGTCGCAGCGACCTGCGGCAGCAACCACGGCCGCGTACGCCGCGGGAAGGACGCCGTCGGGCCGCCCGTCGACGACTGGGGCATTGAGGTCATGTCCCAGATCGCCGACGCCTACGCCCGCAACGAGGACGCGTACGGACACGTCAGTTTCGTCATGCCGGAGCGGTGGCGAGACACCGTGTCGCTCGACGTCGCCGGGAAGATCGTGGGCCTGGCCCATGGGCACCAGTACGCACGCCCCGACAAGGCCGGCGACTGGTGGCGAGGGCAGACGTTCGGCCGGCAGCCCGTGGCCGACGCCGACATTCTCATCACAGGCCACTTTCACCACTTCCGAGCGCAGCAGATGGGCAACGGCAGGCTCTGGGTCCAGGCCCCGACCCTGGACAACGGCAGCGACTGGTACGCCGTCCGCTCCGGCGAGGTCTCCTCCTCGGGCCTGATGGTGTTCAGCGTCGGCCCGGACGGCTGGGACGACCTGCGGATCCTCTGAGCGCGACGCAAGCGGAACTAGTTTCACAACATCCCCGCACGCCTCACCGTCTTCAGCAGGCCGCCAGCCGGGGGCCCGGCGCGTGGGGCAGAACGGACGTACCCGTGGTTGCAACAAAGCTCGCTCCGGCTGGGCGAGAGGCCCCGATCCGTGCGGAGGAGACGACGGGCCCTGAGCCCGTTGTCTACTGCGCCGATGCCCTCGATTTTCTCCCCACCCTCCCTGACTCGTCCGTGGATGTCATCGTGACCGATCCGCCGTACGAACTGGGCTTCCTCGGTAAGGCGTGGGACTCCTCCGGCATCGCGTACAGCGTGGAGTTGTGGGCGGAGTGCCTGCGCGTCCTCAAGCCGGGCGGGCACCTGGCTGCGTTCGGCGCGACCCGCACCTACCACCGCATGGCCGTGGCCGTGGAGGACGCCGGATTCGAGATCCGTGACTCCCTGCACTGGATGTACGGCACCGGTTTCCCCAAGGGCCAGGACGTGGGAAAGCTGATCGACCGACGCCGCGACGATCACCCGGCGCGCCGCCGGTTCACCACCGAGTTCGCGGCGCTCCGTGACTCCGTTGGCTGGACGAATCCGCAGATCGACGCCCTGTTCGGCTTCAACGGCATGGCGCAGCACTGGACGACACAGCGCCAGTCCGCCGCGGTGCCGACCGTGGAGCAGTGGGAGCAGCTGAAGGCGGAGATGGGGTTCGAGGCCCCGGCCGCGCTCGATGACCTGGTGCACGAGCTGAACGGGCGGAAAAACGCGCCCGGCGAGGCGTGGGAGGAGCGGAAGGTCATCGGCACGGCGCGCCGGACCCGCGCCGGCTCCGGGGTGTTCCCACAGCTCCAGTCCGACACGTTCGACGTGACGACGCCGGCGACCGCCGAGGCCGCGCGCTGGGAGGGCTGGAACACCGCCCTCAAGCCCGGCCACGAGCCCATCGTCCTGGCGCGGAAGCCCCTCGAAGGTACGGTCGCCTCCAACGTCCTGGCGTACGGCACCGGTGCGATGAACACCGCCGCGTGCAAGACCCCGCTCGGCGACCCGGAGGGGCGTTGGCCGACCAACGTCCTGCTGTCCCACGCATGGGCCGTCGACGAGGCAGGATGGATCGTCGACGGCTGCGCGGACGGCTGCGCGGAGGGATGCCCGGTCGCCGAGCTGGACGGTCAGTCGGGGCGGCTCACCTCCGGGGCGAACCCGCGGCGCCGCAACGCCGACAAGTTCCGCAACGTCTACGGCGACTTCAAGGGTCAGGCTGCGTGCAAGCCGGTCCGGGGCGCGGACTCCGGCGGCGCGTCCCGGTTCTACCCGGCGTTCCGCTACCAGGCCAAGGCCCCGGCCAGCGAGCGGCCGCGTCTGCCGGACGGCACCACGCACCCGACGGTGAAGCCGATCGCGCTGATGCGGTGGCTGGTCCGGCTGCTCACCGCGCCCGGCGGGCTCGTCCTGGACCCGTTCGCCGGCACCGGCACGACGCTGGAGGCGGCGCGGCTTGAGGGCTGCGAATCCATCGGCGTGGAGGCCAAGGCCGAGTACGCGGAGCTGTGCGAGCAGCGGATACGACGCGACTAGGTGATCCACATGGGAAGTCCCGCCCCATCAAGATCATTCTTGCCCAATTGGGCAACTCCCCTCTTCCCCCGGTAGCACGCGACCCAAGGCGCCCCCGTGCCCCATCCTTCGCCGCGCCACCGACCCCAGAAGGGAACAACCCCATGCTGCACAAGGAAGACGGGACGCTGATCAAGAAGTCGGCGTTCCCCGCGTCCGCCGTCCCGGACGTCCCCATGCGGATCACCGAGGACGTGTACGAGTCCAAGGCGTACGGGCCCGGCGACGGGCGCGCCGAAGGCTCTCGGTTCCACCTGCTCTACCAGGCCGGAACCATCGTCCCCCAGTCCGAGATCGACCGCCTTTACGCCCCGGTAGCGACCGTAGCGACCGTGAGCCCGACCACCGGCCCGGCCGCGGGCGGGACCACCGTCACGATCAAGGGCACTCGCCTCGCCGGCGTCACCGCGGTCAACTTCGGCGCCACCCCGGGCACCGAGCTCAAGCGCGTCTCCGACACGGAGCTGCGCGTGAAGGCCCCGGCGGGCGCCGCGGGGGCCGTCAACGTGGTCGTCGCGGCCGACACCGGCAACGTCACCAAGTCCAACGGCTTCACCTACGCCTGACCCCTGACCCGGGCGTCCCTCCGCACCGCTTGAGGGCCGCCCGGGTCACGCTCCGCCAGGTCGAGGCAGGGCGCGACACAAGCGGCGCCGGGTGTGCATGGTGCGCGCCGTCCGGACACGAACCCCCGAGAGGGAGCCACCCATGGCAGGCACCACCCGTACCCGTAAGACCGCGGCCGCGAAGACCGCAGAGGCCTCCGACGCGACCACCGAGGCCGCGGAGTCGGCCAGCACCGCGGCGGCGGACGAATCCGCTACTGAGGCCGCCACCGCGGCGACCGTCGAGGAGTCGGAGACGGCCCCGGCCGACAGTGCCGCGAAGGCACCCGAAGCCGCGCCGCTCGAGCCCCCGGCCGTCCAAGAGGCCCCGGAGGCGCCCGCGGCCCCTGTCTACGCCACGCCCACCGAGGTCATCCCCGACGAGGAGAACCTCGCCGAGGTCATCATCGACGACACCACCAAGGAGCCGCCGGCCGACGTCGACTCCGTGTTCGTCCCGCTCACCGAGTACGGCTCCGTCCTCGTGTGCACCGTCCGCCTGGTCGAGAAGACGTTCCTCGGGCCGCACCGCAACCCCGTCCACCGCCTCCTGCAGCCCGCGGGTGCTCACGTCTCCGAGAGCGTCGCCGCGCGCATCAGGGAGCGACTGCAGGACCAGGCCGCACGGCTCGCCGCCCAGGCCGAGAAGTAAGGAGCCGCGGGGTGTTCGACTACAGGCCCATGTACGGCGGGGCGCACTACGACCCCGAACCGGCAGGCGGACAGGTCACCAGCGTGTCCCTGTACGACGGTCCGGACCGCACCACCAGCGTGGCGGCCGCCGGTCCGGCTACCCGGCTGCGCGCCGGCGTCTACCGGTTCACGCTGCCCGACGTGCCTCCCGGCCGCTACTGGGCCACCGTCTCCTTCACCCCCAGCGAGGGGGCCCAGCCCGTCAAGGACGAGTCCGTACGCCTGGACCTGCCCCTCGGGCTGGGCCTCGTCACCTCCCCCGAAGCGGTCGCCAAGGAACTCGGCGTGCCGCTCCCGCTCACCGCGGAGCAGCGCGACGACCTGCTCACCGCGATCCGGAAGGCGCAGGCCGACGTCGTCGGGTACCTGGGCCAGCCCGTCGTCCCCCAGCTCGTCACCCGTACCGCCCTGACGCCGTACGTCGGCGGGACCGACCGGCTCGAGGACGCCACCCTGTGGCCGTTCGACGTCGACGACCTGGTCCAGGTCTCCACCTACCGCGTCCGCACAGATGGCGCCTACGACGTCGACTTCCTCGTCGGCCTCGACGGCGCCGCCGTCGACCCGATCGTCCGGTACGTGACCACACACGCCGCCGAGTCCGAACGGCTACGCCCCGGCGGGGTCGGCTCCCAGGGGCGCCGCGTCTCCTCCGTCAGCGCAGAGGGACAGTCGATCTCTTACGAGTCGGCGCCGACCACCGGCCAGGCCGGAGCCCTCCCCGAGCTCACCAGCCTCGCCCGCTGGAAGCGCCGCCTGTTCCAACCCCTCGCCCGGCCCGCCCGCCCACCGTGGCCGTACTCCTCGGCCCGCGGCCGCTGACGAAGGGAGCTGCCGACCATGGCCGTCGTGCTGCCGAACGCGCTGCTCACGGCGTACGCGCTCGCCCACCCCTGGGCGCGCGACGCCAACGGCGTTCCCGTCCCACCGAACCCGAACCAGAAGCCGGCCCCGCGCGGCACCTGGCCCGGATCGGTCCTCGAGCAGCCCGACGGATCGTGGTCGGTACGGCTCGACCCGCAGGCCTGGCCGGTCAAGGACGGCGACACCATCTCCGATGAGACCGGCCGGTCCTGGACCCTGTCGAGCACCCGCAACCACACCGTCCCCGGCTGCCCGGATGTCGACTACGTTCAGGCCGTCGGCACGCTCAACCCGCCCGAGGTGGCGTGATGGCCGGAGCGAAGTTCACACCCGCGCAGGGCCTCGAGCAGCAGCTCGCCCGGATGCTCGCCCCCGCGGTACAGCGCATCGCCCACCAGGTCGAGATCGAGGCGAAGCGCCTGGCCCCGCCCACCAAGCGCTGGATAACCATGGGCGACGACAAGGTCCGCCCGACGCACGTCTCCGCCAACGGGCAAGAGGTCCCCGGGAACCTGCGGTTCGCGATCGACTCCATGCGCTGGGACATGGTGCACCGCGGCGTCGGCCCCACGACGTACATGCTCGAGCCGCTCGACAGGAGCTCCCGCGCCATCGCCAACCTCAAGAACTGCCGCTGCCGCGCGCACAAGGACCCGGAAGGCATCGCCCGACACATCAACACCGGACAGCCGGTCATCGCCGGGAAGCGGGTCACCGTCACCGTCTCCGTCCAGGCACCCATGGTCGTCGAGGCCGAGGTGGGCACCGTCTACCCGGGCAATCTGCGGGCCGACGGCACACACTTCATGTCCCGCGCGGCCGGTATCGTCGCCGCGCGGCGCTGACGGCGCGACACAAGCCGCGTTCGGCGCGCACAGTGCGCGGCATGGCTACGAACCCCACCACCAAGAAGCCCGCCGCAGACACCGCGGCGGAGGAAACCGCCGAGGCCGTCACCGAGACCGCCCCGGCCCGCCCCGCCCGTAAGACGGCTCCCGCCCCGGACGTCGTCGGCCCCGCCCTGCCCGTGGGAGTCGACCCGGTCGCGGTCATCTTGGCCCACCACCACACCATCGACGGCACGAACTACCCGCCGGGCGCCAAGCTCCTCGTCTCCCCGGACTACGCCCGCCGGCTGCGTGGCCAGGGCTACGCCACCCCGGCCTGATGAGCGAGCCCACCGTGGCGGACGCGGATCCGGTCTCCGCGCTCCGTGTCTGGCTGCTGGAACACCCGGAGGTCGCCGACGCGCTCGGCGGCCCCGGCCGGGTATCCGGGATCGCAGAGGCTCCCTGGCCGCACCTGCGCATCGACCACGGCCCCGGCGGGGACCTGCGGGACATGAACTGGGCGATCTCCCCGGAGGTGACGCTCGAGGCGTACGGCGACCCCGGCGGATGGCCGGGCAAGGCCGAGCTGCGGAAGATCCTGCTGCGCTGCGCCCAGGCCGCCCAGCAGCTCGGGGAGGCGCCCCACGTCCCCGGCCAGCCGGTCCTCAGCGGCATCAAGCCGTCCGGGCTACTCGTGTGGTCGCCCCTCGTCGATGGCCAACCCAGGTGGGTCATGAACCTCTCCGTCACCGTGCATCCGTGACGACGCGACGTTAACCACTTCGGCTCTCCAAGGTGTCCGCGCCCCACCACCGGACACCAAGGAGAAGCCCGCCATGGCTGGCGAGACCACGAACAACAACGAGATTCTCATCCCTCAGCTCAGCCGCATGTGGCTGGCTCCCGTCGGGACCGTCGCCCCGGCCGACGCCACCGTGGCCATGCCCGAAGGCTGGTACACGGTCGGCTTGTTCACTGAGGACAGCCTCAAATTCAACTCCGAGCCGAACTTCGAGCAGGTCCGCAGCGCCCAGTCCTCGTACCCGACCCGGACGTTCCAGACGACCGACGCGGCAACCGTCGAGGTGGACCTGCAGCAGTGGTCCGTCCGCAACTTCAAGGCGGTGTACGGCGGCGGCAGCATCACGGCCGTTACCCCGGCCGCAGGAGGCGGGAAGCATTACCGATTCGCTCCGCCCCGGATCGGCGGCCGCACGGAGATCGCCGGGTGCATCGAGGTGATCGACGGTGGCAAGCACTACCGCTACGTCATTCCTCGCACGATGCAGATGGAAGGCGTTTCCAAGGAGCTCGCCAAGACCAAGGAGAGCGTCCTGCCGCTACGCCTGGCCGTCCAGGGTGGCGACGACACCGATGCCTGGTACGTCCTGACCGACGACCCGGCGTTCCAGCCTCCGGAGCCGACGATCGCCACCATCTCGCCCTCGGGCGGCCCGATCGCCGGCGGCACCGCCGTGACGATCACCGGTACCGACCTCGGCAGCGTGACCGCCGTGAAGTTCGGCACCACGGCCGGCACCGGTCTGATCCTCAAGAACGACACCGAGCTGTCCGTGATCTCCCCGGTCGGTACGACCGGTGCGAAGGACGTCGTCGTCGTCTCCGCGGGTGGCGACGTCACCAAGACCGGCGGTTTCACCTACGCGTGACCCAGCCCTGCGGCCGCCCTCTTCGCCCTGCTCAGGCGGGGGCGGCCGCACGGCGCGACACAAGCCGTGCAGCGCTGCCACTGTCCGCGCGCTGCCACACCCGGCAACCCAGCTACGCACCCACGAAGAGGTCACGCACATGGACACGTCGTTCGTCATCGACCTGGACGCCGAGCGCCGCGAGGTTCTGTACCCCGACGGCATCCCGGTCAAGTTCGGCGGAGAGCAGTTCATCTTCCCGGCGGAACTGCCCGCCGAGGCCCTCGATCCGATCCTGTCGGACGAGCTCGGCCTGGTCGAACTCCTCGGCGAAGTCATCGAATCGGCCGACGGCGACGCCGGCGTCGCCGAGGTCGTCACCGCCCTGTTCCGACGCCCGACCCTCCCGCGGAAGTTCCTCGCCGCGATCCGGCAGACCTACGCGATCCTCCTGGTCGAGCAGCACGAGGGATTCCTCGAGAAGCGCCCTTCCATCGGCGACTACGTCCGGCTGACCACCGGCCTCATCAAGGTCTACGGGGTCGAGCTGGGAAAGCTCTTTCGGTCGGCCGACTCGTCCGCGAACGATTCGCAGACGTCGAGTCCGACCTCTCCCGCTTCCACCGAGTCGACGCCCGACGTATCTGGCTTCGTCCCGGACAACCCGGATTCCTTGGACTCCGGCGACTGATCTCCCTCGTCGATGGCCTGCCAGACGACTCCCGGGTCCGTTCAGCCCCTCTCGGTGGCTGGACCAAGGTCCTCGAGCTCCTGGCTCTCGCCGTCGAGGAGATCGGGCTCCTGGCCGCCGACAAGCGGCGCGAGGAGCCGACAACCATCGTTCGCCCGCCGCGCTCCGACGCCACGACGCGCAGCGGCCCCGGCACACCGCCCCGGCCGTCGCAGTCCGCCCCGGAACCGCAGGCACCCCGCATGAGCGGCCACCGCCAGATGCTCGCCGCCGCCATGCAGAGAGGAATGGTCCGAAGTGGCTGAGGGCCTGCAGGCCGGCCGCCTCGACGTGCCGGTCGTCGCCGACCTTTCGGGGTTCGCTGAACGGCTGCGTACGGCCGTCGAGACGGCCGCCGAGGGCCTGGCCGCCAAGATCAAGGTCGAGGTCAACTCCAAGGGCCTGAAACGACGGCTCAAGGAAGCGGTCAAGGAGGCGTCCAAGGGCGTCACCGCGAAAATCCGCGTCGAGATCGACGAGGACAGGTTCCGCACCACCCTCGCCGGCATCCGGCGCCGCATCGACGACACCGACCTGAACATCCCCATCCGCCCAGACGGGGACAGCGACGCCAACGGCGGCGGAGGCCTCCTCACCCGCCTCCGCGGACTCATCACCAACGCTCAGGGCGAGGCCGACCGCAATCCGGTCAACGTCCCCGTCAACATGCGGATGCCGGGCCGCGGCCGCGGCCGCGGCCGCAGTCTGCGGATGCTCGGCATCGGCGCCATCGTCTCTCTGCTCCAGCCCGCAGTCGCACTCATCGGCCAGTACGGCGCCGGCCTGACCGCGCTCGTCTCTTCTGCTGCACCCGCAGTCGGTGTCCTCGGCGCCATACCCGGCCTGATCGCCGCGGCGGGCACCGCAGCGATCGGCACGAAGATCGCGTTCTCCGGATTCGGCGAGGCGCTCAAGCAGACGAACGCCGCAGCACAGATGCTCGCCGCGGACGGCAAGGTCACCAAGGCGCAGCAGGAAAAGCTCAAGGAGGCGCTCGACAAGCTTTCCCCGTCGGCCCGTAAGGCGGTCAAGGCCGTCTCGTCGCTGCAAGGGGCCTGGAGCAAGGTCCGCATGTCGGTCAGCGAGCGGTTCTTCTCCAAGGTCGCCGACGACATCAAGCCCCTGGCGAAGTCCGTTTTCCCGCTCCTCAAGGACGCCCTCGGCGACTCCGCCAAGCAGATGGGCACCCTGGCAGAACGTGGCGCCAAGGCCATGCAGACGGGTCCGTTCCGCAAGGACTTCAAGACCATCGCGTCGACGAACTCGCGGGTCGTCGGGCACCTGACGGACAGCCTGGCGAACATGGGGTCCGTCACGAAGGACTTCCTGGTGGCGAGCGGGCCGTTCGCCGAGCGCGTCGCCCAGGGCGGCGAGCGGATGACCCAGTGGTGGCGCGCCTCCGTGAAGGCGGGCCGGGAGACCGGAAGCCTCGCCCAATTCCTCGACCACGCAGGGGACAAGGCCGCGCAGCTCGGCCGGACCAGCGTCGGCCTGATCAAGGGCCTCGGCGGTGTCGGCAAGGCCGCGATGGACACCGGTAACGCCCTGCTCGACGGCCTCGAGGGCAGCATGCTCCGATTCCAGCGCTGGGCGAACTCCGGCGCCGGCCAGAAGTCAATGAAGCAGTTCTTCTCCGACGCTGCTCCCGCCTTCCACGAAGTCAACATGTTGTTCGGCGACATGATGCGTGGTCTCGGCAGGACCATGAAGGACGGCGGGATCACCGACCTCGTACGGCAGATCCGCACCGAACTGATGCCCGCGCTGGGCACCTTCTTCGAGGCCCTCGGCCAGACCGTCGGCCCGGCAGTCATCTCGGTGATCTCGAACATCGCCACCGCGATCGGCAACCTGTCGTCGGCCGGGTCCGGGCTCGGCGTCCTGCTCATGGCCTTCAACGGTCTGCTGAACGTCTTCAACACGTTGATGGGCATCATCCCGGGGGCGAACACCGTCCTGGCGACCTTCTTGGGCACGATGCTCGCCCTCAAGGTCGTTACGGCCGTCGGAACCATGCTGCGCTCCTTCGGCACGTCCGTCACGGCCGCGGGCACATCCGTACGCGGCCTCGGAAACACGATGCGCGGCACGCTGGGCCCCGGCGTCCTCGGCCCGCAGGTCACCATGTGGCAGCGGATGAGCCTCGCCTACTCCGGTGCCGCAGCATCCGGGAACCGGTTCACCGGCGCTATGCGCGGGATCGGCGCGGCCAACCGCGTCGCTTCACGAGCCATCGGAGGCATCACCTCGGCACTCGGCGGCCCCCTCGGTATCGCGCTCGCCGGCGTCACCATCGGACTCGGTCTCCTCGCCTCCCGGCAGGAAGACGCGGCCCGCGCCACCCAGGCCCACCAGGAGCGCGTCAAGTCACTGACGGACGCCCTGGTCGCCTCCGGCGGCGCGATCGACGCGAACGTGCGCGCCCAGGCCGCGCAGCTCCTCCAGGACACGGAGCTCGCCGACGGCAAGGGCAAGCTCGTCGACGTGATGTCTGAGGCGGGCGTCAGCCTTGGGGAGCTGACGAACGCCTACCTCGGTCAAGGGAAAAGCCTCGGGGCGCTGCAGAAAGAGCTCCAGGCGACGGCCGACGGCCACGAGGAATGGATTACGACGAGTGCGGGCGTCTCACAAGGATGGGACGACGAGGGCCTCGCTGCCATCCGCGCGAAGGACGCCCTCGGCGCCGTAAAGGGCGAGCTCCAGGACGCGGCGAAGAAACACAAAGCACTCGCCGACGCCATCAACAACTCCGGCACCACGGGTAACACCGCGTACGACCGCCTCGGCGCCGCCGTCCAGACCTTCGGCGACAAGACGAAGTCCGCAGACGAGCGGGTCAATGCCCTCAAGCGCGCGCTGGAGGCCCTCAACGGGAACACCGAGTCCTTCCACGACGCCGAAGCCCAGCTCAACGCCGTGATGCTTCAGATCGACGACACGATGAAGTCGAACATCGCGAAGGCAGACGGCTGGGGCAAGGCGCTCGTCGGCAGCGACCACCTGGTCAACACCGCGACGAAGAACGGCCAGTCCCTCAACACCCAGCTCACCCAGCTCCGCGACGGCATGCTCGCCGTCGCCACCCGGGCAAGGGAGGCCGGGGAACAGGGCCTGATGCCCATGTCCGACGCCATGGACAAGGGCCAGGAGGCAATGGAGCGGGCCCGCGCCAAGGCCATCCAGCTTGCCACCGACATGGGAATCCCGACGACGCAGGCCAAGGCGCTCGCCGATCAGATGGGGTTCGTCCCGGACACCGTCACCACGCTCATCACCGCCGTTGGCATCCCGAAGGCGACGGCAGAGCTCCTCAGTCTGCGCGGCGATCTCGAAAGCATCAAGCCGGGGAAGTCCATCCAAATCACCGCCCCCACCATCGGTGCGCGCGAGCAAATCGAGGCGCTGGGCTTCACCGTGCGGCGGATTCCCGGCAGCAAGAAGGTGTCGGTCACCGCTCCGACCGGCAGCGCACGCGTCAACATCTCCGCTCTGGCCGAGGACATCGCCAGAGCCCCGGACAAGAAGAAGGTCACCGTCCAGGCCATCATCAAGCAGGCCGCGGGCGACCTGAAGAACGTCCAGGAGAAGGTGGCGGGCCTGCCCAAGGGCAAGTCCATCGACGTCAAGGCGCCGACGAAGGTCGCCCAGCAGGCGTTGAAAGACCTCGGATACAAGATCAAGACCGTTGACGGCTCGAACGGCAAGACGGTCCGAATCACGGCTCCCACGGGGACGCCGCTGGCCAACGTGAAGCGCATCCAGGGCGCCATCAACGGGCTCACCGGTAAGACCGTGCACGTCACCGTCAAGTACAGCGAATCCGGCAAGCCGTCCGTGGTCCGCACCCACGCGGACGGCGGCATCGTTCAGTACGCCAACGGCGGCATCCGGGCTGCCACCAACAGGATCAAGGCGTTCGCGGCCGGCGCCGAGCGGCACATTGCGCAGATTGGGCGGCCGGGCGAGATCCGCGTGTGGAATGAGCCGGAGACTCAGGGGGAGGCCTATATCCCGCTGGCCCCCGGCAAGCGCAGGCGCAGCGAGGCCATCCTCCAGCGCGTGGCGCAGATGTTCGGCGGCCAGGTCGTGTACTTCGCCCAGGGCGCTCTCCGCCAGTACGCGGCCGGCGGCGTGCGCAGTTCGAGCGCGAGCACGACCAGGCCCCGCGCGACCACGGCGCCGGCGTCCACCCCGCTCGTCGGCGGCGACCTGAACCTGAACATGACCAGCGCTCCCACCAGCGCGGGCCAGGCCCTGAGCGACGCAATGTTCGAACTGCGGCGGATCAAACTGGGAGGTGCGTATGCCTCTGGCTGAGGGCGAATTCAAGCTGACGTACAGCGCAAACGGGGTGCACCCGGGCGCCGCCTTCACCTTTGGGACCGTGCGGACGGGCTACTACCTGCTCGACGACTTCGAGGTGAAGGACACCGACATCACGGCCGGCGACACCCCGCTCCCGCGGGAGGACGGCATTCGGCACGGCCAGGACTACACCACGGGCGCCACCATCACGTTCGAGGTTGGAGTTGACACCGTTGATGACGGCGACACACTGCTCGAGCGGCATGGGGCGAACCTGGACGCGGTGTCGGTCATGAAGCAGGCATGGGACGCGAGGGCGGTCCGCGACCGCATGGCCACGCCCGCCGTGCTGTCGACGACACAGGGCGGACGGGCGCGGCGCTGGTACGGGCGGCCCCGGCAGTGCGCGAAGGCCGCGTCGAAGCTGACGAGGCTGGGATACACGCCCGTCGTCGCCACATTCGCCACAGCGCACACCGGCAGCTTCGACGACGTCGAACAGAGCGTGCGCGTCGACATGGCCCCACCCCCGCACCGCGGCATCAGGGGGCCACTCAAGGCCCCAATCTCGATGATCGGCGAGGGCGCCGTCCGCGTCCCCGGCGAGATCACCGTGGGCGGCAACCGCCCGGCCTGGCCGGTCATCACCATCACGGGCCCGATCTCCCAGCCGGTGTGCGAACTGGTCGGCAAGTGGAAACTCGGCCTGAACCTGACGCTTGCCGTCGGCGAGAAGGTCACCATCGACCCGCGGCCCTGGGCCCGTACGGTCCTGCGGGGCAGTGGCAGCGTGGCCGGTCTCATAACCAGGTCCTCGCCGCTGCTCGAGGACCTCCTCATCCCGCCCGGCCGCCAGGACTTCGTGCTCCGCGGTACCGACGCAACCGCCACGGCGTCCATGACCGTGGCCTGGCGCAACGCCTACGCCTACCTGTAAGGCCAGGACGCGACGTTAGCGCTCCGGGCCCGTGATCCTCCGCTGTCCACCAGGACCAGCAGAGGAGATACGAGATGGCGTGGGACAGCGTGCCGTGGTTCACCGAGGGCAGCGCCGAGCACAGCTCCGAGGTGGCGCGCCTTCTGGCGTACGCGGCGTTCGGCGGCGCGCAGGGTGTGGTCGGCTCCGGGGACCTGGCGGTGAAGGCGTTGTCGTCGCCGGCCGCCAAGATCCAGGTACGCCCCGGGGCCTGCGCGATCATCAACCGGGCCACCGGGTCGACGTACCAGGCGTACGCGGGACGACTGCCCGCGACGGACACGGTCAACGTCGCTGCGACCGGGACGTCCGCGCGCTCCGACCTGGTCGTGGCCCGGATCGAGAACCCGTACTCGTACGGGGAGACGTGGCCGAACCCGTCTGACCCCGTGGTCGGGCCGTACATCTTTACGCGGATCATCTCCGGAGTCGCGAAGACGGTCACCGACGTCAGGCAGGTCCGCCCGAACGACTCGGCGATCACGCTGGGCCGCATCGACATCCCCGCGAACACCTCGTCGATCACCCAGAGCATGATCAAGGACCTGCGGGACATGGTGAGCCCCCGCCGCGACCGGCGCCTCTACACCGCGTTCCCTGGCGCCTTGTCGACGCTGTCCTACAGCGACAATAAGTGGCACAACTGGCCGTCGGCCGCGTCCTGGGACATTGACGTGCCGTCCTGGGCGACCCGGGCCAAGCTCGTGGTGACCTTCGCCGGCTTCCGCATGACGAAGTCCGACGTCTACGCCCGGATGCAAACTAAGTGGGGCAGCACCCTCCTGGGTCAGGACACGTACATCGACGACGACTCCGGCAACAACACCCGCCGCTCCACGATCGTCCTCGCCGACAACTTCGCCATGTCCAGCGCGCTGCGCGGAACGACGCAGACCCTGTCCGTGCAGACGTACATGTACAAGACCGAGACCGGCGACGTCTCCGTCGACGTCGGCACCTCCATCGTCGCGGACGTCGAGTTCGTCGAGAGCCCGGACGAGGAGGAGGTGTAAGCCGTGCCGGTCGGTTGGCGATTCATCGCGCAGAGCGCGCTCACAGAGACCGTTCTGGACTGGCAGGTGCCGTTCACGCTGTCCTCGAACCCGAAGCGGGACCTGTCGGGTCCAGGCGCCATGGTCGGGACCATCGATCCGGAGTACGCCCGGATGATCGGCGCGGACGGAGACCCCATCCTGCAGGAGTGGGGAACGAAGTTGTACCTCGAGATCGACGGAGCGATCCGGTGGGGAGGCATCGTCACCAAGACCGCGTACGACGGGGCGCAGGCCACGGTGTCCTGCGAGGGGTTCTCGACGTACGCGCACGGCATCCCGTTTGAGAACTACATCATCTCCGGTATGAAGATCACCCCGAAAGATCCGTATGCCGGAAAAGACAAGAATCATGACGGGTACATCGACGGATCGAAACCGAAGAAGAAGGTCCCCGCGCCGCCGAAGCCGTACGCCGGCCCACGGATCGACGTCTACGACGCCTTCCGCAGAATCTGGGCGCACGTCCAGGGCAAGCCCCTCGGGAACATCGGCCTGGACATTGACACCCACAACAAGGGGGAACTGCTCGGAACGGCCGACGGTGAGGACCCATGGGAACTCGCCTGGTGGGATAACCCCGACTGCGGCCAGACCCTCGACACCCTGGTCAATCAGTACATGTTCGACTGGATCGAGACGCACGCCTGGGAGAACTCGACGAGCAACAACATCACCCACCGGCTGAGACTGGGGACTCCCCGTCTCGGCCGGAAGCGCACCGATCTCCGGTTCGCGCAGGGGGAGAACATCGTCGCCATCGCCAAGCCGGAAGGGATGGGCGGCGACTACGCCAACGAGGTCATGGTCTTGGGCAAGGGCGAGGGCCACAAGATGAAGCGCGCCCAGGTCAGCGACATTGCAACCTGGGCGAACCGGCGCATGCGCCGGGTGGCAACGGTGACGGACAAAAAGCTGTCCTCCGCCACGGCGCTGCGCAAGCGCGGTCAGCAGGAACTCGCCGGCCGCACCGCCGCCCTGCAGATCCCCGCCATACAGATCGTCGACCACCCCAACGCCAAGTTCGGTTCCTGGGCCCTCGGCGACGACATCCGCGTCCAGGTGCACGTGCCGTGGGTCGGCGACGTCGATGTGTGGCACCGCATCATCAGTGACGAGATCAGCGCCGACGGCTTCATCACCCTGGCCCTAAAACGGTCCGACAGCTTCCACTACTAACCAGGACGCGACACTAACCACCCGGGCCGTTGACCATCCCGCGCCATGGTCAACTTCCTGGACGATCAGTCAGACGCCAAGCGCTTCGCCGCGCTCCTGGCGGACTATGACCGGCGCCTCCGGGACCTCGAGCGCACGTCCAAGGCCGCGTACACCAGCATCGAGGGCGGCACCCTCGACATCTACACCGAGGACGGCACGCTCGCCGGGTCGGTGGGCGTGCAGCCGGACGGCGGTATCGCGCTGGTGCCGGAGCCCGCGGCCGCCGTCCCGCCGCCCACGCCCGGCGCCCCCCTTGTGGCCCCCGCACTGGCCGGCCTGGTCGTCACCTGGGACGGCTGGTGGGACGACTCCAACGCGCCGCCCACCGACTTCGCCGCGCTGCAGGTCCACCTGGGCCCGGCCGCCGACTTCACCCCCGAGCCCGTCACCCTGGCCGCGGCCATCACCGACGTCACCGGCGGAAGCGTCACCGTCGCGGTAGAGGGCTACGAGGAGCGCTGGGTGCGCCTGATCGCCCTCAGCACCGCGGGCCTGACCGGCGCTCCCTCAGTGGCTGTGGCGGGCAAGCCGCGCCAGGCCGTGGAGCAGGACCTCATCGACGGGATCGTCACCGAGGTCAAGCTCGCCGAGAACGCTGTCACGGAGGCGAAGATCGCACTCGGCGCGGTCGGGACGACTGCACTTGCCGATGGCGCAATCCTCACCGAGAAACTCGCCGACAACGCCGTCAAGGTCGGGAAGCTCGCCGAGAACGCGGTGACAGGACCAGCGATCGCCGCGAACGCGGTCGTCGCAGGAAAGATCGCGACAGACGCCGTCACGGCCCGCGAGATCGCAGCAGGGTCCGTGACGGCAGAGAAGCTGACGATAATCGGCGGCTCCAACCTGCTGTCCGACCCGTCGTTCGAGGGCGCCTACACAGCCGCGCAGGTCGCCGGGATCGCCTACGCGTCGCAGGACAAGACGATGGGCAACGGGTCGCCGGCCAGCATCAAAATCGACTGCGTTGCCGCCGCCCCCTCCACCTTCCAGGTGCCTGTCACCAACGTGCCCGTGCTGCCGGGCGACCAGCTGTACCTGGCTGTCGACTACTGGGTGTCCAGCGACTGGAACGGCACCGAGATCAACTTGCAGGCGCGGTGGGATGACGCGGCCGGGACTCGCCTCACCTTCGGGAAGGCGCTGACGAGTACGCCGGCGCGGGAGACGTGGACGCGGATGACCGCGACGGTGACGGCGCCCGCGCTGGCCGCGAACGCGAGGATCCGCCTTGAGTCGGCGGGGACAACGCTCGGCGCGGTCCGCTTCGACAATGCGGCCGTGCGCCCGGTGGTGGCAGGGGTGCAGATCGCCGACGGTTCGGTCACCGCGCCGAAGATTCTCGCCGGGGCGATCACCACGGACAAGCTCATGGCCCTGGGCGTGACCGCCGAAAAGATCGCGGCGTTGGCGATCACCGCGGACAAGATCGCCGCTCTGTCCGTGACCGCGGACAAGCTGGCCGTGAACTCGGTGACCGCCACGAAGATCGCGGCCGGGGTCATCGACGCCACGCACATCAAGGCGGGCTCCCTGACCGCGGACCGGCTGTCGCTCGGCACCGACGGCAACCTCATTGCCGACCCCTCCTTCGAGGGGGCCGTGACCGCGCAGCGGGTCGCGGGCAACACCGCCTGGTCCGTCGTCGCAGGCGGCAACGGCACCGCTCAGGCCCTGCGCAACAACGCGGCGTCGTCCCTAGAGATGTACCTGGTCGGGCCCATTCCCGCGGTCCCCGGCCAGAAGATGTACCTCGCCGTCGACTACCTCGCCTCCGCGGACTGGGCCGGCGACCGGGTCAGCATCTACGCCGAGTGGCGCAACGCCGCCGGTACCTCGCTCGGCGTCGCCGTCATCACCTCCGGCTCGGGCGCCACTGTGAAGGAGGCATGGACGCGGATTGCCGGAGTCGCCAGCGTCGCGGCCCCGGCGAACACCACGCAGGTGGTTGTGCGCCTCAAGTCGGTCTCTTCCACTGCGGGCACGGTGACATGGGACAACGCCGAGGCCCGGTACGTGACCGCCTCCGGCTTCGCCGGGCAGCGCGCCGAGATCTCCCCGATGGGTCTGCAGCTCTACGACGACGCAGGAGAGGAAGCGGTCGCGCTCGTCACCGGCCGCCCGAACTACCTGACGCTCAGCACCGACGGCGTGCCCGTGGCCACCATCGACCAGGACGGCGCCGCCGGCTTCCAGCGCCTGGCCGTCGCCGACACCCTCACCATCGGCGGAGCGGACCTCTCGGAATACCTGAACCTCGTTCCGCGCGGCATCCAGGCCATCGATTACCAGATCACCACCCGCACAGCATCCGGCACCGAGATGGGTTTCGTGGAGCTGGCCGCCGACATCGACGAAACGCGTATGTACCGGTTCGTGTTCTCCGCCCGCGCGAACCCGTCCGCGGGCGGTGGAGAGCTGCAACTGCGCCTTCGTGACGGCGGAACCGGTACGCCTACGATCAATTCGACGCAGAAATACATCTCCGTCGCACCCATGCCTGTCGGCAACAGCTTCACGAGCTGGCTGGAGCACATCGAATCCGGCCCCAGTCTCGGCGCCGGTACGCACCGGTTCCTGATCACGTTCATGAACTCGCTCGGTCCGTCGGGGCAGACATGCGAGATGTATGGCGCTGTGAACTCGCGCGGCTACTTCTACATCGAGGACATCGGCCCGTACATCCCCGAGACCGGTGGCTACAACGACGGCGGCGGCACCACCGCGCCGACCCCGAAGAAGGTCACCAAGACGTATGCGTGTTCCTGGTCCGGCTCATACGCGGGCCGCGGCTCCTACAACTCGTACTACAAGAACTCCTGCTACCAGGGCTACTACTCGTCGACGAACGGCACGCAAGCCTCACTGATCGGCTTCCCGTCGAGCCTGTCCTCCGACCTGTCGGGCGCGACGATCAACAAGGCCGAGGTCTACCTCTACTTCGATCACTGGTACGCGAACGCGGGCGGCAAGGCCGTGATCAAGGCCCACAGCCACGCCTCGCGGCCGGCAACGTTCTCCTCCGACAGTGAAGGCAAGACGATCTCGTGGGCCCGCAATGAAGGCAAGTGGGTCGATATCACCAGCGTTTTCGACAGTACGAAGTGGCGCGGTATCGCGCTGGACCCGAATTCCACGTCGTCGACGTACTACGGCCGCGCCCGCGGCTACGGCCAGACCAACCCCCCCAAGCTCCGCGTCACCTACACCAAGTGAGGAAGCCCCGCGATGCCCGCTCTACCCCTGTCCTTGACCACGATGTGCGCCCTGGCCTCCGAGGCGTCTTTACTGCCACGCGTCCGCATGGCCATCGCCGTCATCGCGCAGGAAGTGTTCGTTGAGGCGTCGACGTCGCCCGGTTACCCGCTGCGCTGGAACTTGGCGAAGACCGTACTCAGCCCCTCGGAGGCACAAGCCGCCTCCATGATGGTCGGCCTCGTCGTCTCCCCAACGCTGCTCGCCGCCGCGGCGGCCGCCAGCTCAACCGATACCGCAACCATGGCCGCAGCGATCTCCGACGAGCAGATCCTCGAGGCAGTGCGTGCGGGATGGAACGCCGTCGCCGGCGTCGGGCCCGCGCCGACCGCCGAGACGATGAACGCAACGACATAAGCCCCTCGCATGGTGCAGCTTTCCGGCTGCGGGGAGCCGCGGGCTTTCGGGCCCCGGCTCCCGCGCATCCCTACTGACGACCGATGACCGAGGAGGCGCTCATGGAGTGGCTCGTCTCTCTGGCGCCTGTCCTCAGCCCAGCATTCAGCACGGTGGGCGTGCTGGGCGCGGCCTGGATGGTGTACCGCCAGAACAGACAGAAGAACGACACCGATGCGGAGACCGCGGAGGCCACCACCTTCGTCACCTCCGTCCAGACCGTGACCAACGGTTTCACCCAGCTCCTCGAGCAGCAGCGCGAGACAAACGCGAAGACGCTCGAGCGCGTGACCACCCTGGAGAACAGGGTCGAGCGCCTGGAGGAGGAGCAACGGCAGTGGAGACGGTGGAAGGCTGCGGCCGTCGACTACATCCACCAGCTCCGCGCCCTGGTCGCGAGGCTTTACGAGCGGCCCGTCCCCGCTCCGCCGGGAGAGATCGCCGAGGACCTGGCCAACCGGCCTGACGGCTGAGCCAGCACGCGACGCAAGGGGCCGCCCGCGCGCACAGTCCGCCCGACACGCACCCCACGCATGAAGGGCAACACCCATGTCTGCAACGCTTGACGCTCTCTCCACCGGCGGCCAGGTCGGCGCTGTGCTTCCGCTGCTCACCGCGGTTGTGCAGCGCCCCGCCTGGTCGGCGAAGTACAAGAAGGTCATTGCGGTCCTAGCCGCGCTCGTCGCCGGCGTCGTCGCCGTGGCCGCGGACGGCGGCTGGGACCAGTTCCAGCACGGCAAGCTGACCACGGTCACCATCCTCGCCGTGCTCGCTGCCTCCCAGACGAGCTACGACCTCGTGTGGAAGCCCAGCAAGCTCGCCCCGATCATCGAGAGTCTCACCACGAAGAAGACGCCCCAGCAGGCCGACTAGGGCCCACAGGGCACGGCTGGCCCCCGGCCGACGGGTACCATCTGCAACGAGGTGGCCGTACCGCGGCCGCGAAGAATGCGTTCGAGGTTCCGGTTCAGGGTTCATGGGCTCAAGACCACGCCGCTCGCAAGAGCTGGGGTGTTCCTCTCGCCCGTTGGTTACCTGGCCATAGCGAATCGAGTAACCGGGTGTGTGTAGAGCACTCGGGGCCGGGGAGTGGATGCTCCTACGAAGATCCGGCACACGCATCTCCGCGCCCAGTGCGGTCACCTCGTTGTGTCTCAGCAGGCAGTACGACACCAGGGCCCGAGAGCACGGGTCACACCCGAAGCGGAGGAACACGTACATGGCCGATGCCCGACAGGTTGCGGCGGAGATCAAGCGTTTGTCCGAGATGAGCCCCGACGCCTTCACGGACACCGTCGTCCAGTACGTCACCGGTGGCACCAACAGGCGCGCGCCGCGCGAGACCCAGGGCGCCGCCCTTCACGATCCCCGTCTCGCCCCTCGCACTCTCCAGGCGCTCCGAACCGCCGTGCAGCGGGCGAAGGCCTACAACCCCATCCGGGAGGGCGAGACCAGGAAGCAGCAGCAGGCCCGCATCGCGCCGTGGCGAGAGACGATCAAGGCAGCGATGCCGCCGTTCGAGGACGTCGTCGACGACCTGGCCCACGACCACGCGAAGGAACTGGCCGCCCTCGGTGACGACTCGTTCGCGGACCGGTGGACAGGTTTCGTCCTCGACGAGCCAGTGCCCGCCCCGACGTCCCCGCATGTCGAGGCCCTTGCTTTCCGCTCACCGAGAGTAGCCGGGAGAGTGGCGCGTCTGTGCCGCCTCATGATCGAGGAGCCGGCCCGCTTCATGCCCGAGCCGCCCGCGGGCGAGAGCGGCAACGCACAGGAGCGCCGGGTCGAGAACTTCCGCCGGCGCGTGGAGTCCGAGGCCGCGTACCTGCGCTACTCCGTCCAGTACGGGGAGGCGCGCCAGGGCCGGATGCCGAGCGAACCGAACGTTCGGCTTCAGGCGCTCAAGGTCCTCGGCGAGCGGCACCCCGAGGAGCTGATGGAGCTGCTGCGCCAGGAGCGCGGCGGCGCGCTTGAGAAGGCCGCGGAGGAGCGCAGGGCGCGGCGTGCGGTCCGCCGTGCGGCCCGGCAGGGCGCGCGATAGGGCGCGCCACCGGCTGACCGTTCCTCCCCGAAGGGCGCGCCCGATGGCGCGCCCTTCGTCGTGTCCGGGGTGCGCCCGAGGGCGCGGCGGCGCGCGTTCCTGGGGCGCGGCCCTGCGCGCGCGATCGGCCGGTCGGCGCGCACCCGCCTGGTCATCCGCGCCGCCGGGCGCGCGCCGTTGAGAAGCGATCACCGCGCCGCGCGGCGCGCTCCACACGGCCGGCGCGCGTGGCCGACGATATCCAGGAGGCCGCGCCCATCGTGGCGCGCGACGGCCAGGCGCGCGGCGCGCCCTGTAAAAGGGCAGGTCAACGGTGCGCGCCATGGCGCGCTGCTGCGGGCGCGCCTGAGCGCGGGAGGCTCGGCGCGGGCGCGCGGTCCATGCGATCCGGGCGCGCGCGATCTACGGAGGGCGCGCCCGGATCGGCGCGGGCACGGCGCGCGCCCGGCGCGCCTGAGCGCGCGCGTGGAGGCGCGCTCCACACGGCCGGCGCGCGGCGCGCGCGTTCGGGCGCGCCTCGATGCCGAGCGCGCCCGAACGCGCGCGCCCGGGCGCGCCGGTAGGTACGGCGCGGGCGCGGAGCAGCGCGGTCCCGGACTGGACGCGCGATCACCAGAGCGCGCGCACGGGGGAGGGCGGGCGCGCCGTGCCGTGCCGAGGTGACGTGAGGTGATGAAAGCGCGGAGGAGCGGAGCGGCGGAGGCGCGCGCCCGAAGGGGGCCGGGCGCGCATCACCTCACGTCACTTCCCGGCGGGCGCGCCCTCGAAGTACTGAGCGAACCTCTGCTGAATCTGAGGATCGACGGTCGGCGCCTTCCGGTAGTAGGCGGCGAGCTCCGTCTGCCCCTCCTGCTCGAGCTGGGCGATGATCACGGGCCGGTGCTGCTGGAGGTAGTCCCGGAGCACGGTCATGGGCGGGTCGCCCGCCTCGGAGATAGGCCCGAGGTGCTCACCCACCGTCATCATCTTGATCCGGGCCTGGACGACTGCCTCGGCGTTCAGCGCCTTGAGTGCCAGCTTTTCGCCGCGCGTCTGGCGCGTTGCCCGAGGCGCCGCGGCGGCTGCCGGTGCGGAGGGGGCCGCCTGGGGCTCCTCGGCCTCGCTGACCTCCTCCGGGCGCTCGTCGACCGGGGGCTCGTCGTCGAACTGGGGGTCCGGCGGCGGCGGGGGTGCGTTGTCATCGGCCGGCGGCTCGAGGTCCTCGTGCGTCTGGTGCTCGCGGGCACCCTCCGGCTGGCCCTGGCCCTGGCCTTGGGCCGGGGGCGTGGCCGTGGATGCGGTCGGAGTTTGCTCCGGAGGCGCACTCGGAGCCGTGCTCGGCTGCGCGGACGGGGCCTGCCCGGCGCTCCCGGTTCCCTGCTGCCGCTTCTGTTCGGCGCGGCCCTTGGCGTATGCGAGGGAGCGGGTGATCAGGTCGTCCGCGTTCATCCCGCCCCAGGCCTCTGTGCGGGTCTGGATCTGCCGCAGGGTGACCATGCCCCACTGTTCCCGGATGTTGTGCAGCGCGGCCTCCGGGTTGTTCTCGTCGGCGAGCGCCTTACGGATCAGCTCGACGGCCTGGTCGCCGGTCAGCTTCGGCCGCTCGTCCTGCCGGGCGGGCCCCTGCCCCTGCCGTTGGTCGGGCCGCTGCTGTCGCTGCTGCTGGGGGCGCTGCTGCTGCTCCCGCTGCACCTGCTGCTCGTCCAGGTACGCGTGCGGCCGCGTCTCGGTGACCTGTCGGGCGGCCGCGGCCTCCTGAAAGCCCATGCGGCGGAGCAGGGTGTCGATACTGAAATTCTCGAACCGCTCGCTCTGTCCGGGCGTGACTTCCCAGTGCAGGGTGCGCACGCCGGTCAGGTACGCCTCCCCCAGCGCGTGAAGTTCAACGATGGCGTCAACGGACGCCGGGAGGTTCTTCTCGGCCTTGGTCTTGCGGGTCTTGTCCCGGGTCGGCTTGTCGTTCTCGAACGCGGTGACGAGTTCCTGGCGGGCGAGCAGGATCGTGGGGCCGGAGTGCCGACGCAGAAGCCAGAGGATCTCTCCCCATCGGTCCTTCGCCCGGTTCCACAGGTCGGGGTCCACCGTGACGGGAAGGTCCGGGTTCGGGCCGCGGCGGCGCTGCTCCTGCGCCTTCCTCTCCGCGCGCCACCGGGCGTAGAGGGCCTGCTCGTCGCTGAGCATGTCCCACAGCACGGACACGTTGTCGACCACGATCATGTTCCGCTTGCCCTCGACGGCAGGCGGCTGCGCGACGGCCCACCGAACGGCGTCGAGGATGTCCTGGTAGCTGCCATTGTGGGACACGATCTCGTAGTTGGCCCCGGGGATCCGACCGTAGTAGTCGGCCGTGCCCTCGGAGCCGCCGATCTCGATCCAGTACGTCATCCCGACCAGCTCGGAGGCGGTGCCCTCAGCCGCAACGCGGCTCTTGCCGGTCTTCTCCGGGCCCGCGATAAGGATCATCGGCGGGTTCGGCAGGCCAGTCGGTCGGCGGGACGTGCGGGCGCGCTGAGGCGCGGTGATACCAGGCATCTGGCTGTTCCTCTACTTCGTGGTTCCCCGGGTTGCTCTCCCGCGGAGGATGCAACGGCAGAGGGGTTAGCCTCTCGCCGTTGCCATCGGCTTACTATTCTACCCGCTCGGCGGGATAGCTCAATGCCGGTTGAGCAGATCGGCGACGGGAGTTGAACCCTCGGGGTCCTGGTCCTCCCGGTGCCGCGCGTACCACTGGTCAAGCGCCTCGTACCCCTCGGCCGCGCGCTCGAGCTCCTCCTCGGACTTCCCGCCCCAGTCGGCGATGTCGCCGGCGAACTCCCTCCGCACCGTGCCCGGGTCGCGCCGGCCAAGTGCTGCCGTGATTTCCTCCCAAGACGCGCCCCCGAACGACTCGGCGAGCACGACCAGGTCGACGAGCTGATTGGTCAGCTCGCGCAGCTCGCGCGCCCGACGGATGCGCTCGGCCGGGCTGGTGGTCTCGGCGGTGGTGGCGACTGCCTGCCGGGCGAGGTCGGACAGGTCGCGGGCGGCGCGGGCGGTGGCGATCCGGGCCAGGATCTCCGGTGTCATGAAGGGTCCGATCATGCAGGCGGCGGGCACCCCAGGTCGGGGGCCCGCCGCTTCGGTACGGGTAGGGGCAGGATGCCTTACGAGCCGGTTGCCGTCAGCGCCTGGTCGAACGCGGCGAAGACGTCGTCGACGGTCGCGCGCGGCGGAATCTGGACACCCCTCTGCGCGGCGTACTCCTTGATGATGCGACCGCGGACCTTGCGCCCGTTGCCCTCGCTCTGGCCGAGGACCTCCGCAATCGCAGCACCGGTCAGAGGGCCGTCGAACACGTCGCGGTGCTTGCCGTCGATGACCTGCACGAGGATCTCGCGCAGCTCCCCTTCGGTGCTCCACGACGGGACCACATACGGCTGCGGCTCGCCCGGCTCCTCCGCGGCCGCGGCCGTGGGCTCCTCCGGCGTCGGCGCCGGCTTGAGGACCTTCGCCGGCTGTGAGGGGACGGTGGCCGTGATCCGGCGCGGCTTCAGGGACGCCGCAGGTACGGCGGCTGCCGGCACGGGTGTGGGAAGGGCCGGGAGCTCCTCAACGGGGGCGACCGGAGGGGCGAAGATGCCCAGTTCGAGGCCCGCAGCGCGTAGCCCGTCCGCGGCGGTCTCCTGCAGCGGGATCCCGGTACGGGCGAGACGGAGCGGCATCAGGGACTCGACGGGCGCCTTCGTGCGCCAGGCCCGACCGAACCGGGCGCGGAGCTTTGCCTGGTAGAGGAGCCGTCCCTGTTCGAGCTCGAGGACCGTGTCGTACGACGTGAGCTCCCACAGCTTCATGCGGCGCCACAGCAGGAAGGTGGGCAGTGGGGCCAGGATCCATCGGGCCCACCGGACCTTGTCCATGCGGCGGCGTCGGCCGGTGGCCGCGCCGATCCGCACGGCGTAGGTGTGCGCGGCGATCTCGGAGACGGCGACCCACAGCAGGGACATGGCGCCGTGCGCGACCTTGGACCACAGCGAGGTACCGGCCGCGACGTTCAGGGCGCAGGTGATCAGGCTCAGCGCCCAGGGGACGAGCCGCGCCCACCACAGCCGCATGTCCATGCGAATGAGGAACAGGTAGGCGCCCGTGAACACGGGGATGGCGGAGTCGATGGCGGTGGGCAGAACCCACGGCTCGTCAAAGCCCCACTCCAGGGCCTTGGCGGACACGGCGTCGAACGACGCGTAGAAGCCGAGGCCGCCGACGCCGGCTCCGCCCAGTGCGGTCAGCTTGATACCGCGGCGCTCCCAGAGACTGAGCGGAGGGACGCCGGAATCGGCGGAGTCGGTGGAGCTCGGCTCGTGGTCGACGGGGGTCTGCGGTTCGTCGCCCTCGCGGGCACGGGTGAACGGCAGCTTCAAGACACCTTTCCTCTCGTTCGGGTCTCCCCGGTCGGCTTATGCTCATGGCCTCCCGGGTCGACCAAACGATATAGCGTCTTCCGCCTCCTGCGCCTTTACCGACGCCCACACCCCGCCAGCAACAGCGACATACAGGGCGTTTGACCCCGGATCACCAGTCGAGAGCCTGCACGGGCTTCCGCCGGTCCGGGCCCACGATCTTCGCCAGGTGCGCCGAGGACTCGAGCCGGGACAGCAGCCGCTCCCCCAGGATGTCGACTACGCCCATGGCCTGGCTTCCCGGCTGCCTGCGGCTGCGCAGGTTGGTGGTGTACGCGGTGGGCCGCCCGGCGGAGATACGGGCGTCGATCAGGTCGATGGTCTCCCGCCGGGCGAACTCGGTCGCGGTGACGTCCATCTCGCCGCACAGCTCGTCGAGGACCAGGAGGTCACACTCGACGAACCGCTTTCGGACCTCCCACGCCTTCATGTTGTGCGGCGCGGAGTCGGGGCGACGCCACGTCAGGTACGTCGCGTGCTTCACGTACAGCGCCCACAGCCCGCGCTCCGCGGCCTCGTTGCCGAGGGCGCACGCCGCGGCACTCTTTCCGCTGCCGATGGGCCCCGGGATGAGCATGTTGAGGACCGACGGGCGGGCATCCAGCTTCTTCGCCTCGACCAGGGAGTCGAGCCACCCCCGCAGGGTGTTCGGCTTCTGGTTGTCGTCAAGGTGGCTGAAGCGGAAGGCCAGGTACTCGTTCTGGGCTGCGTCGTAGATGCTGTTCCTCCACATGTTCAGGCGGGCGCGGGCCTGGGGAACCGAGACGTCCTCCCAGAGCCCGTCTTCGGGTTCGGGCTGGGGCGGCATGCCGAGCTGGGATATGTCGGCGCCGTTCTTCTGCAGCACCCGGACGATGTGCTCGCTCAGGTCGCCGAGGGCGTTCATGCCGCGCGCGGGGGCGGCGTGAGTGGTGGCCGACATCGGGTGCGCTCCTTACGATCGTGCGATGACGCCGAACGTGGCGTCGTCGGAGTCGTCAGCGGCCGGGGTGGGGGCGTCGCCGGGCGTGGACGGCGGGGCGTCGTTCTGGGCACCCCACGTCGCCTTGTCGCTGTACGGGATCCGGCCGGTGGGCTGGCTCGGGACGATGTGGTTCGTGGCGACTCCGAGGGCGGTCTGCCACTGCTGCGCGCTGGGCAGGTGCTTACGTGCGTGCCGCAGGGCATCGGCGCACTGCCGTTGGGTGTAGCCCGCCTCGAGGGCCTTCTTCACCATGCCGCGCATGGCCAAGTAGCCGTTGGTCTTCCCGACGTACTTGCCGAGGTGCTTCTCGGCGTCCTCCCACCACCACTTCGCGACCGCCTCGACGGCGGCGTCCAGGGCGGCCTTCTTCTCGTCCTTCTGCTTCTTCTCGGCGGCCTTCTGCTCGTCGTCGGCCGCCTTCTGCGCCGAGGTGCGGCGGGTGCGCCGGGGGCGGACCGGGGGCTTCTCCGGCTCGGCCGGCGGTTCCTCCGCGGTGTCCTCGTCCTCCTCGCCGCTGTCCTCCGGCTCCGGCTCCGGCTCGGGATCGGCGGGCGGCTCCTCGTTGTCGAACGGGTCCGACTCGAACCCGTCGCTGCCGAAGGTGCCGTCGGGGTACTCGACGAGGAACGAGCCGTCTTCCTGCTCGACCACGGGGACGGCCGGGTCGGACACGGTGCTGAAAATCTCGTGGTCCTTGATCCACTGCTCGACGGGGTACTCCGAGACGGCCGTGCCCATCACGCACTTGCCGGTGCGCAGCCTGCGGCGCTCGAGCCGGTAGTAGCCGCGCTCGGCGAGCTCGCGCAGCGCCGTACGGACCGCGCCGCGCCCCTCGCGTCCCTCGCCCTTGGAGAGCTGGTCGGATCGGACCTGCCACCCCTCCTTCTGGTCCAGGATGTAGCCGAGCAGCCCCAGCGCGCGGTAGCTGATGGTGGTGTCCCGGATCGTCTTGGAGTCGATGGCGACGAACCGGGGACGCCGGTTGACTCGCACCCCGGTGGGGCTGGTCAGGCGGCTCATGCAGGGGCCTCGCTCGGGGTTTCGTCGGTCAGGCGGAAGTAGGTCCGGTGCGTGCGGCGGCATCCGGTTTCGGAGGCCACCGGGCGCCGTTCCCTCTCGGCCATGCCCGCGTAGATCAGTTCGTTCAGGGCGCTGCGCACCTGGTGCGAGGTCAGCCCAAGGCGGGTGTAGATGTCGGTGACGTCGACCCACTCACCGCCGTGCAGGGCGAGTTCGAAGACGATGCGGTGCGCGCGGTCGGAGAGCTTCCGGGCGGCGGTCGCGGTGGCGGTCATGGTGCTGGTCCCCAGGGAGAGGGGCCCGGCCGCAGGGGGCCGGGCCCAAGCGGTCGGTGTCACTCGTCGCGCGCGCCGGGCTGTGCCTTGGGCAACAGCTCCGGCGTCTCCTTGAGGAACTCGTCGAGCCGACCGCGCTTGTACGCGGCCAGAAGTACGCCCTTACCGATCGGGCGCCCCTTGAACCTGTTCCAAGTCCAGGTGACGGTGCCGGTGGGCTTCCCGCCCGACACGAACTGGAGACCCGGGATGACCTCGCCGGACCGCGAATCGAAGATGGTGCCCGTCTCAGGGTCACGCTGCGCATGTGCAAGAACTGCATCCACGAACGCGGGCTTCGGGACGATGACGATGTCAATCTCGCCCTTCTCCTCCGCGTACGCCTCGAACGCTGAGTCGTCGGCGACCTCGAACCGGTCCCTGGTGACGTTGACCTTGTAGTGGCCCACCTTCTCGCCGTCGATCTCGACGACGAGTTCCGGCTTCTTCGTCGCCAGGAAGTCCTCGACGAGGGGGTCGCGCGGGGCGTCCTTCCGAGGTTTGATGACTTCCCGCTGGTGGTCCTCCATCGCGCGGGCAAGTGCCCCGACCAGCGCGAGGGTGGACAGCGGGACGCCGATGGGCTCCTCGGCCTGGGTGTCGTCGGCGACGTCGTTCGACATCTCGGTGTTCCTCTCTTCCCCGGACGCCAGGCCCAGGATTCGGGTTGTCCCGGGCGGGGTGTCTTCGGGGCGTCGTATGGAGGTACGTCACCGGCCGAAATTTGTTACACCTAGGCCCAGGTAGCTGGGTTGCTCTCCCAGCCACTCCGAATAGTACACCCAGGGAAATGCTTTGTGGAGCACGCGACACAAGCGGCGCGCCCCTCTACGTTCCTCGCGGTTCTGCAGCGCCCGGCGACGTCACCGGTAGCGGCGGGGCCCCGGCTCCGCCCCAACCGGAACGAGGGCGGAGGCGGCCCGGTGGCGGGTGGGGGTCGGCCATGACGGCATCGCCCTGCTTGCGAGGCGGGGCGCCGCGGTTGAAGTCCGCGGGCTCGCAGCCCTCCCCCGCCGTCGGGACATCGACGCATGGGAGAGGACCGCACCAGCCGTGACCGAGACGATCGCCAGGCCGCCGCGCTTCATCGCCTACGTGCCGCTGACCGACCTGATGCCGGCGGACCGAAACCCGAAGCGGCACGAGCTCGAGCTCATGATCGCGTCGATCGACATGCACGGCCTGGTGGAGATCCCGGTCGTCGACGAGCGCACCCGGAAGACTCTCCACGGCCACGGCCGCCGTGAGTCCCTGATCGAGATGCAGTCCCGCGGGATGCGCGCACCCAGCGGCATCGTCATCGACGAGGACGGCGGCTGGCTTGTCCCCGTACTGCGCGGCTGGTCCTCGAAGAACGACGCCGAGGCCGAGGCCCTGGCCATCAAGCTCAACCGGCTCCCCGGCGAGGGCGGATGGGATCCGCGCGAGCTTGCCGAGGTCCTCGAGGACCTGGCCACCGGCGACGCGGAGCTGTTCGATTCCCTGGCCATCCCCCACGACGAGATCGACAAGCTGCTCGGCCAGGTCGACCCCGAGACCCTGCCCGGCGGCGGCCGCGAGGACGAGACGCCCCTGCTGCACCTTCCCGACGACGGCGAACGCGACGGCGACCTCAGCCCCGACGACGAGGGCCGCTCCCCGCACGCCACCTGCCCGGCCTGCGGGCACATGTTCACGTCCAGCCGCTGACCCGTCCTCCGAGGAACACCATGTCCATCCGACGCAAGGCACGCCGGCCCGAAGGTCGCAGCGGTCGGCCACGCCTGCTCTCCGACGACGTCGAGGCGCGCCTCGTCGGCGCGTCGCGTACCGGCGTTGCCGTCGAGCTGGCCGCCGAGATGGCCGGGGTTTCCCGTTCGAGCTTCCTGGCGTGGATGGCCCGCGGCCGCGTCGAGGTCGAGGCCCGTGAGGCAGGCGAGAAGCCGGACCCGGCCGAGGAGGAGTACGCGGCCCTGTACGAGAAGGTCCGCACCGCCCGCGCCACGGCGGCCGCGCGCGCCATGATGAACATCCGGCGGGTCGCTGACGGCGGCATCGTCACCAAGGTCACCACCAGGAAGTTCCGCGACTCCGTGACCGGCGAGATCGTCGAGGAGACGGTGGAGGACCGCACGTCGCCCGACTGGCGCGCCGATGCCTGGTACCTGGAGCGGCAGCACCGCGAGCACTACGGCAAGGACGCGATCGTGGCCGTCGAGATCACCGGCCTGGGCGACCTCGCCGCCGGCCCCGACGATCAGGCCGTTGACCTGTCCGCGCTCGCCGAGCGCCTGGACCGCAGCCTGTTCTCTGTTGAGTACCCGCCGGAGCTCGAGGACGGCTCCGTCGTCGACGCCGAGGTCGTCGACGAGTAGTCCTCCCGGCAGCGCGCGACGTTAACCGGCCGCGCCCTGCACGGTGCCCTCCACCGATCAACAAGTGGAGGGCACCACCCCATGACTCTAAAGATCATCTCCCGCGCCACCTGGGGCGCGAAGCCGTGGAACGGCACCCCGGCATCCGTCCCGCTGTCCAAGCGCACCGAGTTCTACGTCCACTACGACGGAGCCCACCACATCACCCGCACCGGGTACGCGATCATGCGCGCCATCGAGGCGGAGCACCTGGGCAACGGCTGGAGCGGCGTCGGCTACAACTTCGTCATCGACCAGGCCGGCAACATCTACGAGGGCCGTGGCTGGGGCCTGCAGGGCGCCCACTGTCCCGACCACAACACCACTGGCATCGGCGTCCAGTTCGCCATCGGCGGCGACCAGGAGCCCAGCGCGAAGGCCCTGGCCGCATGCCGCGCGCTGTACGAGGAGGCAGGCAAGAAGACCGGCCGCACCCTGGCCAAGCGCGGCCACCGGGACGGCTTCGCGACCGCCTGCCCCGGCACCAAGCTGTACGCCTGGGTCAAGGCGGGCATGCCGGCCGGGAACTACGAGGCGGCCCCGAACCCGGGCGGCTCCCTTCCGAGTGGCGGCTCCGAGGTCTCCCGTGCCCAGGTCACCATCAGCGACCTGACGTACGGCTACGGCGCCAAGGGCGACCACGTAACCAAGGTCGGCCGGGCCCTGGTGAAGAAGGGGTTCGGCAAGCACTACACGTCGGGCCCGGGTCCGACGTGGACTGACGCGGACACGAGGAACTACCAGGACTATCAGGAGTCCCTCGGCTACAGCGGTGCGGACGCGGATGGCGTCCCGGGCGTGACCTCCCTCAAGGAGCTTCTGGGCACCCTGCCGGGCAAGGTCACGGCGAAGCCGGCCCCGCCGTTCCCCGGCGTCGGCAAGTTCGGCCCTGGCAAGAGCAATGCGTCCATCACCCTGCTCGGACAGCAGCTCGTCCGGAAGGGCTACGGCAAGCACTACACCTCGGGCCCGGGGCCGAAGTGGTCGGACTCGGATCGGAAGAACGTCCGCGACTTCCAGCTCGCGCATGCCTCCCTCAAGGGCGACGCCGACGGCATCCCCGGCCCGCTGACCTGGAAGCTCCTGTTTTCCTGACCCCTTCCCGGCTGGCCCGCGCCCGCGGGCCGGCCCCCGATTCTCGAAAGGCCCGTCCGTGGCAGGCGAGACCGTTATCACCGTCGTAGGCAACCTGGTTGACGACCCCGAACTCCGCTTCACTCCCTCCGGCGCCGCGGTGGCCAAGTTCCGCGTCGCCTCGACCCCGCGCACCTTCGACCGGCAGACCAACGAATGGAAGGACGGCGAAGGCCTGTTCCTCACCTGCTCGGTCTGGCGGCAGGCGGCCGAGAACGTGGCCGAGTCCCTCCAGCGGGGCATGCGGGTCATCGTCCAGGGGCGCCTCAAGCAGCGCTCCTACGAGGACCGTGAGGGCGTCAAGCGCACCGTGTACGAACTCGACGTTGAGGAGGTCGGCCCGAGCCTGCGCAACGCCACGGCCCGGGTCACCAAGACGACGGGCGGCGGTGGGCAGCGCCCGGCCGCGGCCGCCGCACAGGGGCCGACCGTCGACGATCCGTGGGCGACCCAAGAGCCGCCGTTCTGACACCAGGCACGCGAAGGGCCCCGGACTGATGTCCGGGGCCCTTCGCTTGTCTCATGCGGCTGAGACGGTCCAGGCTGAGTCCAGGATCAGCAGGTCGTCCCCGCTCTCCTCCGGCCCGGCCGGAATGGTTCCGTCCTGCCCCGTGGGCGGAGTCTCCTCCACTGGCGGCGCCGGGGTTTCGACAGGCGGCGGAGTCTCCTCCACGGGCGGCGGAGTCTCCTCGGCCGGCGGCGGCTGCTCGGTGGCCGGCGGTGTCGGCTTGGGAACACTCGGCGTCGGGTCCGTCACCGGAGGCGTCGTCTTGGGGCCACTCGGCGTCGGGTCCGTCACCGGGGGTGGAGTCGGCGTGGTGGGGGTGGACGGCTCGGGATCGTTCGGCGTCGGATCGGTCACCGGAGGCGACGTCGGGGACGTCCCTGTCCCTCCGCCGGAAGGCGTGGTGTCCGTTTCCGAACCGCCCGCCGACGCCGTGGGCGTGACGGATACGTCCGGCTCGACGACCGGCACCACCATGGACGTGCCGCCTCCGGAGGGAGACGTGGTCGGCGGGTTCGGCTCGATCCCGGCCGCGAGTGCCACGATGTCGTCGTCGCCCGGCTCGGGCCAGGTGGGTGTGCTGTCCAGACCCAGCACCAGGCGGGCGGCGAGCAGGGTGGGAGTGTCAGTCGGCGCCGCCTGGGGGGCGGCGATGATCTGCGTCACCTCGTGGTCGTCCAGTCCGAGCGTGCCCAGCGTGAGCGCGGCCAGCCGCGGCGGCAGCGGCGTGGCGCCGCCCATCGCGGTCGGCCCGGACGTCTTGTCCGCGTCCTCCAGGAGGTCGTTGTACTCCCTGATCCGGTCGGGGTCCGTGCCCCACAGGATGTACCGGTCGTGGGTCCGCATGTTCGGGTACAGCTCTCGGGAGCCGTCTTGCTTAGCCCAGGTTGCCGCGTACTTGGCGTCGTAGAAGATCCGCAGGCCGATGCGTTCGCTGCCGTACGAGAACGTGAAGATCGTCGAGTCCGGACCGGTCGCGGCCTTCGTCGCCATCACTATGCCGTCGGAGTCGGTGCACTCCGCCTCAAGTGCGTTTATCGGGTCGCACACGATCTCGCTCGACCCGCTGAACCACTTGAATTGGGGGTCGGCGAAGGGTGCCTTCACCACGTCGGCATCAGCCAGACTCGGTGAGGCGTCCGGCGCGCTGGCTGCGGTCGTCGATGTGGCGTCGTCGATGTTCGTGTACCGGCCTACCGCCCAGCTTGCAGCGAGGGCGGGCAGCAGCGCGGCGACGAGGACAGCCCTCCGGCGACGCTTGGCGGCACCGCGCGGGAGCTGCTCCCTGACGGCGTCGTCCACCAGGGCGGCGGCGGGCCCCTCAACGCTGGGCGGGACGGGATCGGTCCGCCCGAGCAGCTCGTCGAAGTCCCGTAGCTCCGGGGCCTGCTCGCGAACCATCCGTTCGGCGGCCTCGACGGTGATGCCCGGCAGTACGTTGCGCACGTTGCTCACGGCCCGGCCGAACGTCTGGTCCACCCCCAGGAACAGGGTGCGCACGCCGTTGAGATTGCACAGCATCGCATCGGTGGGGAATTCCCCCACGACGATGTCGAGCTTGTCGGTAGGGCTGCTCAACTGTGGTGGTCCTTCGCCCTACGCGCGAGTATCTCGGCGGCCATCTGCGCGGCCTCTTCCAGCCGCTCGGGGGTGATTTGCTCGAGGTCGGACACCACGAGCTGGCCGCCGTCGGGGAGCGTGATTTCCGTGCGGTGGAGCTCCATCTCCTCCAGGCCGTCGTCGGTGCCGGCGTCGTCGCGGGCCTCAGACGGATTCAAGGTCCGCATGAAGGCCGCCATCATCACGTCGTGCGTCTGCTGGACGCGGGCAGGGTTGCGCCCGTGGCCCGGCGTCAGGCCGCCTGCGGCCGCCAGGGCGCGGCGGGTGTCGGAGTCGTGTGGGATCGGGCCGCCCTCGAGCGCACGCTCGAGGCGCTCCGCTCCCCTGTCAGCGCGTTGCAACATGGGGCGCCCTCTCCTGTGAAGTCTGGACCCGAACACCGTGAACTTTTCCTCTGCCTGCCGCGAGCTTCAACAGCTCCTCCACCAGATCGGCGGAAGAGTCCCCTTCCGGGAGCACCTGGGCCAGCCGTCGCAACGACCGTACCGTCAGGGTGCGCACCGCGCCCTCAGTCTTGCCCATGAGCTCCGCAGTATGCGCCGGACTGAGGCCGTCGTAGAAACGCAGCCGCAGGCAAGTGCGCTGATCGGGCTTGAGCTCGTTCATCCGCTGGACCATGGCCGTCGCGAGCTGCCGGCGCTCGGTCTGCTCGTGAACGGAGAGGCCCGGCCGCGGCCGGTCGAGCTGCAGGTGATCAGGCTGGAGCACTTCGGTGGGGCGACGCTGTTCCTTGCGCAGGTGGTCGACCGCGGTGTTCCGCGTGATGGTCATCAGCCAGCCCAGGAGGTTCGTCCCCGGGCGGTAACGGCCCACGTTTTGAGCCACTTTGATCCAAACTTCTTGCGCGAGGTCCTCGGCCTTGTGCGGGTCGCGCACGTACTGGCGGACCCAGTTGTAGACCGTGGTGTTGAGACGCGCGTAGAAGGCGCTCATGGCCTCCGGCGCGTCTGAGCCACCGGCGGCTGCTCGTGCGATGAGCTGGTCAATGCTTGCGATGCTGTCCGTCACGGCGTGATGTCCCCCCATATGCCGTCTGAGCGCCCCCTGGCGGGCCCGATGGACCAGAACCCCCAACCGGGGAAAAGGAGGATCGTCTTCCGCGTGGCGCGAGGGAAGCATAACCGGCCAAGTTGTACCAGTCACCGGTCGGAGGCCCCATGGCAGATTTCCCTGGGCTTACTGTAATCTCCGCCTTGCAGGCGAGCGTCGGGAGAGCAACTCGGCGGGCGCCCAACCCGAAGAGAAGGAGCACCCCGCGATGTCCTCGCACGCCTCGCCCGCGCCTGCGGCCGCCGACACGGTCAACTTCTACGCGGCCCTGATGAGATTCCCGTACGAGGAGTGGATCCCGGCCGCGGCTGCGGCTGCGCATGTGGAAGACGTGGGGCTACCTCGTGAAACGTTGCGGCTGGTCATCCGCACCGGCCGGCGCCGTGGTCTCCTGCGTACGAGACGGGAGCCCGATCGGCTCGGGTTCTACGTGATGCGGGTCGTCGAGGAGCTGCGCACGCCGGCCGCGACCCTCGCCTGACTGATCAATTGGATAACGGGCCAGGGCGCCCCTCCCTCCTTGCCAGCCGCGCCGCGAGGCGCGTGGGCTGCGCGCGCGAAAAGCACCTAGGAGAGGGGGGCGCCCTGGCCCGTTATCCGGAACCATCGGGGTGGGTAGTAGCGTGGCGCGTCCGTACCTCCCGACGTGGGTAGGAGCCACTTCGTGTCTGACTCGTTCGCCGCTGTCGCCGGCCCGCTGACCGAGCAGATCCGTACGGCTCGTGCCGGACGCGACGAGCGTGCCGCGGCCGCGGCCCTCGAGGAGCTGCTCGCCCTCTACGTCCGCCTGGGCAACCGCGAGCTCGGGACGCTCCAGGAGCAGAACGACTACATCGTCGCCCGGCACCTGGGCTACCTCCCCCAGGCCCTGCAGGACCTGGGGGTCAAACCCGACGACCTGCCGGAACCCCCGGGGCGTCGGCGCCCGCGCCCCACTTCGCCGACCGGGGTGGACGTGTCCCGGATCCTCGAGCGCCTGGCGAACCTCGGCGGCCGCGACGGCGAGCCGGCCGAACGCTTCGGCGTCGAGTACCGGCCCTACGACAACGTCGTCCTGCACGGCCGCCTGCAGCCGTTCGCCGTCGTCGACACCGAGGAACACAACTTGCCGGTCTCCTGGTACGAGAACCGGGACGACGCCGAGACCGTCGCCGGCACGGCGAGCAGGCTGCGCCGACCCGGCTGACGAGGTGACGGCGGCCCGGGCCTGGTCCGGAGCCTGTATTCTCGGGACCAAGCAGTACCTGGCTCCGGCGAGGAATCAGGGTAGCTAAGAGGGGCGTCAACCGGGCCAGGTTGACGCCCCTTCTACAAGTGCGGACCGGTCAGCTTGCGATTCGCAGGGGAGGCTTTGCGTCGGGCAGCGGCGCCGGCTCCCCTCCATCTGGGTCCGGATCGAAGGACGTGCCCGCGCGCGGGTCATTTCCAGACGGAAGCTGCACCATCCTGCCGGGGAAGGTCAGGGGCCATAGGTGCGTCCCCTCCTCCTTGAGATGGTTCACCATGTGCGCCATCGACTCGTACGCCGCGAACAGTGGGTGAATCTGGACCTTGCCGTGCACGGTCCGGGGGTGGACGAGCCCGCGGTCCTTGAGCTCTCCTATGGCACGGGAGACTGACGGCACTGTGATGCCCAGGCGCTCCGCGATCTGCTTCTGTGAGATGCGGACGAGGCCAGCCGGCTCCTGGCGAGCCTGGAGGATGTCGAAGACATCCCGGGCTGTCTTGCCCAGACTCGCGTCAGGCAGTCGCTCGAACATATCGGGGTTGCGGACAAGCGCGGTGCTCACAACTACCTCCCGGCCTCTGGAATCACGATGGTGCGCTCCCGGAGGAACTTCGCTCCGAGTTGTGCGATCAGGGCGCGCTGCTTCCTGCTGCCCCACCGGTAAGCGTATGTGGGGTTCACCTGCAGCACCCCCCGGCGAACCTTCCAGGCAAAATGCAGCTTATCGAGTTGAGTAAGGGCTTTGCTGACCTTCGGTTGCGAGCACCCGAAGTGCGTCGCGAGCTTCTTCTGCGTGGTCAGCAACTCGCCCCGGTCGTCATGGTGGGTGGCCATGTGGTCCAGCAGGTCACGGGCCATGGGCGACAGACCAAACTGCCAAAGGTTCGCCTGGAGGTCAGTGTCGAGACTGATGTGCTGGCCGCTGGCGAACTGGTACGGCCGCTTCGGCGGATCCGAGCTGATAAGCCCGCCGTTGGTCGCGACTTTGTCGAGCGCCTTGACCATGTCGCGCAGCACGTCGTCCGACGGCGCTGAAGGCGGTACGGGGGCAAGACGCTGCCGGGCCGTCAGCGGCGGTGTTACTGCTGCTGAGCGCCTTGCAGGTGTAGGCACTTGACCTGCTCCTTCCTCCGTCCTGGGAGTGCAAAACTTAGCACAGGACGCAACTTTTGCAGAGTTCTATTCGCGTGTCGCGGCAATACCCTTGACGCACACGATCTATGCCGCTAGGCGGAATACAACGCCCCTGTTTGCCAGACGATCTATTCACGCAAGAGGAATAGATCGATCACGTTTTCGCAGGTCAGAGGGCTGCTGCTATCTGTAAGAGGCTGGCGCCCGCGGTCGACCGCGCCGCCGTACGGGTGGCCCTGCGGTCCTCGCGCAAGCGCTCCGGTCCTCGGGGTGGGTGGCGCGGCCACATGCGACCGTGCCGGACGTCTGTGGCCGAGGCCGTGAAGCAGTAATGGAGTGGCTGATACCGGAGGGGGTTGAACTGGCCACGCGCGCCAAAGCACTCACCTACCGGCGCGTCGTGGCGGGCTTTCGGTGGCTGAGGTTTAACCGGGGCACGATGGGCTGCTCAGCGTGAACAAGGAACGGAAGCCCAGGTGACCCAGCCGCCATGGTCGCCGACGTGCTGACCCACGTCGGAGGCCAGGCGGTACACCAGATACAGCCCCGGTTCGACCTCGGGCGCAGGCAGCGCGCCGGTCATGTCCCCGACCGACACCGTGACGTCACCGCCGTCATACGCGATCCGGGCTACCAGACCGGCGCCGGCGCAGTGCCGGGCGGTCACGTCTACCAGCTCTTGGAGCACGGCCTGGACCTCGTCGCCCGTCCGGTCGGCATAAGGCGCGCCCTTGAGGAGCCGAGGCAGGAGCAGCGCCGCCGTGGCGTAAGCGCGTTCCATGGCCTCGATCGGCGCGACGTCGGGACCGATGACGAAGTCGACGGAGTTCTCAACGCCAAGCAGGAGGGCGGCACCTCCCTCCCCCATGAGGGCGCGCGGAGGCCAGTTGTGGGGGGCGGCGTCGGAGATCGTCACGATGGTCCGTTCCATCAGGTAGCACGTTTTCGAATGCTAGTTCGAAACCGGCTAGCGTGTGCAGAGGTCAGAGCGGCGGAATCATGCGCTTGATGAGGCGCACGGAGCGATACGAGGGGTGCGGTAGCACGAGATGCCTTCCTGGGCGCGACCTGTGGCGATGACTGCACGGGTGCGCACGGCCGGTAACCGGCCGAGCGCGCTGTTTCGCGAACCATCAAAGATGGTCGAAGGGTGAAACGTCAAACAATCTGTGGTTGAAACTTGTGTTCCATCAAACGATCGGTGGATGACAGTTAGGGTGAGGCCATCACCATCCCGCCAAGGAAGATCACTCCACCGTGACTGCAGACCCCCATGCCCAGGACGCTGCCAGCGCGCAGGTCCACACGTTCCAGGACGTGCTCGGCCTTCTTCTCAAGGCCCAGGCCAAGGAGGACCCGACCAGACCCGGTGAGTTCATCGAGCCCACGAACACGGAGATCGCCGACGCGATCAACAAGAAGTTCGGGGCCGGAACCATCACGAATGAGCACATCCGCCGGCTCCGCAACGGCACCGTGAAGAACCCCGGGATCGAGGTGGCGTCCATACTCGCCGACTTCTTCGGCCTCCCCCTGGACGTCTTCAAAGCCACGGGCAGCGAGACATCCAGGAAGGTGGTGGAGGAAGTGCAACGCTTCCTCGACGCCAGACGTCCAACGCAGAGCGAAGATCCGGAGCCTCCGGAGATTCGTGTCCTTGCCCGGACAACCCGCAGGCTGTCCCCTGCCGGGCAGGCGCGTGTCGCCCGGTACGCCGAGCAGCTCGCGCAGCTCGAGGCGATGGAGAGCGAGACCGGCCCTTTCCAGTAGTCCCGTCCACCGACTAGTCCCCCTGCAGGTGTCCAAATCCGGTGATCCAATCCGCCCATGACCGCAAGATCCGCCAGGCCCTTGCCGCCGTCACCCTCCCGTCCCCGCTGACGTTCGACACGCTGTTCGCGTTGATGCAGGAGCGCTACCAGCTCCGCTACGGACGCCTTCTGGAGCTGCTGCGCGGGCCCTCACCCATCCCCGGCCTGCATGCGAACGCCTTGTGGGTCCAACGCCCTGGCGACGGCCCGGACGCCGTCTGGGTGGACGCTGCCCTCACGGGCTCCGCCGCGGTGCACAACCTCGGCCACGAGTGGGGCCACCAGGAGATGGGCCACAAGCCGCTCCTCCTGCCCGTCAAGCCGAAGCCGTACGAGTTCCTCGGCCCCGACTTCCTCGACGGCTGTCTGTTCGGCCGGGCCCGTTCGCACGAGGGGCCCCAGGATCCCGAGTACGTCCGGATCGAGAATGAGGCTGAAGGGTTCGCCTACCTGCTGCGCCGGCAGGCTGCCGAGCAGGCCCGCGACACCCGCCACCACGACCCCTTGGTCGACCGGCTGCACCACAGCCTGTGACCCCCACCTGCCGCTGAGAGCCCCCGTGCCTACCGACGACGTCATTGACTTGTTCACCACCATCCCGCTCTGGCTGGTGGTCGGCATCCGCACCTATCAGGAGATCCGCGACCGCAAGCAGGATCGCGACACGGCACGGACGAGCGGGAAGCGGGCGATCCTTGCGACCTTTGCCGCCCTCGCGGCCGGCGCCACGCTGCGCCTGTCGTTCATCGAGGACTTCCTGAACCAGCACACCGGCCTTCACGACGCCGCGGTGCTCCCCAAGCACCTGGCCGTGATGGTCGCCTGCATTCTCCTGGTGGGATGGGTCGAGTCGGTCGTACCACCCCTGGAGGAGGAACCGGCCTGGCGCCGCTGGGTCTCCTTCAAACCCCGCATGGTCTTCCTGCTCGGAACCAGCATCGCGGCCTCCCTTGTCTTCCCGTTCTCCTCCCCCTCCGTCATCGCCCCCGACGGATCCGCCGACTTCGCGAGCGCCCAGTACGGCAACGTTGCCGGCACGGTGCACCTGGCGCTGTACCTGCTGACCATGGGTGCGGCCCTGGCCCCCTCGGCGCTGCTCTGCCTCACTGTTGCTCGGCGCACCGACGACCGGCTTCTGCGGCTGTGCATGCGCCTGATGGCCGCGGGGGCCGGGACAGGCACCTTCTACCCCGTCTACCGGCTCTCGTTCCTGGTCTGCGGCTTCACCGACTGGACGTTCCCCCTCAGCGAGGGCGAGTTCCACCGCGGCGGATCCCTGCTCCAGATGGTGACAATCCTCCTGGTCATCATCGGCAGCTCCGTACGCGCCGCCGAGCTACTCATCCGCGCGCTCCAGCACCGCCACGGCCTGCTCGCCCTGCGCCCGCTGTGGGAGGAACTCGTCTCCGTCCTCCCATCGGACGTCATCCTGCGCCGCCTTCAGGAGACCGACTCGCCGCGCGAGGAACGGCGCCGGGCCCGCGACCTGTACGACCGGCTCGACAAGCGCGTCGTCGACATTTCCGACGCGTGGTTCACCCTCCTGCCCTGGATCAGCCAGGACGTCCACCGCCAGGCCCTCGACATCGCCCACAGCGCAGGCCTGCGCGGCGACGACGCCCGCGCCGCCCGGGAGGCCATCACCCTGCGCGTCGCCCGCAGGAAGGCGGTCGAGGGCGAGGAGCCCGCCACGTACGCGGCCGGCTCCCAGATGCCCATGCACAACGACCTGTTGGCGAACGCAGCATGGCTCGCCCGGGTCGCTCACCACTACACCTCGCCCAGCCTCGCCGAAGCGGCCGCCGAGCTCTCCGGCCGGCAAGCTCCCCAGGAAGTCGCCGTATGACCAGCACCACGACCGCCGCTCCTACCCCGGCCCGCGAGGAGAACCGCGCGGCCCGCCTCATCACCGACGGAATGGAGCCGCGCAACGTCATCATCGGGGTGAGCCTCGGCGTCGGCCTGGCCCAGAACAACCCGATCACCGGGGCGCTCTGGGCGCTCGAGGCCATCGTGTTCGCCGCGGTCCTGCCCATGGCCTTCATCAAGTACGGCATGCGCAAGGGCATGTGGGCCGACCGGCACATCGGGCAGCGACAGCGCCGGATGATCCTCATCCCCGTGATCATGGCGTTGGTCGGCCTCGGCATCGGCGGCATGCTCTGGCTCGACGCCCCGACCGACATGGTCGCCCTGGTCGTCGCGATGCTCGCCACCCTCGCGGTCCTACTGCCGGTCACCGCGCTCTGGAAAATCAGCGTGCACACCGCGGTCGCCGGCGGCGCCCTGGCGATGCTCGCCCTCACCTGGGGGCCGCTCGTCTGGCTCGCCTACCCGCTCGTCGCCGTCATCGCCTGGTCCCGTATTTCCCTGCGCGACCACACCCTCGCCCAGACAATCGCCGGCGCCGCCGCGGGCACCGCAACCGCCGGTGCGGTCTTCGCCGCGCTCACCGGATGACGTAAAGACCGCCATGCCTGTACTCCTCCGGCCCATGCAGACGCTTCCCGCTCCCGCGCCCGCCGTTGACCGCCTCGACGTCCCCCGCCACATCGGCTTCATCGCCGACGGCAACCGCCGCTGGGCCACCGCCCACGGCCTCACCGTCGAAGAGGGCTACCGGCAGGGCACGGCCGTCGTCCACCAGATCCTCGAACACTGCCGCGCCCTCGGCGTCGGGGCCGCCTCCGTCTTCCTGATGTCCGAGCGGAACTTCGGTCGCCCCGAAGCCCAGGTCAAGGCCCTCACCGATGTGCTGGTCGACCTGCTCGACACTGAGGCGGCCGTCTCCACCGGCCCCGTCCGAGTTCTCTCCCAGCTCTCCGGCCTCTACCTCGTCCCCGGCCGGCTCCTGGCCGCGATCGAGCGGACAGAACGACTCACGGCCGACCGCCAGGGCATGACCGTCTGCCTGGGCATCGGCTACGACGGCCGCGCCGACGTCCGCCAGGCCGTCGCCCGGTCCCTGACCGCCCCCAACTACGACGGGCGCCAGGAGCTGCCCTTGGACGACTTCCTCTCCACCGCAGGCCTGCCCGACCCCGAACTCATCATCCGCAGCAGCGGAGAGCGCCGCCTGTCCGGCTTCCTGCTCTACCAGGCCGCGGACGCCACGCTGCACTTCGAGGACCGGCACTGGCCCGACTACGACGGACAGGCCCTCGAGGAGGCGCTCGCCGTCCACGCCGCGCAGCGCCGCACCTTCGGCAGGTAACCAAGATCATTCTTGCCCAATTGGGCAATTCTCCAGGGCCCCGTACGGGTGACGTTCGGGGCCCTATCACGTGCCGCCGCCGGTACCTATACGGGCTCACTGCCCGAAACATGGCGACGGTCTGACTATCGTCCCTCTCATGACGACATCAGCAGCCGAGATTGAACGGCTCCGCTACGGGCCCTTCACCGGACCCGCGACGATGACGCGCATCATCGCGATGTGCAACCAGAAGGGCGGCGTCGGCAAGACGACGACCACCATGAACCTCGCCGGCGCGCTCGCCTCCTACGGCATGCGAGTCCTGATCGTGGACGGCGACCCGTCCATGAACCTCACCGACGGGTTCAAGCTCGACGGACTCGACGAGGACGAGGGCCCCACACAGACCGACTGCCTCTTGAAGGGTCTCGACCCGCACCCGCTGGTCGCCAAGCCGTTCGAGCTGATTCACGTCCTGCCGTCCAGCCTCGACCTGACGTTCCTCCCCGCGCGCCTGCGCGAGCGAGGCAACGCGCTCCACGCGCACAGGAAGATGCTCGCCCACTTCGAGGGCGAGTACGACTACATCCTGATCGACACCCGACCGGCCATCGACACGGACACCAGCTCGATTACCGCTGCGGCACACGGCGCCCTCATGATGGCCAATACCCACAAGTGGGCGATGAAGGCTGTCGGCTCCCAGCTCGACCAGCACGAGGGCATCATGGAAGAACTCGAGCGCGACGACTTCCACGAACTCGGCATGGTTATCAGCCTCGCCCTGTACGGGCGCGGGGAGTACAACAAGGTGATCCTGAAGCAGCTCCGCAGCCACCCCGACCTGGCGCCCCTCGTCGAGATTCCGTTCCGCGGCGCCGACCTGGGCGAAGCAGAGGCCGAGGGCAAGCCGGTCCAGATGTACCGGCCGAAGTCGGACACCGCCGAGTTCTTCCGCACGATCGCGGTCAAGGCCGGGCTGGTGGATGCCGCGTGAGCGACGACAAGAAGGAGGCGTGGGCGCAAGACGCGAGCTGGGGCTCGGCCCGGCGCCGCGGCAAAGGCAAGTTGGCCGAGGGCTCCAAGGCCGTCGAAGCGGACCGCCAGGCGACCATAGAGAAGGCCGTCGAAACCGCCGTCGAGGAGGCCCGACCTGGCCTCCACAAGATCCCCGACCCGGTCGAGCCCGCCGGGGAGGGCGCGCTCACCGACGAGGAACGGACGCGGTACGAGGAGTGCCTCGAGGGCGTCGACCTGGGCAACACAGCCTGGTTCATCCAGGGCAAAGCCCTCGACACCATCGCCACTGGCAAGCTGTTTCGGGACACCCCACACAAGCTAGAGCCGGAGCGGACCTACCGCACCATCGAGGAGTGGGCGCCCCTGGAGAAAGGCATCTCAGTTGGCAAGTGCAGCAAGCTGCGCGCCGGCTGGGCGATCGGAGAAGTCCTCGCCGCTCGCAGCTACGACGTCAACCCCGGTCAGGTCCGTGAGATCGTCCCGGTCAAAAACGCCTTCAATCTGAACGCGGCCGTCGCGGTGTACGTCCTGGTCGCCGACTCCTGGGGCCCGGACCAGGTCACCGCCGAGCGGCTCCGCAACACCGTCAAGATGCTGCCGGGCGACCTCAAGCTCGACGAGGACGAGGACGTCGACGCCCTGGCGAAGACCATCAAGGGCGTGCTCGTCGAGGAGATCCAGCCGCCGGTCTCCCGCGCGATCCCGCCCGCGGTGACCCGGGCCGTCGACAGGACCGCCATCAAGATCGCAGACGCCCTCAACCGTCCCCGGATCTCCCGCTCGGAGGTGACCCTTCGGCTCATGGAGGCGTTCGCCGACCCGGAGGACACCACCGTTTACGACGCGGTCCTCGAGCGGATGCAGGAGGCGGAGAAGGCCACCAGGAAGGCCGCCAGAGAGGCGCTCAAGTAGCGCTCAGCGTCCGCATAACACGGAGGCCCGGCCAATGTTGGTGGCCGGGCCTCCGTGCGCATGAAACTGGTGTGCAGCATACGGCAGTTCACCGAGTTGCCAGCTGTCAGGCGATCTCCATTCCGGCGTGGCACGCGCCGTGGTCCCAGCCCTCGGCGACGGGGTAGCCGCAGAAGCACGTCCCCTCGATCGCGGGCCACCCGCGCATGCGGCGCTGCAGGGCGACCATCAGCTCAGTGCGGTGAATCCACCCGTGCTCACCGACCATGTCCAGGAGCTGCCCCAGACCACGGTCGTACGCGTCGAACGCCACGTCCCCGTTCGGCACCGGCCCGCGAGTCGCCTCCCAGGCGAGGAGCGTGCCGGTCTCCTCCTCGCGCCGGGCCGCGAACCCGTAGATCCGGCTGCACCGCATCTCGTCGAGCTCGTCCAGGCGCCAGATGCTCCGCTCGGCGTCCTGCCACCAAGTCGACTGAAAGAGCAGGTCCGACCAGTGCTCCACCGGCTGCCGGCGGCCGAGCTCGTCGAAGAAGAAGACGAAGTCGTCATCAGCGCGTACGGGCGTCCCGGGGGTGTGCCAGACGTCGCCGGTGTGGCAGTCGCCCGGGTCGTAGTAGTCGGTCAAGCCGACGCCGAACCAGTCACCCACGGCGCTGCCTCCTGCCGTACCCGCCCTCGACTGCCTTACTGGCCATCGGGCGACCTCCTGCCCACGCGGCGGTGCAGGTCCTCGCGGGCGGCCTGCCAGTCCTCGGCGCTGGGCGGCAGGATCTGCAGCGCGCCGAGGACGGCCCGCAGGATCGTGCCCGGGTCGGCCCCAGGCTCCCCCGCGGCGCCCTCGATTGCGTGCCACGCCCGGTCGTGCTCGGCCGGGGTGAGCACGTGCGGCTTCTGCTCGCCTGCGGCTATGCGCTGCTGCGCGAACTGCGCGGTCATGGCGAGCGCCTCGCGCAGCTCCGGGAGCCGGCCGGTGAGGACGACGACGCGCACCGCGGCGGCCTCGTCGTCGTCGTTCGCCTGCCGGGATACCTCGAAGGTGGTCCACGCACTGCCCGGCAGCACGGTCAGGGTGTCGCCCGTGTAGTCGGTGACGTGGTGCGCCTGGCCCTCGCCGAGGGCGGCGCGGAGGCTGGCGGCCTGCTCGAGCGACAGCCACACGGCCGCGGTGTCGCCTCCGGCCGCGAGGTTCTCGGCCTCCACCCACACGTACGGCTGCCCGTTCCCATCGACCGCGGTGCGCAGGAGCAGGCGGTGGTTCTGGCCGTCGACGTAGCCGTACGGGTAGATCAGCCGGCTGGGCTCGGCCGGGGTGGTGCTGGGCATGGGCTTCTCCTAGTGCGGTGGTAATCAGGCGGACGGTCAGGCGCAGGCGGGGCGGGGGACGGACAGACCGGGCAGCTCGAGCGGCCACGGCCGGCGGCGGGCGTACTCGGTGCGGTCGGCCCTCCAGCGGCCGCTGTTCGGCTTGCTGCGGCGGGGCGTGACGTTCCAGCGCATGGCGGTGCCTCTCTGGGCGTGTGATGGTCAAGCGGCTTGGGTGTCGTTCGGGTCGGGCACGATGCGCAGGTGACGCGGGCGGGACTCCTTGCGCGCCCGGGCCCGCTCGGCGGACCGTTCGAGCGCCACCGCGGCGGACCGGGCGCGCTTGCGCTGGGAGGCGGCATCCGGCAGACGCCAGTCGGATTGGGCCTCGGCCAAGGCGGCGCGGCGCGCGGCCTGCTGGTCCTGCGTTGTCATCAGAGGGCGTTGAGGGCGGGTCTCGCCGACAGGGTCACCGAATCTGCCAGTAGGGATGGCCTCGGCCATGAGGCGTTCATATGGCGTCATCTCGCATCTCCTGCCGGCGGAACGGTGTGGTGGGACGGGAGCCGGGTGTGTGGCGGCGCCCGGCCGGTGGGCTACTTCTCCATGGCCTCGGGGGCGCGACTGCACGTGCACGTGTGGCCGCACCGCTCGCAGTCCTCGCAGAGCGCGTGCGGGCAGCAGCCGCACGGCAGGCGGCGGGTGGGCGGCAGCGTGCAGCGGTGCGCCGTGTCGTCCTCGGCGGCCGTGTCGACCTGGTTCAGGCGGGCCACGGCGGCGCGTACGGCCTCCGGGTCGGCGAGCGCCTCGGCCCGCACGGCGGCCTCGTGCTCGTCGAGCAGCGCCTTTGCCTGGACGTGGAGCACGGGCCCGCCGGCCGCGGGGGCAACGAGGTGGTTGAAGATCGGGCGGCGCGTCTCCCGGGACGCGGGCTGCGGCGCGGCGACCAGCTCGTCGGCCTGGTGGTCGAGCCACAACGCGGACGTGAGAACGCCCGTGTGCGTCATGTCGTGCGAGGTGGCCGGGAGCTGCAATTCCATTGCGCGTAGGAACCGGGCGGCCTGGCGCAGGGTGCTGATGTCCTTCGCGGTGAAGACGACGGGGTCCATCGGTGTCCTTTCAGGGGCGTTGCGGTGTCGCCGGGCGCATGGAGGAACGTCACGCCGCGGCAGGCTGTGTCAGAACGGGGGCGGGGCAGGCCCAGAGGGGCCCGGTGGGGAGCTGCTACGCGTCCGGGTCGTGCCGGTCGACGATCGCGGCGAGGTCGATCTCCTCGACCATGGCGGCGAAGTCCAGTGCCCCGTATTCGTCTACGGGGTAGCCGTCGAACTCGCCGGCCTCGGGCTCGGCCGGCCCGAAGAACTGCTCACCGCACAGGGCGACGTCACCGGGGAGGGCCGCGTCGATGGCGGCGCGGTACTCGGCCTTCATGCGGTCCAGGGCGCCGGTGTCGGCGAGCATCGCGCGCCAGTCCGGGGCGCCACCGTCGACCACGGCGTCGACGTCGGCGTCGGGGCCGGTGGAGTACAGATTCACCTTGGTGGTCCAGGTGCCGTAGATGCGCGTGGCGGTCATCGGGGGTTCCTCATTTCGTGGTTGGGGCCGGTGCTCTCCGGCCCGAAGGGGGGCGGGGCGCCCGTGCGGGGCGCCCCAGGGGCCTGCCGAGGTCAGGCGGCGAGCAGGAGCTGCGGGTCGTCCGGCAGGGAGTTGAGGAGCGCGTTACGCCAGGCGATGGCGTACTTCGGGCAGTTGCCGCAGTGGACGTGCTTGCCGACGCATTCGGGCATCGGGGCCCGGTTCACGGCGTTGTACGACCAGGCCATGGAGTCGCTGCTGTAGAGCTGGTGGGCGACGCGTCGCAGGCCGGTCTTTTTGAAGCCGAACCCGTGCAGGCGGATGCCCATCCCCCAGATCGTTTCGATGATCCGGGCGGCCTCGTCGGTCTGCTGCAGGCGGCACACGGAGCCGATGCCGACGACCGGTTCGAGCGTGAGGTCTACGCCGACCTGGTCGTACAGGTCGATGCACCGCAGGTAGTCGTCGAGGGTGCGGCCCTGGATCACGGGCATCCACGGGAGCTCGGCGTCGAGGCTCATCAGGTTGAGGAACGACGCAACGGTCTTGAGCTGGTGATCGGCGATCGTGAGGCCGGTCTTCGCGAGGATCTCGTCCTCACACATCCAGTCCTGGATCGCGCAGGCGTCCATCAGGCCGGTCTCGTCGTAGTACCGGCGCGCCGCCGCGGCGTAGTAGTACGGCGACACCGTCCAGCGGCCGTACTTCGACAGCTCCGTGAAGCCGCCGGAGTCGAGCATCCAGGGAGTGACGGCGCGCGGCAGGGTCTTGCGGCCGTCGAGCCGCTGGTGGGCGACGCACAGCGGGATGCAGTCGTTGCCGAACTCTTCGCGGGCGAGCCAAGACGGCTGGTGCGTGCCCAGGTACGTCACCCGGTCGAGGTCGGCGAACCACCGACGCTCGGCGTACACCGGAGCGGGACGCTTTTCCTTGGGCTTAGCGTTCGCCGTGATGGCGGGGACGTCGAAAAGAACGGCTGCGGACATGGTGTTCCTCGCTTCGCTGGTTCGCCGGTGGTTGCTCTCCACCAACACCAGGAATAGTACACCAAGGGAAATCCGCCGGGGTAGGGAACGGCAGAAAAAAGCGGGAGCCGCCCACCAGGACGACCCCCGCCGTGCGGGCCGGCTCAGCCCTCCGGGGTCAAGAACACCAGGGGGCGCCCGTCCGCGTAGCGCAGCCGCAACGTCCGCCCGTGCGCGTGCCGGTCCAGCCGCATCCCCTTCTCTGCGAGCGCCTCGGCCACCCGGCGCGTCACCTCGTCGCCGGGCACGGCCTGGTCCTCGACGACTTCGCCGACCGTGACCCGGTACGCCGCGCCCTGGTCGATGATTTGGGCTGCGATACCGGCACGCTGGCTCTCCGAGTACACCGGCTGGCCCACGGCCTCCCGGAGCCACTCCCGCGACGGCAAGGCGGGCAGGCCCAGGACGTCCGTCCAGCCGTCCGTCAGCCACACGGTGGTGTTCTCGACGGGACGCCACTTGCGGGTGGCGGGCCGGCCGTCCATGCGGAGCCGCTCCCCCGTCACGTGCACAGTGTGGGACGCCGGGTCGGACGTCATGCGGGCCTCGGTGATCCGGAGCTGGTACGGGCGGGCGTTCGGGATCCCCGACAGGGCCTCCGTCACCGTGATGGTCCGGCCCACCAGGGCGCGCACCGCCTCCGGCTGCTCGTCGAGGTCCTGGTGCTGTTCGGGCATCGTCGTCTCTCCATCGGAAGGGGTCGGGGGTCAGTCTGCCCGCGCCGGACCGGGCCCGGCGCGGGCATGGGGAAGATCAGGCGGCCAGGCTGTACAACGCCACCTGACGGACGCGGTACTTCGTCGCTGCGGCCTGGCCGATGTGCACTGCCATCGCGGTTCCGGCCGGCGGCCGCGCGGCGGGGCCCTCGGCCTCCTCGAGCGCCTGGGCGCGCCGGATGATCTCCGCCATGCTCAACCCCTTCTTGAAGTCGGCGCCGACCACCACTTCGGTCCGGGCGTACGCCGCGGCGAGCTCCGGCACCCGACGGGCACCGTTCACCAAGTCGCTGTTGCACCCCAGGACACAGAACACGCAGCTCAGGCGCCGGTTTCCCCAGTCGTACGCCGGGTGGTAGGGCAGACGCGACCGGGCTATCTCCGCCCACACCTTCCGGTCGCTCCATGCGTGGATCGGCCGCCAGGTGGTGACGTGCCGCTTCCCGTTGCTCGCTCCGCGGTTGACCTCCACCTCGGCGAGCTGCGCCCGCGCGGTGCTCTCCGCGGCCCGCTGGCCGATGCACTCCAGGATGAGCACGGGGCGGCCCAGGTCGCCCAGCTCGTCGACGAGCCGGGTGTAGAGGGTCCGGATCGGGCCCCTTTTCGCGTCCGGGGTGCACCAGCGTGCTGCGCTCGACGGCCAAGCCGGGGCGACCTTCGCCGTGGCCGGGTCCTCGCCGCGCTCGCGCGCCTCCTCCTCGGCCTTCGCCTTGAGCTTGCCGTACCGGATCTCGACGCGGTCGAGGAGATCGGCGCCCTTCGCCTGGACCACCTCGAACCGGGGGACTCCGGCGAGCGCCGCCTGGAGCTCGGCGAGCTCGCGCGTCCCCTCCCACTCGACCCGGCCCAGGTCCGCGTGGACGACGACGACCTTGTGCAGCATCCCCAGGGCCTTCGCGCGCCGCACGACGTACGAGAGCATCGCTTGCGAGTCCTTGCCGCCGCTGCTCGAGATGACGATCCAGTCCGCGTTGAGGATCATCTCGTCCGGCACGGTCGTCGACGGCTCGAGGGGGACGGACGGGTGCACGCGGCTCGTCCGCTTCCGCTTCGGCTTGGTCTTCGCCGGCGCGGCGGCCGCGGGGGCTTCCTGGAGCGTCTGGATGTCGGGGAGGTCGAACAGGGGCACGGTCTGCATGGCGGGGTCCTCAAGGGCGTGGAGCGGGCGGAGAAGGGGCGGAGAGGCCGGGGCGCAGCGTGGGAGCTGCGCCCCGTGGGCGGGTGGTCAGCGGTACCAGCGGCCGAACTGGTTGCGGGCGGTCACGTACTGCTCCGCGTACTCCTTGTCGCACCACTCGCTCGGGGGCAGCGCGTAGCGGACGACCGCGCCGAACCGGCACGTGGATACGACGGTCGCCGTGTCGCCGTCGTCCAGGGTGATCACGTCGCCGGGCTCCAGCCCCAGATAGTCCGGCGTGGTCACGCTGGCCTCGGTCCGCCACCAGGCGCCCCACGCCTTCGGCCCGGGCGGGGACACCGGGAGCGGCGGGAACTGGTCGCCGGGCCGGTGGTCGACGAGCGCGGCCGTGTTCGCCTTCGGGCTGTAGAGGTGCTCCCGGTCGTACGCGGCGGGAACACTCGACACGGGCAGCTCCCCCAGGGCGAGCGGCGCCCGATGGAGCTTGGCGGCCGGCTGCGGAGCGGTCGGGACGTCGAACAGGGCGATGGTCTGCATCGGGTGGTCCTCCAGGGCGTGAGACGGGTGGGGCCGGGGCGTACGGGCTGCGCCCCGGCCGGGGGAGCTGCTAGACGCTGTGGGGCGTCGGAGGCGTGAGGATGAGCCGCGCCAGACGCTCCTGGCCGGTGTGGTCGCGCTCCTGGAACTCCTGCACGGTCCAGCCGGCCATTCGGAACAGGGCGGCGTATTCGAGGGTGACCCGCTCTTGCTCGTCGGCCAGCTCCTTCCGCCCGGCGGCCGGCCGGTGCTCGGCGAGGAACTCGAGGACCACCTCGCCGGTCTCGCGGCGCGGGTCCAGGTAGGCCCCGGCGCTCAGGCACCGGTCCCGCTCGTCGAACGCGGCGAGCGGCTGCCCGTCGTGTGTGAGGAGACGGATAGCGGCCTTCACCTGAGGGACGTCAACGCTTCCGGGGAGGCAGCCAAGGGCGCGAGGCGCGGCCTGACGGGCGGTGTCGGCCTCCAGCGCGGCCCGGAGCTCCGGCGGGAGCTCCGATGTGCTGAGGCGCCGGTAGAACAGCCCACCGAGCCTCTTGGCGACCGCCGCAGCCTGGGGGTTCCTCTCCACCTCGGTACGGGCGCCGACCCTGGTCTCGGCCCGCACGCGGGTTACTTCCTGGCCCTTGTCGTCCGTGACGGTCCAATAGTCGGTGGGGTCGCCTTCGGGGGCCGGGGGCAGTGCGGGCAGCTCCTCCAGCGCGGCAAGCGGCACCCGGAGCGCCTTACCGTTCTGCCGGGCGCTGAGCACTTCGACGGTGCCGTCAGCGTCGGGGGCGGAGTTCACGACGACAACGTCCCGCTCCGTGGCGCCCTCCGGCGTGAAGACGGCCGCAGCGCCGAGAGGGTACTTCTGGGCGAGCGCGGCGGCTTCCACGGATACGCTCGGCTGTTCTGGCGGCAGGATGCGGAAACGGTGCCCGTTCTCGGCGGTGAGGGTCGCGCCGGCCGCCATGGCCGCCATGTTGTCGACGCGGGCGTCGTAAGTGTCGCCGAGCCCGTGACGTCCCAGCATCACGGAGCCGAAGTAGGAGAATTGGTTCAGCGGAGTACGGCCACATGCGGCGGCCTTGGCAGTGTCACCGTGGCTCACCGTGACCCAGATACCGCCCTGGGGGGCGCAGACCTGGGCGCGGTAGTTGGTTGCCGGGGCGTCGTGGCCCAGACGGCGGCGCTTTCCCTCGGGCACGCGGGCCGCGAGACGGTCCTTCTTGACACGGCGGCTGTACTCCTCGCCGGTCTCGGTGCTGACCTGGAAAATCCGGAAGAACTTCGGGGAGGCGTCCTCAATCTTAGTGATCTGGTAGACGCTGCCGGAGTTGTACATGAGCTGGTCGCCAACGCTCAGGTCTTGGGCCTCGACGGCGGGCACGCGGCCCACGCCCTGAAGGTGGATCGTGCGGGTGGCGGCGTCGGTGGTCTTGCCCATGGCGGGGTGTCTCCTCGGTGGAGTGGTGGCGAGTTGGGGGAGGGTGCCGGGGCGCGGCGCGTACGGTCGCGCCCCGGCGAGAGAGGGACCGGACCGGTCAGGCGACGTCGGTGACGTCGTAGTAGGCCGACAGGCCCTTGCCGAGCCGCTCGGCGGGCAGGTCGAGCGTCGGGCGCTCGTACTCGGCGCGCACCGCCCGCTCGTACGTCACCTCAGCCATGGCGCGGTTGCCGTGGTCCGAGACGCTGATACGCCGGATCGACCAGAAGTCGACGGCGTAGCGCTGCGTGCGGGTGACGGGGTCGGTGTACTCGACGAACCGGACGGCCAGGACGGGCTTCCGGTCGGCGCCCTTGATGACGGACTCCCGAAGCACGTTGCCGCCCGCGATGTTGAACAGGTAGGCGTCGTGCTGCTCGGGGATGACGTCGGTGGTGCTGGGGGCGCCGATCACGGACCGCATGGGCCCGTACTGCGCGGAAAGCTGCGGCAGGGGCTTCGCAGCCAGGGCAGCGTTCATGGGGGTGTTCCTCCTTCGTTGGTTGCGGCGGGTTGCTCTCCCGCCAACAAGAAGAATAGTACACCCAGGGGAATCTAGGGAAGGGGTAGCCCAGGTGAAACCAGGGATTCGCACCCCTGGATTCACCCGGGCTTAGCGTTCGGGGTGGTCCCGACTCCGGGGAGCTGTCAGGCCGCGGGGACGTACCGCCGGCGCTCCGGGTTCACCTTCGGCCACATGGCGGCCGCGATGCCCGGGTTGAAGTGCTCCACCTGCTCCCGGCTGATCGCAACGTGCGTTGTCCCGTCGGGGAACCGGGCCGCCACGGGCACGCGCTCACGGGGCGCGCGGCGCGGCTTCACCGGCCGGGGCGGGGGCACCACCAGCGCGGGCCGGGCCTCCGAGACGGCGAACAACGCCCCCTGTCCGTCCAGGGCGCACCGCTCGGCGTCCGCCTCGTCGGCTTCCTGCGCGCACGCCGCGTCGACCTGCCGGAACAGCTCCTCGCGCTCCTCCTCCAGGCGCTGCTCCTCGAGCCGGGCCGCCTCGGCGCGGACCAGGCGTTCCGCCTCGGCGACGGCCGCCGGGACCATGCGCGCCTCCTGGGCGGTCATGGCCTCCTCGTCGGCCCGCTCGAGGTCGACTCCGCCCGCGGCGGCCCGTACCTCCTCGGCGACGGCCCCGTACTGCTCCCACAGCGGCCGGGAGCTGTCCCGCTCCCCCACGGGCCGCGTACGGGCGTCCAGACCCTGCACCAGGGCCCGCAGGACGTCCGCCCGGAACTCCCGAGACCGCACGCGCATGGTGGACGCGTCCTCGTACTCCAGGAACGGCTCACCGGCCACGGAGCGCTTCCACGCGCCGAACGCGCGGACTGCTCGCGTCGCCAGGGCCTCCACCTCGTCGAGGACACGCTCGAGGGCGACCAGGTACCGGGCGACCGCTCGAGCTCCGCCCTGCACCGTCAGGCGCCGCTCGTCGGGCCCGCCGTACCGCTCATCGCTCCCGCACATCTCCTTGTAGTACGACCACCTGGGGTTCAGGGCGAACGGGGTGGACGCCTCCACGCCGTGGACGTCGGCCAGGGCCCACGCCACGTCGTGGTGTTGCTTCGCCCGGCGCTTCGACGCAGTCGGGAACACCAGGTCGACGGTGAACCGGCCGGGGGCCGACTCGTACGGGCGGGGGATCTCTACGTACGCGCTCACGCGCTTGTTCCTCTCCTTCGGGTTGCGGCGGTAGCTCTCCGCCGCAGGGGACCGGCCCACGGGGTGCGGGCCGGGGATCACGGGGCCGGCTCAGCGGCCGAACAGCACGCGGACGAGCCAGCACGGGCGGCGGCGCTGCTCGCGACGTCCTCGGCGCACGTAGGCCCGGATCATCGCGGCCACCACCTCCGGGTTCGGCGACTCGTGCCAGTGCAGGCGAACCCACACGCCGTCGCGCAGCTCCCCGTATGGGCGCTCGAGGAACAGGGAGGCGCCGCCGTCCTTGTACCGCCAGACCATCCAGACGTGGTCCGTGTCGTACCGGCGGGCGTAGACCTCGGCCGGCGGCGCGGGCGGCAGCTCCAAAAGCTCGGCGACCGCGTCGGTGAACGCGACGAACGTACGGGTGGGCTCGGCAGGCAGGTGGGAGCGGAGCCACGGGGGCATGGGCATGTCGGGGCTGGGCCTTCCTGGGAGCGCCCCGCCGCGTCTGGACGCACTCGGCGACCAGGACGACGGCGACAGGGCGGGAGAACGGGACTGGGGGCGTCAGGAGACGGCCGGGGACTCCACGGCCGCCGGGGGTGCTACGTCCAAGCGGAGATCGCACCGCGTCGCCGTCTTACGGCTCATCACCCGCCACGCCGTCCAGCCCGCCGCACGGAACGCTGCGGCGACGTCGTCGAGAGCCTGGTTACGGGCACCCCGCACACGGCGGACGTCACGGGACCGCATGCCCCGCTCGTCTTGGGCGCCGTCGATGAACCACGTCACCTCGAGCGTCCAACCCGTGTAGGTCCACAGAAACGCACCCTGCGGCCCCTGCGGGCTGTGCCAGTCGCGGTACAGCATCTTGCGCCCGGGGACCGTGGCCACCGGCACCCTGGCCGCGCGCAGGATTTCCAAGGCCGCGACCACGCTCGGGTGGCCCGCGTACTCCGGGAGCGACCCGACTCCGTCCGGCTCCGGCTCGTCCCACAGACGGATGGAGACCGGCTCGGCACCACTCAGACGGTGCGGAGGCAGACGCCGCGACAGACGCACGGAGATCGCCTCGACCAGCACGCGGTCATTGCCGCGCGGGTCCAGCTCGCCGCCGTCGGAGATGCTGTCGCGCAGCGCGTGCACCTCGTCGCCGCCCATGTGGTGGAGCTGCTCCCGGATCGCCCAGTACCGCTCATCATCGGTGAGGACGACGCGGACCCCCTCGGCCCCGGCGCCGGCCCGGATCAGCCGACGCACCGTCACCGGGTTCGCCTTCCCCGCCTCCGTGTCGGCGTGCAGCTTCATCACGGTGTCCACCAGGCCGCCGGTCACAACACAGGCGTTGTCCTGCTGCGCCGCAGCGATGACCAGACGCGCCATCTCGTCGGCGCGCTCAAGGGGGGTCAACATCGGGGGTTCCTCACTTCGTTGGTTGGGCCCGGCGTGCTCTCGCCGGGCAGTGGGCCGCGCGGAGACGGCTTGCGTCGCCCCAGAGGGAACGGGGCAGGTGACGCGGGTTCCTGGACTTTCTGGACCGTCCACACGCGCGCGGGCGCGTATGGGGCCTCGAGGGCGCCGCCCGACCCGATCCGGCCGGGCGGCGCCGGGCGGGGTCAGTGGTGCGCGGCGTCCTTGTACGTGACGGGTACGTCCACGCGGAGCATGGACCCGATCACCTTGCGCGCGTTGTCGGCGGGGCTCTGGCGGCCGTCGACCCTGCGGAACTTGACGACGATGGGCGGGTGCGCGGGGAGGAACCAGCGGACGTCCCGGATGCCGGCCGTGATGCGGGCGGTGACGGTCCACCCGTTCCCCGTGTCGGGGCGGCAGTCGATGCGTACCTCGGCGGCGCCGTTCTTGAGGGCGTTGGTCTCGTCGGGGGTGGCTCCGAGGTGCATGTAGGCGAGCGCGGCGGCGCGGATGCTGTCGGCGGTGTGTGGCATGTCGGTGCCGTGCATCCGGCGGGCGTGCGGCTGGACGGCCAGGATGGCGGCCCTTGCCCGAACAATGGCGTCCTTTGCGGCACTACGGGCGGCCGTCTTGGCGGCCAGGCTGTGAGCGAACCGCAGGGCCTCCCACGCACCCTCGGCGGTGTCTCGGGCCGCGTGCAGCCTCTCGTGCAGCGCGGGGGGCGCGGCGAGCGGCAGGGTCTCCAAGTGGTGGGCGAGCGTGGACAGGGCGCGCGGCGTCAGGTCGGTGGCCTCCTCGGCGGCCTCACGGGCGGCGTGCGCGGCGAACAGGGGCGCGGCGGCGGGCGGGGGCGTGAGTGCGGTGATGGCCTCGCGGATGAGCGGGTACGCCTCCGGCTTCGGCGGCTTCACCGTGTGGGCGAACACGGCGGCCAGGGCGGCGTCGGTGGGCTCGCCGGTGTTCTGCTCGGCCCACCACTTCGCGGCGAACCCCTCGGCCCAACGGCGGGTCTTCTCGTCGACCGGCGCGGCGGGGGCGGCGTCCTCGACGGGGGCCGGGCCGAACACGGCGTCCAGGGAGGCGCGGGTAACCATCAGGTGCATCTCCGGCGGGTAGGTGCTGCCGGCCGTGCTCTCGTCGTGGCTGCGGAACGTCCAGGAGGGGCGGACCCACGGCGCGCCGGGGGCGCCGACGTAGGCCGTGACGGTGTCGATGGTGCGGGTCTCGCCCATGTGCGCGTGGATCACGTCCATGCCGGGCCGGATCATGTCGGCGCGGACGGGGAGCGCCGTACCGTCGGCGACGGCGGCGAACGTCTCGGCGAGGTAGGCGGCGTGCCCTGCGTCGATGTCGCCGGTCAGCTCGGCGTCCGTGGGGCGCTCCGCCGGGGTGGGGAAGACGTCGCCGGGGGTGGCGGGGCGCAGGTACACGGTCCGGCCGTCGCGGTAGACGATGTGGGCCGTCGACTTGCTCGCGGACATGCGCTTGACGGTCCGCTTCACCTCCGGCTCCATCATCGCGGCGTTGATCTCGTCCAGGGCCTCACGGGTCGGGATGACCTCGGCGGGGCCGTCGTTGGTGATCCGAACGTGCTGGCGCTCGTCGGCGACGGGGGCGGGGGCCTCCTCGGCGGCGGCCGGCTGCACCGGGACGTAGCGGCGGGTCTCGCACACGATGGCCTTGTCGGCGTCCTGGTGGAAGGTCCAGCCACGGAAGCGGCGGTTCTTCACGATGGTGCGGACGTGCGCGGCAGGGATGCCCGCGTGGACCTGGTGGCCGTCGACGAACACGGCGTGCGGGGCGTCGACGACGTCCTCGGGGAAGGGCGCAGCGTCGCGGGCGTACTTGTTGGAGCTGCGCCCCAGGGTGTCGACGGCGGCAGTGACCGCGCGCAGGGTGCGCGCCTTGCGGTGGCCGGCGACGGTCCAGACGGTGGCGTCGGCCAGGCGGCCGCGTGCGCCCTTCTTCTTCGCTTTGGTCCACAGGAGGGTGATGGTGTCGCCCGCGATGGCGCGGCCCAGCTCAGTGCCGGCGTTCGCGGCGGGGACGGGGATCGCGAAGCGCACCACGTAGGAGGTGAGCGTGTCGCGGTCGGTCCTCTCGACCGTCACGGTCAGGCCGAACGCGGCCGCAAGGGTGATGAGTTCGTCCGCGTTCTTGATGCCGGTCGTCTGGGTGTCAGCCATCGGGTGCTCCTCGGTTCGTTGGTTCGGCCGGGGATGCTCGCCCCGGCCCCGCCTTAGTGGCGTGCCTTGAACGTAGCCCCACCCCAGAGGAATAGTCAACCCAGGGAAATATAAAGGGTCTGCGCAGTGCGACTTCCTAGCCGTTCACCTGGGTTTCTTATGGTTTCCTACCTCAGGGGGTTGCGCTGAATTTCCCTTGGTGTACTGTTCTTCTTGTCGCCCCGGAGAGCACCGGGGCCAACCAACGAAGCGAGGAACACCATGGCCGTCACCCTGGACAAGACCCCCCAACTCCACCTCTTCATCGCGGTTGTCACCGACGCGGGCACCGACCGTGCCGCCGTTCACCACCTCGGAGTCACCACCGACTCCGGCTACGACAACCAGGTGGCCCGCGCCTGGGCCGTGAAGGACGCCGTCCCCGGCTCCGCCGTTCACCTCGTGGTCGCCCGGGACCGCTCCGCCGGGTTCCGCGAGGCCCTTAACGGCGACAGCGCCGACTTCCTTATCAACCCGTTCTTCATGACGGACAGCGCCGTTACGGCCTGACCCCCAGACCGCACCGCCCGCCGCCACCCCCGGCGGGCGGTGCGCCCCGCCCCTGGGCCGGCTGTCCGCCGGAACGGGCGCAGGGCGCACCGCCCACGGCCCCGGAGAGCAACCGGGACCGCACCAACCAGCGAAGGAACACCCCATGCCGCGCTTCCCCCGTCTCGCCCGCCTGCTGGCCCGCCGCCCCCGCCCGGCGTCCCTGCTCGCCGTCGGTACCGCCGTGATCATCCTGGGCGCCGCAGGCACCATCGCAGCGTCCGACGCCACCCCGGCCGACTTCGCCCCGAAGAGCGACGCCGTCACCACGTACAACGACGGCTGGATCGACGGGCGCGCCGACCTGATGGGCGACGACAACCGAGACGGCCGGGTCGACGAGGACGAGACCGGGTGGGACTGCGCCACGATGGGCAACCGCGAGTGCGGCCCCGGCGTCCCGCCGCAGTGCAAGGGCGAGGCCGAGTACGCCGACCTGTGCGCGACCGTGGCCAAGCGCCCCGCGTACGCCTGGACGGACAACGACGGCACCCCGCACACCGTCGCTGCCGGCCGGAAGCTGCTGACCCGCATCGACGCCGTCCCGGGCACCGAGGAGTTTGGCGCCGCCCTGTTCGCCCTCGACGCCCAGTGGTTCGAGCACAACCAGCCGTGACCCGGCCGCCGCACCCCTGACCCCCGCAGCTCCCCGCCGGGACGCGCCGCCCGCGTGCGCCCCGGCCCCCGCACAGCACACGAGAGGACCCCACGTCATGGCCCGGAAGATGAGCGCCACCGAGCGAGCCGCACGCGACGTCGTGAACAAGTACGTCCGCGCCGTCCTGATGGAGCGCGGGCAGGCCAACCGCGCGATCCGCGACGGCCTGCACATCGCAGAGACCACCGTCCGCACGGAGTACATGCAGCGCGGATGGGGATCCGCCCTCTACTACGGGCAGAAGGTCGCCGCCGCCCGCGAGGAGTTCAACGCCGCCGCGCCCGGCTCCATCGCTCAGCGCATGAAGGGGGGACGTCTGCTGGTCACGGAGATCTATGCGGCCGTGTTCGCGGTCGTGGAGGCCGAGGAGGGCCCGCGCGAGGGCGCCGAGCGGCTCACCCCGGCCCAGGCCGAGGAGGTCATGGCCACTGTGCGCGACACGGCCCGCGAGATGCGCGAGGAGGCCGCCCACCCGCCCGCCCGCCTCACCGTCGCCGCCTGACAGCTCCCCGCCCCGCCGGGGCGCACCCCGCGCCCCGGCCCCGTTCCCGAGACAGCAGAGACCCCGTGAGCACTGCCACCCGCCCCCAGAGCATCGACTGGGCCACCATGCACCGCGCCGACTTCGACCCGGCCGCCCCGCTCACCCTGGTGGACGCCCAGGCCGTCGCCCGCCGCGTGGAGGCCGCGCCGCACGCGAACGGCACCGACGCCCTGTTCGGGGACGAACCGACCCAGCCGCGCGCCACCCGCACCCGCAGGCCGGCCGCCGTCGCCACGCCCCAGGACGACGCCCTGTTCTAGCCCGCGCGAACAGTAAGCCGGAGGAAACACGTCCGACCCTCCCCAGGGGGGTGGACGCGCTCTCATCTGCGCAAACCCAGGTCCGTGCGGATCATGGCTTCCCCTGCTGGTTTCCCTTGGTGTATTATTCCTCTTGTTGGCGGAGAGCACCGCCGACGAACCAACGAAGAACACGAGGAACACCACATGGCCAGTGCCCGCAGCCGCCGCGCCGCTTCCACCCTCCGCACCCGCACCCGCGCCCAGCGCGAGACCCGCAACGCCATCAAGGCCGTTGCCGCCGGTCCCGCCCCCGCCTCCGCCCACCTGATGGCCGGTGGCGTTACCCCGCTCGTCGCCCACAACTACGCGGCGACCATCACGAAGAAGGCCAAGGGCCTTGACCGTGAGGCAGGCACGGCCACCACCGCGAAGAAGCGCAAGGGAAAGAAGGGCCTGACCGTCTCCCGCACCGGCGACCTCGCCCGCATGAAGCGTCACCGCGTCGTCTCCGTCGCGCTCTGGACCCGCGAGGACATCCGCGCCGTCGCCCTCTCCGGCTTCACCCCGAAGAACGGCCAGGTGGCCGACTTCCTCGCCGCGCTCCGCCTCGGCCGCCCGGCCACCGCCCGCGCCGCCGCCTGACCCCTTCCCAGAACCGCCGGGGCGCGGCCTCCCCCCGCCGCGCCCCGGCCCCTCAACACCCCAGAGACGGAGACCCCCATGTCCACCACCACGGCTCCGGTCGTCAACCAGTACGCCCAGGCCGGCCAGCGCGCCCGCACCGTCGCCGAGATCGCCCGCGACCGGTTCACCACCGACCCCAACATTCGCGCCGCCCTCTACGGCATCGCGGAGCGCCTCGACGCCGCCGCCCGCGAGTTCGACGCCGTTCCGCCCGGCGCGTACGAGCACCTGCCCTTGGAGGCCACCGAGGAGCTGTTCATGGCCGAGCAGATCGCCGTGGAGCACCCGGCCGCCCGGTTCCCCGCCGACCTCGGCGAGTACGTCCTGGTGCCGCTCGTCGACCGCGAACTCCCGCTCCCTCACCGCCTGAACCCGGTCAACCCGGGATTCGAGGAGTTTGGCCGGCGCGAGGCCGAGCAGGCGCACGCGCTGCACCTCCTGCACGACGACGGCCCGCACCAGTGGGAGCGGACGGACGACTGGCTGCGCCAGGTCTTCAAGGTCTGGGAGAAGCGCCTCCGCCTTGAGGCCGAGGTGCACGTCGACAACGCCCGCCCCTGCAACCGCCGCTGACCTGCACGGCCGGGCGGGGGCGTCACAGGAACCCCCCGCCCGGCGTACTACCCGGCGAGAGCACGCCGGGCCCAACCAACGAAGCGAGGAACCCACAATGAGCACCGCCACCGCCCCGGCCGCGTACGAGCCCGCGCCCGGCACGGAGTACCCGTTCAGCATCTCCGACATCGCACGCGCCACGGCGCAGCTCCTCGGTCCCGGCTGGAGCGCCGAGTCCGGCCCCTGGGGCGTCTACGGCGTCATCTCCGGGCACCCGTACGTCGCCGATTTCGTGATCGAGGTGGACTACGAAGGCGACCTCACCATCTCGTACACGGGGTACGAGGACGACAGCCTTCCCGAGTCGCCGGAGCTGCCCGAGGGCGTCGCCGACCGGCCCGGGGGTGTGTACCTGGTGGAGGCGTATGCCGGGGACGGCCTGAAGGCGCTCGCCGAGCGGGCCGCCGCCGCGCTCCGTGCCGTCACCGGCTACGACCCCGCCGCCTGGGACCTCACGTCGTCCGCATCCTGCCAGCACTACATCGACACCGGCCGCTACCTGCGCGCCGGTGACGCCGAGTCGGCTTAGCCGGCACGCCCCCCGCCGCTACGCCCCGGGGCCGGACACACGAGCCGCCCCGGGGCGCGACGCAAGCCCCCACCGCCTGACCACATACCGGCCGGAGAGCACCGCCCGGACATCCGAACGAAGGACACCCACCATGAGCACCACTCCCGCCACCGCCTTCACGTACGAGCAGGTCGAGAAGGCCCTCGGCGAGGGTTTCAACATGGCCGCCGAGGAGTCCGGCGTAGACGTTGAGAACCGAGACTTCGCAGCGACACAGTCGGCGTTCTGGGCATATCTGAACGTCCTCGCCGTGCCGAGGCCGGCTACTCCCCTGCACCCGGTCACGTACGAGACGTACACCCGGGACCAGGTCTCCACCGCGCTGAACCGCGCCGTTGACGACATGGCCGCACGGCTCCACAACGGCGTCGCCGACGACATCGACAACTTCGCGGTCAACGCCGCGCTGACCCTGCTGGATGACCCGGACGCGTCGTTCGCGGACGTCACGTCGGAGTGCTACGGCGAGGACGCCGACGTGGTGTCGGGCTGGCTCGCCGACGCCGCCTGACCGCCCACCCCCGGGGCCGTGCCCACCGCGCGGCCCCTACCCGGAAGGAGCGCCCCATGTCCGTACTGCTCGTCGGCACCTGGGACGGCCCGGTTCTCACGATCACCGAGTCCCACACCGTCAAGGACGGAGAAGAGACGGCGATCGACGCCATCCTCGACGGCCGCGACGTGTGGGCGTACGAGTTCCTGGTCGACGGCCACGCCCAAGCCGTTCAGCGGGCGTACGACCAGGAGGTCGGCCCCGACCTCGAGGGCGACCTGGTGGACGACGTCGCCGGGTTCGAACCGACCCGCTGACCTGTCGCGGCCGACCCCCGCCCCCGGGGCCGGCCGCGACACAAGCCCCACCCGCATGACCACATCACCGGCCGGAGAGCACCGCGCCGGACCGAACCACGAAACGAGGAACACCCCGTGATCTCTGCCGTCACCGAGGCGGCCACCGCCGCGCCGCTCGCCGCCCTCCTGCCCGCCCGCCAGGGCAAGGCGTGGAAGGTCGGCACCGCCCCGCTCTACGGCCCGCGCAACCACGCCGCTACGTCCCGGATCACCGACGGCCGCCGCTCCCTGCTCGTCGTCGAGGAGGGCAACCGCGTCGAGCTGTACGGCGAGCGTCCCGACCTGTTCCCGTACACGCCGGACGTCGTCGTCGACTCCACCGACCCGGCCTCCGTCGCCACGCTCGCCACACGTGCGCTGCGCTGGCTCCTCGCCGACCTGGACGCCGCGACGATCCGGGAGGCCGCCGCCGAGAAGGGGTGGCACCACGTTCTGCACGCCAAGGGCACCGCGCTTACGGAGTTCGGGTTCCACCTGATCGACCAGGGCGTGTCCCCCGCGAGCACGGAGCGCCCCGACGGCCCCGGCATCAAGTGGGCGAGCGCGTCCGGCGCCGAGTGGGGCGTATGGGCGAACGGTGCGGGCTCGAACTACTCGCTGACCTACGAGGGGCCCATGAGTGGCCTGTATGGGGCGCTGCCGGTCCTGCTGCCCGCGCTGCACGGTCACGTCCCCACGGACGCCGGTAGCCCGTTCACGCGCCACCTGACGGACCGCTTCCCGCAGCTCCGCCCAGTCGACGCCGACGAGGTCGAGTTCGGCGGCTACCAGGACCTGCACGGCTGGATCGCGCTTCCCTCCCGCGCCGAGCTCAGCGACCCCGTGACCGACAGCACCCGGGTCTGCGCCCAGGTCGCCCCGGCCGGCGTCGACTTCCTGCTCGCCGCCGCCGCGCACCTGGTCTGACCCTCACCCGCCCGGCCGCGCCCCTGCCCCTCGTACCGGGGCGCGGCCCCCTCGAAAGGCCCCACGACATGACCGCGCCCGTGGCCGCCCCGGCCCCCGTCGCCTGCCCCGCCCGCACCCTCGCCGAGCACGTCGCCGCACTGCTCCCCGCGCGAACCGGCGTCCCCTGGACCGTGGAGCCCTACGCCCCGTGGTGGACCGCCCGGCACCCCGGCGTCCGCCTGGTCCAAGGCGCCCGCGCCCTGGTCCTGGTCGCCAACGGGCACACCTGGAACACCGAGGTCGGGTGGCAGCTCCCCGGCCGTGAGCCGTACCGGCCGGACTTCACGTTCTGCTCCTCCCGCCCGGACGTCGTCGCCCGCGAGATCCTGCGCCTGGTCCTGCCCGTCCTCGACGACGATGCGGCCCGCGCCCGCGAGGACGTCTCCCGCGTCCGGCTGGAGCTGCTCTACGAGATCGGCGCCGCGATGCGCGCCCAGGGCGCAGCGACGTACGAGCGGGGCGGGCTCCTGGTGAACACGTCTACCGTCACCTGGTCCTCGGCCGGCCTGCGCTACTCGGCCACCCTGCACGGCTCCAACCCCGCGTGTGACGTCCAGATAGAGGGTCCGGTGCGCGCCGTCGAGCGGGCCGTGGCCCAGTTCCTGCCTGGCAAGCCGCTCGACCCGAAGACGTGGCCGATGCGCAACGTGCGGGGGCGTCTCGCCCGCCGCATGGCCGCGTTCCTCGCGCAGCGCGTGGACGTGGAGCAGACCGACGCGGGCGGCATCGCGTTCGGGACGCGGCCCGGGGTGTACGGGTACGCCGCGCCCGCCGCCGACCCGGCCGCCCGGGTGCGCGACACCACCCCGGCCTCCGTCGACCTTCACGCCGTCGGCGTTGACTTCCTCGTCTCTCTCGCCCCGTACCTCGCCCGCTGAACGCCCGCACCGCGCCCGGAGCCCCGTCACGGCTCCGGGCGCGTCCCTTCCGAATCGGAGCCACCCTGTGCTGATCCCTGCTAAGCCCGAGCAGCTCGCCGAGCTGGACCGCGCGCTGCGCCCCGGTGCCCCGCCGTCGTTCCCCGTCCTCCTGGACGTCGCCGAGATCCACGCCGACACCGTCGCCGGGCGCCGGACGACCCAGGCCCTGGGCAACTACGCCCGCACCGCGCTGCCGCCGCTGTTGCGCCGACTGTTGGCTGTCGAGACCGCGCTGGTGGCGATGCGCGAGAAGGTCGCCGCGCACATCGCCGCGTACGACCAGGGCGACGACCCGACGGCCCTGGAGCTGCTTGAAGACCTTCGGCGCGCCGGGGTTGACCTGGGGGCCGACGTCGAGGCCGCCGCCGCCGTGATCGAGGCCCAGGCGCGCACCGCCACGTTCGCCTGACCCGCAGGAACAGTCAGCCCGGGGCAATCGACTGGGTATTTCCCCAGTTAGGAGCTTGCTGGATTTCCCTTGGTGTACTATTCGGGGTGTTGGTGGAGAGCACCGCCGACGGGAACCAGCGAAGAAGAGGAAACACCAGATGAGGACCCTGCCCCCCACGGTCGCCACCGCCGTTCACATCGCGACTCTGGCCCGCCAGAACGGGCTGCCGATCCCGCCCAAGGTCCTCGCCTTCCTCGACACCGCCGCCGCCCCGTTCCCCGGCCGCTGGCTCCTCGACCCGCTGCCCGGCGACCCGATCCGCATCATCGAGCTCTTTGCCGGTCCCGGTGGTTGGTCGGAGGGTCTCGCCACCGTCCTCGGTGTCGCCGTGGACGCCGTCGGCATCGACGTCTCCAAGGACGCGTGCGCCACCGCCCGCGCCGCCGGTCACTTCCGCATCTGCGCAGACATCACCGCCCTGGACCCCGAGCACTACGCCCTGCGCCACGTTCGCGGCCTGATCGTCTCCCCGCCGTGCCCCTCGTTCTCCCCCGCCGGAAAGCACTCCGGGCAGGAACAGGCAAACATCGACGTCCTGTGCTCGGTGCTCGCCCAAACCTCCGAGGCGGGCGGCTTCCTCCCCGGCAACGAACTCGACGACCTGTGCGAGGGCTGCGACACCTGCGACGAACTCGGCTACCACGACGGGTTCGCCCCCCGCTCCGGCGCCACCTGGGACGAACTCCGCGCCCAGCTCGCCCCGCTCACCGACGCCCGTATCGGCCTCATGGCGGAACTGCTGTTCTGGGCGTTCGGCATGCAGGCCGCAGGCGCGCCGCTCCAGTTCATCGCCATGGAGCAGTCCAGCCGGCTGCCGCAGCAGATCCTCGGCGACATCCGCCGGGAGCTGCGCGGCGGCCAGCAAGAGGGCCAGTGGTACTGGAGCACCCAGGGCATCCTCGAAGCCTCCGAGTTCGGTCTCGCCTCCCGCCGCGAGCGGGTGTTCTTCCTCGCCTCCCGCCGCCTGTCGTCCCTGCCCACGCCCGGCGAGAACGTCCCCCGCACCACGATGGCGCAGGCCCTGGGCTGGAAGGAGGGCGAGCGGATCAACACCCGTGGCGTCCGCCCCATCGACCCGGCCACCGGCCGCGCCAAGGGCGGGAACGAGTTCTCCGCCGACAAGCCGTCCAACTGCCTCACCGGCAAGGCCCGCACCTGGAAGCGCGTCTCTGACGGGCTGCGCCTCACCCAGAACGAGGCCGGTCTCCTCGTCGGGTTCCGCTCCTCGTACCCGGGTCAGGGTTCCCGGACGAGCGTGTTCCAGCAGTTCGCCGACGTCGTCCCCCCGCTCATGGCGGCGCGGGTCCTCGCCCAGTTCTTCAACGTCGACGGCGAAGCGCGGGCCGCCGACTACCTGTGCCAGCTCTACCGGCTGCACGAGTACCTCGACGCCGACGACTACGACACGGTCGCCTAGCGGCCCCGGCCGGGGCGTCCTCCGCCGAGGGCGCCCCGGCTGTCCGTGCCGTCCGCTATATCAGAACCACCACATCCGAGGGAGCGAACCATGGCCAGCACCGCCAGCATCCGGGCGTACGAGGACAACGCCGGAGGGGTCTACCTGACGCGCGGGGAGGGGGGAACCGTCTAGTTCTGCGGCCCGGTCACGGCCGACATGAAGGGGCAGTTCGCCGACGACGCCCAGGCGTGGCACGAAGGCGACTGGGAGCCCGGCGAGGAGAACGGGCAGAGCCCGGGCGCCGACGTCTCCGGCCTCGCGCACATTGCCACCTGGACCCCGGCGGGCGGCGTGCAGATCGAGAAGAAGCCCCACGGGGACGCCGTCGCCGGCGGGGGCGGACAGGCGTACCTCGGGATCGACGAGGACTGACCCCCGCCGCCCCCTGGCCCCCGCCCCTCACCGGCGGGGGCCGTCCTCGTTCCCGGCCCCTGTCACAGCCCGGGGCCGCCCGACGTTCCCCCCGACATGAGTAACCAGACGCCCCTCTCGGGCCTCGACATCGGTCGCCAGCTCCGGGAGACCGCCACCCCGTTTCAGCGCTTCCACGCGCTCTGTGTGGGCGACCAGTTCCGGGAGGCCGCCGCCGCGTTCCGTCTCCTCGCCGCGCGGCTCGATGAAGGCCAGCGCGCGCCGTACTGGGTGGCTCAGGCACCCCGCCGCCACGGCCGGGCCCATGGCACGCCCCGCCGCCGCTCGACGGCCCGCCGCTCATGAGCGGCCCCGTGTACGACTTTCCCTTCATCAACCCGTTCGGGGCGTTCGTCGTCCTGACCGCCACGGTCACCGTGAACGGCGCCGAGGTCACCGTCCAGCAGCAGATAGACCGCGCCGCCTGGCGGTGCATTGAGGCTGACCCGCAGGCCCGCGCCGGATACGAGCGGTCCCTGCGCAACCACCTTGCCGCCGCCCTTGCGGACCGCCTCCAGCCGACCATCACCGTGTACGAGCCGGTACACCTGAGCGAAGCGGTGTCCGACGCCCTGGTGCGCGCCGACGCTGCGATGCGCGAGGAGCCGGAGCCGGAGCACTGTCGATCGCTCGAACTGGGCCCCAAAGGCTGAACGGGCTTCACCCGGCGGTCGGGCGCCTCGATACGGGCCCGGAGAGGCCCGTACGCGGCCCGTCGGCCGAATCCCGCCCGCCGGTACCCGCAACCGCGAGATCGTTGCCCCAGCGCCCACCTGTCCGTTCGAGATCGGAGACCTCGACCGGATCGCCGGAGAGAATCCGCTCCGGTAGTCCTGTCCCACCGGGGGCGAGCCCGCGTAAGGGGTACAGGGCGGCCCGCACGGGGCAGGCCCCAGCTCGAAAGGCCAACTCCCGTGGACTCCGTACGCACCTACCTGGTGATCAACTCCGGCGCGCTGTTCGGCGGCCGCCGCGTCACCTTCACCAGTCCGGCCCCGGCCGGCTCCGTCGTCCAGCTCAAGGTCGACGGCCGCCCCGTCCGCGCGCTGCTCACCGACACTCCGCTGAACGGTGGTCTCCTCGCGGCGGAGCTCCAGATCACCTACCTGTAGCCGAACGCTTCTGCGGCCCCGTACGCGGCCGACGGTGCGGCGCCTGCGGCATTCCACCCTGGCGCCGCCCGTCGGCCGCCCTGGACGGCTCCAAGCCGCTCCGGTGCGCCACCCGCAACCCGGGCTGTGGCCACTGATACGCGCAAACTGTGACGGTCGTGTCCCCGCGAAGGTCCGCCTCGACCTGGTAGCGAACCGTGCCGTCCGCCCAGTCCTGCCGTGCGATCACCGGCGCGTACCGCCATCGGCCCGCGGACCACACCTTGAGCGCCGGACGGTCGCTCCGCGGCCATGTCCACACAACGGGGGGCGGCCCGTCCTCGGCCCCGTGGGGGCGGGCCCGCTCCGGTTCGGGAATCGTGCTCATCCCTCGACTGTAGGCAGCGCGCGACGCAAGGCGCTTCCGGCCTCCACGATCCGCGGCCTCACCACTCGTCTGGAAGGCCACGTCGTGACCAAGTTCCTCATGACCGACGACCGCACGTCCCGCCTGGTCGTCTCCGCCCGCGTCGTTGCTCTCGTGCTGGGCCTGGTCGTGCTGCTCGCACTCCTCGTCACCGATGGCGACCACGACGGCAGCTCCCGCCGCTGCCCCGGGCACGCCGTCGGCACCGTGGACCCCGTGACGTGCCTGCCGTACGGCCCCGCGGGCGCGCCGCACGCTGGTACCAACCATGCCGGGAGTGGCCCGAGCACTGCGCGCAGGCCGGCCGTCCGGCCGAAGGCCCCGGCCGCGAAGGTTCCCGCGGCACCGAAAGCCCCGGCCGCGCCGCCCCGCATCGCGCCGCCGCGGCGGTGAGCACGCGACACAAGCGGTGTCGGTCCGACACGGTCCGCTCGTCCAGTCCCCGTACCGAAGGAACGCCCGTGTCCGACCTTGTCCCCTGCCCGAAGCCCGCCCCCTGCCCCCGTGCGACGCGCTGCCTGCGCTGCTCGCGTCTGCTGCGCGTGATGATCGTCTGCTGGGGTTTCGCCCTGGCCCTGGGCGTCGCCGCGCTCGCCGTCGTCATCGTGCAGGGCCCCGACTCCTCAAGCGAGCCGAAGCCCGCCCCGTCGACCCAGGCGCCCGAGGACCCCACGCCGAGCACCACCCCGGCACCCAGCGAACCGCCGCAGCCGACGCCGACCGCGCCGATGACGCCGGACCCGGACGGCTGCAACATCTTCGACCCCGAGTGCTCGAGCGGCATCGGTGGCGCCGACGCCTGACCCCGTACGACGCTGCGCCCCGGCCGGACGACTCCCCGGCCGGGGCGCAGCGCGTCCTGGAGGTCACCTCTGCATCGCATCGCCCCACGTCAGGAGCGGCTCTGCCACCGGCCAGCCCAGCGGGCGACGCAACCCTCTGCGGCCCCTACGGTCCACGCCCATGACGTACATCCCGCTCACCCGCTGCGCCGCGCTCGCCTCCCAGGCCCGGACCGCCAACCGCCCGCACCGCATCGTGCAGCCGGCCGCGGAGTCGGCGGAGCTCGCCCACCGGCTGCTCAACCTTCCGGTTGACCAGCGGGCCACCCACGTCGCCGCCCTGGACGACGCCGTCCTCCTGGACGTGCTGGTCGCCCTCGATCAGCACACCGGCAGCGCGTACGAGCTGTGGCGGGATACCCCGAGCGGGTTCGCCGTCGACGTCCTCGGCCTGGCGCTCGACGAGGAGCTGCGCGCCGCCCTGGACGCCGTCGCCGACCCGGACGCCCGCCGGATCGCCGCCCGCCTCCCGGGCATCGACAATCACACTGCGGCCGCCGTGCTTGTCGCGTGGACGGCCCTGGTGTCGTGCCCCCGCCCGTTCGGCGAGGGCCCCCGCGTCGCCGTCTCCATCGCCCCGTACCGATCGACGTCGGCGAGCGTGTGGCGCATCCTTGCCCGGTTCATCGACAACGCGTGCCTGCCTGGCCGCCTGGACCTCCGGCGGGGCGGCTGGTGGGCCGACGACCTCGAGGGCCCGCAGCGCATCATGGCGTTCGCCGCGTGGAACACCACCCCGCACAGCGTGGGCGGACTCCACCAGTACGTCGCTGTCGTCGCCGACGCGGACCGGATCGCCGATCCGGACATGCGCGCCACCATGACGTTCCTGGCCGATAACGCGTACGGCCCGAGCCGCCTGGTCGCCCTGGGCGGCACGGCCGACGAGCCGGAGGAGTGGTTCTCGCTGTACGCGTCGTGTGACCAGGTCACGGCCCCCGCCGCCGCGCAGTGACCACCCAGTAACCACGGAGCGGACACAAGTCCTCCACAACGTGCAGGGTGCGCTCCTTGCCCGAGGCACGGCCCGCGGCCGCCGTCTGGTGGCCCCGCGCCCTGGGCGGAAGGGAGCAGCGTGCAGCCGCACGTCATGAAGGCCATGCACGATTGGAGGATGTCCTGGGACAACCAGCAGTTCGCCGCGCAAGAGGCGTTCACCGCGGCGTTCCCCGCCCTGACCCCCGCAGAAAAGTGCCATTGCTTCGGCCCCACCCTGCGCTGGAAGCAGCCCGGGGAGGGCGAGGGCAAGGTGTGCCTCGATGACCACGGGCGCGCCACAGTCGAGTTCGAGCGCGTCCCCAAGGCCGCCGTCGGCCACGCCATGAAGGAGACGTGGGGCGCGAACTGGTTCGACGAGGGCCCCGGCGGGTTCACCGAGGCTGAGCCAGGCAGCTACCACTACGAGGACGAGCAGTCGTACGCGGAGTACGAGTTCGACGTCCACGCGGATGGGACCGTCACCTTCGGGATCTCCTACGTGAAGATCGACGACATCGTGACGATCCTCAACGAGCTCGAGCAGGCGCTCGCCGAGCACCGCGCGGCCTGACCCCCGGGCAGGAAGAGAGGTGACGTGACGCGGCTTCCGGGCCCGTTCCGCGTCACGTCACCTCACCGCCGCTACGGTGTCAACCGTGACATTTGACGTGTTCAAGGACTCGGCCGGCATCGTCGCCATTCACCACGGCGTGGAGCAGTTGATCGGTGGCAAGACCGAAGAGACGGCGACCGCCAACCTGTACGCGTACCTGAGCAAAGCCAAGGACGCCCCAGGGACGTACCTGTTCTACGCCGATACCCCCCGCACCGAGATTGAGCAGGCGTTGGCCGAGATTGCCGAGTACGCGCACGAGCGCGGCTGGGATCTCGCCCGCACCGACCCGCCGGAGTTCATCGGAGGCGATCCCATGCCGCCGTCCGGCTCGTAACTGTCGGCGGGGCGCGCGGCGCAGGGAACGGAGAACGTGGCGCGCACATTGTGGGAGGCGTAGTCGGGCAGCGTTTTCGAGGCGAAGCACCTGCATCCCGTCCGCGGCCCTCGGTAGGCTCTGCTTCGGAGACCTCGTCGGACTCCCCTCTTGGGCCCCGCAGTGGCGGGGATGCAGCCCCCTCCGACCGGGCTGATCGCGCGCGCCCGGGACCTCGGCCGCGCCCATCCCGCCGCCGATGAGGAGAACCCCTCGATGCCCACCCCTACGCACGTCCTAGCCGCGCCCGTCGAAGAGGGCGGTGAGCTCGTCTTCGCGCATTCCCTCGATAGCGGGATCCGCGTCTGGATGCGTGGCCTGACCCGCGTCATCGACGAGCGGCCGCGCCCCCAGGGTGTTGCCGCGCCGCTGTACGGCGGCACCATCCGCGACCTGGAGCCCCTGCGGGACTTCGTGGCCGACTTCGTCGAGCACGCCGTCGACGACCCGGCCGGTTCCCTGTCTCCGGGCCGGATCCGGGACACGCGGGCCATCGTCGCGCGGACCGCATCCGACAGCCTCTCCAGCCGCATGCACTTCTCGTACCGCGCCATGTCGCCGCTGCACACCATCGGCCCGTGGGACGGCGCCGCGGCCGAGCTGCTCCTCAGCCGCGTGCGGGGCCTGCAGCAGCGGCACATCGGGTTCTTCGTCACCGGTCTGCCCGAGCTCCCCGCCGACGCCGTCCCGGACACCCAGGCCACCGCTGTCATCAGCCGGGAGCGGGCCGAGTACCTCGCCGAGTACCTGGAGGCTCCGGCCGGTCAGGTCCTCCACCACCTCGGGCACGCCGCGACGTAAGCCGCGGCCGCCGTCCACTCTCCCCGCCTCGCCCCGGGCGCCCACCAGGACCGTGAACGATCGGTCCGGCGCCGGGGCAGGCGAGGAGACCAGTGCTGTGGCACGACGACGGACCGGCCCCACCGACCTGGTGAAGGCGATCGTCCACGACCGCGACGGCGGCGCCTGCGTGCGCTGCGGAACGCGGGACCACCTCACGATCCACCACCGCGTGAACCGCGGCATGGGCGGCGCCCGGGAGGAGTGGATCAACCAGGCCCACAACTTGCTCCTCGTGTGCACCGTCTGCAACGGCTGGTTCGAGGACAACCCCAGGGAGTCGTACGAGGCCGGGTGGAAGGTCCGCCGGCCGCAGCTCCCCAACGAGGTCCTGGTGCGCTACCCGGACGGCAGCGAGTACCGGCTGACGCCGGACGGTGTCCGCGCGATGGCGGTGTCCCGATGATCGCCCCCGACCACACCCGCGCGTTCCCTCTGACCTCCCGGTTGTACTTCGCCGGGTGGCGCAGCAAGTACCTCCTGCGCGCGAAGGCCATCCGCTGCCAGGTCGACGGCCCCGCCAGGATCATCGGCTTCGCCGCCTCGCTCCTCGGGTTCACCGTCGCCCTCGGCGCGTTCTCCGGCTGCTGCCACACCACACGCGGCTGGTACCGCGACTTCGGCCACCGCTTCGGCCGGTACACGATCGGCGGCTGGCGAACCATCCGGCCCGTGCCGGTGTCGACCGGCTGGGCGTTCGGCGGCAACGGCAGCCGCGTCGGCTTCACCGTTACGGTCGCCTCCCGCACGCTGATGTTCGCCAAGCTCGCCACGCGCGCCCAGGTGATCGCCCACCGCGAGCACCACGGCGAGGCCGCCCGATGAGGCCCCGCAAGCGCGCCGACCGCGCCCGCCGCTCGCCTCTGGACTGGGTCGCCGCTGTGGTCGAAGGCATCTTCGACGGCATCGCCGACTTTCTGTGCACCTGGGGGCGGCGATGAGACGCCAACGTCAGTGCACCACCTGGTCCTGCTTCGCCGTCGACGTCCAGTGCCAGCGCCTGGCCAAGCACGAGGGCCCGCACGGCGCTTCCCCGACTCCCACGTACGACCGGCATTGGTCCTGGACCGACGAGGACCCCGACGTCATCGAGGTGCTCCCCGGCACCGTGTGGTTCCACCGCCCGAAGCGCGCTCCGCGAGGGAAGACCGCCCGGGCCGTCGCCTGGTGGGTGGCCCTGGACGGGCCGATCGCCTTCCTCCTGTGGCTGTACTCGTCCCCGGTTTCGGCCGTCGTGTTCGTCGCCCTGGAGTTGCTGATCAGGGTTCGCCGGCCGCGGTTCGTCGACCTGGGCCGGTTCACCGCCGGGGTGTGGCCGGTGACGCCCGCGGCGCCGCCCCTGCTTTTCGGTGTGGCCTGGGCGACGCACGGCGAGGGCCGGAACGCGAAGATCGCAGGCCTCGAGGTCATCCTCGGCCCCGTTGTCGTCGGGGCGTTCTCTCTCGTGCCGCGCAGTGAGTGGCCTGCGTACAAGCGCTCGCAAGCCGCCTTCAAGGCCCTGCGGAAGGAGCGCCGCTGATGGCCCGTGTCACGCTGCAGCGCCGTATCCGGGCGCCGCGCTACCTGCGCCTGGGGCCGTTTCGGCTGTGGACCGCTCCGATCTCTCAGGGCCCGAACCTCGGCTTCGGACGGATCGCGACGACTGACACCCCGAACCCAGCTTCGGGGCAGACGGTCGTGAACGACGGTGCCGGCTACGTACTTGTCCTGGCCGGCCGGGCGTTCGCTTTCCTCCGATGCAGGTCAGTGCCCGTGTCGCGTCCGCTTCCCTGACAACCACATTTCCCTTGGTGTACTATTCCCGTCGTTGCGGCGGCATGGGGTTGCCCCAGTCGCCGCGCCGGCGCACAACTCGCGCCACAGTTGGACGGAGAACAGCCACCATGCCCAAGGCTGGTAAGACGTACGGCCCGCGCATCCCGGCCCCGAACTACGCCCAGATCAAAAAGGACTCCAAGGACGAGGTCCTCAAGAAGCTGGGCCTTGAGCGTCCAGAGGACGCAGTCCACGTTCGCCCCGAGGACCTGATCGTGAAGGCCGCCGGCATCGTCGCCCAGGCCGACGCCGAGATCGCACTGCACCTCGACGAGCGGGACCAGGCGCTCGCCCACCTGTGGTTCTACGAGCAGCGTCTCGGCCTGGCCGCGACCGTCGGCCTGGGGAACATGGGCTACCGGCAGGCGCTCGCCACGGTGATGTTCGGCAACAAGAAGCACGTCCACGAGCTGCCGACCGGCAACGGCGAGGAGCTCATCCAGGCCGCCGAGGCCGCAGGCATTGAGCGAGTCGAGGGCGCCGAGGAGAAGCTCCTCGAGGCCGCCCCGATCGTCTTCGCGGCACGGGCCCGCCGTGACCTCGCGGTGCGCTTCATGCAGGAGGCAGTGTTCGCCCTGTCGGAGCAGCCCTACGGCTGGAAGCCCGAGAAGATCGCCGAGCACGCCGACGTCGAGCGGAACCTGATCTACAAGCAGCGCGCCGCGGCCCGCCGTCGACGAGGCCTGTAGCGCCACCGGTTCCACCACGGCCGGCCCCAGCATCATCGGGGCCGGCCTTCTTGTTGCATCTGACCTGGTCACACCGGGGACCGGTTTTCGGTCCCCGGTCACCGGAGACCGTTTTCCGGTCGCCGGTTTATGGGGCGCCGTAGAACCGGGCGCCCGAGGACTGGGCCCCTTTAGTAAGAAGATCAAGTACCACCATCAAGTAGTTCCGATGCCTTCGCTTCGCTCAGGCATCGGCGCGTATCGGGGCCTCTTAGCGATCGAGCGCCGACAAGCGCAGCAGCAGGGGATGGGGCAGGGGGGTGTCACAGAATTCGACCGCCTGGCGTTACCCCCTGCATGACGACAGTGAAGCCCCGGCGCACCCTGCTCCCGCCGAACCTCACCCGCAACCACTACGAGGTGAAACGCCTCATCGCCGAGGGGGAGGGCCGGGCGCTCCCGCACTGGTACCAGCTCACCGCCGAGCAGCAGAAGGCCGAAGACCTCGAGGTCGAACGGTTCCGGCGGGCCATACTCCGGTCCGAGGAGGAGCAGGACCTCGTTGCGAGCTTCAACGCCCCGGCCGCCGAGCAGCCGACCGGCGAGCAGCCGACGGCCGCCGACGAGGCCGCGCCCTGCGACTGCCCCGGCTGCTCCACCCTCCGCGCCCTGAGCGAGCTCACCCGGCAGGTAAAGCGGCTGAAGCTCACCCTCGGCTGGGACGGCGACAGCAGCGGCCAGGGCGCCACCGTGTACGCCTTCAAGCCCGTCCCCCTCACCGCCGAGGAGCGTGCCGCCCTGCAGAAGCGCATCGCGGCGAACCTCGCCCAGTGGGCGGCCGAGAATCCGCTGACCGGCATCCGGCCCTTGCCCGCGGAAAGCTTCACCCTGTCCTGGTCCGACCTGGAGCGCTGGGTCATGCGCACGCAGGCGGCCGCCCCGCGGGTCTTCATCGGCGACCTGTAACAGGATTCGTCCCCGCGACGTATTACAGGGTGCGGCTGGCCCTCCGACCCCGAGATTCTCCTGGGGAAGGCACTCCGGCCACACCCTTTGAAGACCGGGGGCGCCCCTGCTCCACCTCCCCGGAGCGGGGCCGCCCTCGGCACAGACTTCCGGCACGGGTCGCTACCTGGAAGGGTGGAGGTGATCAGTTCGGTTCATTTGGTCCGTGCCGGACCACGCGGCTTGGCCGGCAGCCTGGGCATGGGCTCCGGCCAGGCCGCGACACTAGATCCCCCCGGGCGGCACCTTCCCGCCCATGTCCCGCATGCAGCCCCCGCCCACGAACTTGCGCGTCGCCCCCGAACGCGAGGAGCTGCGGCGCGCACGGAAGCCCGGTGTCATCTCCCGCGACGCTTCCAACGTTGCCGACATCCTGCTGCGCGCCCCCGTCTCGGCACGACGGCACGCCTTCAAGCACGACATCAGCGCCCGCGAGCGGCCGTACGTCATGCGGGAAGTCGAACGGGCCACCGGCTCCATGTACGGGCTCTGGCACGACACGCCCTCCGGCTTCATCGAGGACGTCCTCGGCGAAAGCATCTGGTCCCGCCAGCGCGAGATCGTCGACGCCATCCCGTTCAACAAGCGCATCGCTGTCCCCGCCGGATTTGGCGTCGGTAAAACTTGGATTGCGGGTAGAGCCGTTGCCTGGGCCGGGGCCGTCAACGCACCCGGAACCATGGTCATCGTCACCACGGCGACCAGGTTCCGGCAGGTCCGGAACCAGCTGTGGCCGCACATCCGGAAGACCGTCGCCCGGGCAGGCCTGCCCGGCTACTGCGACACCACCCAGTGGAAAATGCCTGATCAGTGGGGCAATGACGTCATTGTGGCGTACGGCTTCACCGCGCCCGAGAACGACGAAGCGGCCATGCAGGGCATCCACGGCACGCCCAAGCTGCTCATCATCGTTGACGAGGCCGGCGGTATCGCCCGAACCATCGGCAACGGCACGAACAACCTGCTCACCGGTGACGCCCGGATGCTGGCCATCGGCAACCCAGCGATGGACGACCCCAGGTCCTGGTTCGAGGGCTTGTGCGAGGAGGGCGAGGATCCGGAGGAGCGCGGCACCGTCACCATCCCGATCGCCACGTTCGTGTCCCCGGCGATCACCGGGGAGCGCGTCCCCTACTGCAACGACTGCCCGGACGGCGTCCCGCCGCACTCCCTGGCCATCCACCTCCCCGACCAGGAATGGGTGGACCGGACGATCCGCGAGTACGGGCCCGATCACCCGTACGTCATCGCGAAGGTGCACGCCAAGTTCCCCAAGGGCGGAGGCGGTCTCACCATCCCCGTGACCTGGGTCGAGGCCGCGCAGACCAGCGACGACCCGACCGGGCCCGGATGGCGCCGGCTGTGCGACCTCGGCATCGAGACGGAGACCGCCACCCATACGGTGAAGGACGGCGCCTGGGTCCGCCTTGGCGTCGACGTCGCCGCGGACGGTGGCGATGAGTTCGTCATTTCGCGCATCGTCGGCGACGTCATCGAGACCCGCTACTGCTCCTCCGGCACCATCAACGACGACCAGGTCCTCCTCGCCGAGAAGGTCCTCGAGGAGATCAAGGCCGCGCAGCTCGTCGCCAACGCCATCGGCTCCCCGCACGCCGTTCGCGTCAAGGTCGACCAGAACGGCATCGGCCACGGCGTGACCAGCATGCTCAAGCGCTGGGAGAAGACCGGCCGCCACCAGGCGCAGATCGTCGGCGTCATGGTGTCCGAGTCCCCCGAACAGGACGACCCGGGCGCCCAGATGCGGCCGTACCGCAAACGCGACGAGATGTGGCTCGCTACCCGTGGCCTGCTGCAGCCGGACCCCTCGACCGGCCTGGGCCGACTCCGCCTCCGCGTCGACCGGCAGACCGGCATCCAGCTCTCCACCCCGCGCCTCGGCTCCAACGCGGCCGGATACAGCGTCGTCGAGTCGAAGAAGGCGATGAAGCAGCGCGGCATGAAGTCCCCCGACCGCGCCGACGCGGCCCTGCTCACCGTGTACGAGCCGGAGCCGATCAACCCGCCGCGCCGCCGCGGCCTGCTCAATTAGTACGAGGAAGGTGCATCCACGGGCGCCCGGAGCGTGCAAACTCTGTGCCATGACCTTGACGACCGCCCGCCCCCTCAGCGCCAGCGGCGACCCCGTGACGCACGCGGTCGCCCTCCAAGCCGTGCCCAGCCCCGCCCCGGCCCTCCGCCAGCTCGAACGGATCCTCGACACGTTCCGCACCGTCAACCGCGGCAACAAGGACGTCGTCTCGGACTCCCGCATGCAGCAGCTTGAGTGGGTCGCGGGCGAGCTCGCCCTGGCGCTCCCCCTCGGCCTGACCGAGAGCGCCGGCGATTCCCTCGCCAACCTCCTCGCCCCCGAGGCCGTGCACGCGTACCTGCTGTACGGGCGGGGCGGCCACCTGCGCAGCGCGCCGATAGTGGCCACCGACCCGACCAGCTACGACACCTCCGAGCGGATCCGGATCTTCTGCCTCGAGCGGATCGCCGAGCAGGCTCGGCTCCCCTTCGAGGCCCCCGACCTCCCCCCGTGGCGCCTGCGCCCGACCGTCTCCCCCCGCATGGCCAACCTGATCACCGGCCACCTCGAGACCGAAGCCGCCCAGTGGACGGACGTCGACCGGCCCGACGTCATCGTCCGCGGCCTGGCCATGTGGGGCGTCATGCGCGACGTCTGGCCCCGCCTCGCCGAGCTGGAGTCCATGCTCCTCGAAGACCTCACGTTCATCAGCGATACCCCGCGCACCCTCACCCTGATCCGCCAGCCCCAAGGAGGCCTCCGCGGGAAGATGCCCGAGCCGGAGACCTGGGAGCTCAGCGAGGACACCCGCGCCCGGTTGAATGACTGGATCATCCGCCGCTCCAGGCTGACCAGTCGGCTACAGGGCGGCGTGCCGCGGCAACTGTGGCTGTCCGCCCCGCCGAACCCCGACGCCGGCATTCCGATCCTCCGGCGCGGCATCAGCAAGTGGTACAAGAAGGTCGCCGACGCCGTGCAAAAGGAGCAGGACCAGCAGGGCGTCGAGGAGACCGACCTGGTCCCCACCAGGTGGGAAACGATGCGCCGCACTCTCCTCGCGCAGCACCAGGCCGAGGAGAGCACCACCTAGACGGCCCCTGGCGGCCCCCAGGGCGCTGGTACGGTCCCCGCATGGACGTCGACCAGGCCCGTGCCCTCACAGCGCCGCTCACGGCCGCCGAGCGGAAGCAGGTGAAGCTCGCCGCGGCCGCCGCGGGCAAGACCGCCGAGGAGTACCTGCGCGACGGGATCACCACTGCGGGCGACCCGTTCGCGGCCGCCCTCGAACGGGCCGCCGCCACCATCGCCGGTCGCGGCGACGAGGACCGGCACGACTACGCCACGGACTGACCGGGCGCACAGAAGGGCCCGGTACCGACGGGGGTTGCGGTACCGGGCCCTTCTGTGACCACCGTACGCCGCGGCGCCGGGTGGAAGCCGGTGTTCCAGCCGAACTACTCCGGAGCTCCGTCCTGCGCCTCCTGGGCGTGCAGTCCGTTCTCGGCCGTCCGCGCACGGTCCTCCGCGGCGCGCAGCTTGTCTTTCAAGGCGTTCAGCTCGCCGCGCAACCCCTCGATCTGGCTCTCCCGCTTCTCGAGCTTGTCGTTCGTCCGACCGAGCTCGGCCTGCAACCCGGCCTGGACCGTCTCGGCCGCACCCTTTGCCGCCTGCACCATGCCCTCGGCGTCCCGCAGCGCCTGCCGGCCGTTCTCCTCGGCCGTGGCGGCGCGTGCCTCCGCGGCCGAGGCCTTCTCGTTGGCCTCCTCGATCTTGGCCGCTGCGGTGGCCTGCGCCTCCGCGAGCGTTGTGGTCATCTCCGCGACCTGGCGCTCCGCCTTGACCCGGGCCTCCCCCGCGGCGTTCTCCGCGTTGAGGACCTCCTTGGCGGCGCGCTCCCGGATCGCGGAAATCTCGTCGGCTGCGGCCTGGCGAGCGGCGTTGACCTGCGTCTCGGCCGTCTCCCGCGCCTCCTGGACCAGGCGCTCGGCTTCCTGCCGCTTCTCCTCCTGGAGGTTGCGCGCCTCCTGGATGTCGTGCTGGGCCTCCGCAGTGATCCGCTCGGTGTCCTCCTCGAACTGGGCGCGGGCCGCCTCGAGCTCCTTCTGCATCTGCTCCGCGGCCTGGTTGGCGGCATCCTTCTCCTCCTCGGCCGCCACCTTCGCATTCACCGCGGCGATTCTGGCGGTGCGCTCGGTGTCCGCGCGGGCCTGCGCCGTTGCGACCCGGGTGTTGGCCTGGCTCTCCACGGCCATCACCTGGGCCTCGGCCGCCTCCGGGTCGCTGACCGTCTCCAGCAGACTGACGTAGCGCTCGAGAGACTCGGGGAGCTGCTTGAGCAGACGGACGATGTCCTCACGGACGTTGACCGCGTCGGCCGCAGAGTCCGTGACCGGCTTGTCGGTCTCCGGCTCCTCTGCGGCGCCGGCCTGCCTCGCCTGTTTCGCCGCGGCGCTCCGCTCATACCGCCACTTCGCGCCCCCGTTGTGGTCCTCACGCTCACAGAACTTCGGCGCCGGCCCGGGTGTTATCTCGGGTGCGAAATGGGCGTCAGGCATGTGAGGCAAGTAGCTCCCGTGACCCGTGCC